GATGTGTACTGAAAATATTGATATGGTAAAGTTCCAAAAGGGATTAGAATTATTGCCAAAGAACTTGCATTATATATGGTATCCCACTATCGACAATGTACATCCCGATTCGTCCATGAGAAAAAGGATGTATCCATATTTGAAAATAATCAATGAGATATTATCACCACTGTGGTTATCAGCAGGATATTCGAGACCACAGACACCGTTACCAACAACATGGAGCATAATTAGCCAGGAATTTCTACGAAGATTGAATCGTGAAAAGTATGTGAATTGGTCTATGCCTCTATTATTCCCAATATATTGCTATGGTCCCAAAACTAAATGGTGGGAAGATGAACAAGTACCGCATGTGATTAATTCAATCCCATCAGGCGATATTGCTATAATCTATCCGGGATATGTATACTGGTTAGAAAGTTCTAAGAAAATTGTTGATCTAATTAGTCCAGAGAATAAATAAAATGATAAATTCTAGACAAGGAAAAATTTGGGGCTTAACTTCTTGTATATTCAATAGGAATAATGTTGAAATACACAGGATCGAAGCTAAAAAGGGGGGATATTGTTCAACTCATAATCATAAATCTAAGTATAATATATTTTTTGTGGAAAAGGGATTATTAAAAGTTACTATTTTTAGATGGGACGCTGGACAAGAAATAAAAGATGAAATATTATTATCGAAAGGAGAAATGACATCTATATCTCCCGGTATAGACCATATGTTCGAAGCTATTGAAGATACGATTGCATTTGAAATTTATTATGTTGAATTAGACCCTAGCGACATACAAAGAAAAAATGTAGGTGGTATAAAAAATGAAAAAAATCATAAATAAACTAAAATGGTTTATTAAAATATTATTTATAGCAAAAATAAAGAAAAGAATGTATTGTTCATGGGTGCATAAAAAAAGAAGGTGCTATCCACAACTAAAAGGTGGATTTGAAACATGGCATTGTAAGAAATGTTGGCCATGTAACAATGAAATAGATATTCTTTTAGAAACGAGATTATAATGTACAATACCATTATAACTGGTTGTGGTCGTTCTGGTACATCTATGGTTGCAGGATCAATAGCATCGTGTTATAAAAATCTTGGCGGAACTCCACATCAACCAAATGAAGAAAATCCTAAAGGATTTTTTGAGACAAATTTAATAAATAGGATTAATGATTCAATCATAAGTAATTCTCCAGGCCATATATATCCCTTCCAACAATTTCAAGGATGGCTTACTTTATTAGATCCAAACGCAACTTTAGGATTAAAAAATTTCATTCAAAAGGAAATGGCATTAATAACACAAGAAACACCTTTCTCATTCAAGGATCCTCGGTTTTGTTACACGCTAGAAGCGTGGAGACATCTATTAAGTAATACTAAATATATATGCGTATTCCGTCATCCGATCGAAACCATATCTAGTCTAATTGGTCATGCTCAAAGAGCACCTTATCTTAAGGGATTAGTATTAACCGAAGAATATTGTAATAAATTATGGAATACGATGTATAAATGGATTTTACAGCGACAATCCAAACACGGCGAATGGTTATTTATTCATAGAAATCAAGCCATGATTAAAGAGGGACTGGAAAAAATTGACAAATTCCTAGAAATAGAGACCGATAAAACCTTTCCTGATCAGGCTTTAATTAGATATAAAAAAGAAAATATAAATAAAAATTTATCAGAAGAAACGTATATTATTTATGAGGAACTTTGTAAAAGGGCAGAATATTTAGAAGTATTGAAATAAATATGGCTCCAAAGAATAATAATAATGGATTCAAGCACGGACATAACAGAAAAAATAAAAGATCAGGGACATATATTTCATGGGACAGTATGATACAAAGATGCAATAATCCCAGTAATTCTGCTTATAAAAATTATGGCGGTCGAGGAATAAAAGTATGTAAAAGGTGGTTAAAATTTGAAAATTTCTTAGAAGATATGGGGAATCGCCCGATCGGGAAAACGCTCAATCGTATAGATAATAATAAAGAATATTCTTCCGAAAATTGCAAATGGTCAACTATAAAAGAACAACAAAGAAATATGAGAAATAATCATTTTATCAGATATAATAATAAAGAACAATGCATTTCCGCTTTAGCGGAAGAATACGATATCAATCCACAAGTTTTATGTGGCAGATTGAAATTGGGGTGGCCAATAAAAAAGGCATTAATCACACCAATTGAAAAATATAGAAAGAAATGAGATAATGAAAGAAATTAAACAATTTCAACCATATATAAAAAGAAAATATGCGAAAAAAGTTTATAAAAATATAATAAGTGGTAATTTAGGACCAGGTATTCAAACAAAATTAGTCGAAGAAAAAATAGAACAAATTAATAACATTAAAAATTGTATATGTGTAAATAGTGGTACAAGCGCATTAATGGTCGCCATCAAAAGTTTGAATTTAAAATCCGCATCAACCATATTAGCTCCAGCATATAGTTTTCTGGCTGCACACAATGCGGCCCGATTTTTAGGATATAAAATAAAATTAGTAGATATAAACCCATATACTCTTTGTTTGGATCCAAACAAATTAAAATGGAATAAAAATATAAGTTGCGCAATTTTCATTAATCATAATGGATATAATGGCTCCGATTTGCAATTAACAAAACAATTTTGCGTAGAGCATAAAATTCCAATGATAGAAGATTCGGCACAATGTTTAGCAATTAATCATACTGGACAAATAGGCGATATTGCGATTATATCATTTTCGGTCCCGAAATTGGCCACTTCTTCTCAAGGGGGGGCGATTATTACAAATAATAATAAATTAGCAGAAAAATGTAGGAATTTAATAGACCACGGAGGTCAGGGATGGAGATGGGATAGAACCCACAAGGGCATTGGTCTAAATTTAAGATTTAATGATATTGTTGCTTCATATCTACTTCCACAACTTCAGGATATAAAATATTTGTTATATAAAAGATTGTCAATTTGCCAAGAATATAATAAATACATAAAAATAGAAGGATTTGATGGTTCGCAATATTCTAATGAAACTCCTTGGATGGTTATATATAGAACAAAGAAAGCCGATGAAATAATACAAGAATTAAAAAAGAATAAAATAGAAGCTGTTAAATATTATAAATGTATATCAGATAATCCTCCATATAAAACAAAATCGAAATTTCCTGTAGCAGAACAAATGGCTAATCAACTTGTATATTTACCATCATCATTAAATTTAAGAGAAAAAGATATTAAGAGAATATGTAGAATAATTAAAAATATAGAAGATAAGAAACAAAATATATAGGAAATATAGAATGGATAAAAAAAGAGCGTTAATAACAGGTATTTCTGGACAAGATGGAAGCTGGCTCGCGGAATATCTTTTAAATCTAGATTATGATGTTTTTGGAATTATTAGGAGACATTCTGTATCCGAGAATCAGGATAGTAGGATTGCACATATATCTGGTTTAATAAATCTAGAATATGGTGATTTATTAGATATATCATCTTTAGAAAGAATTGTTAAATTATCACAACCGGATGAAATTTATTCGTTAGCTAGTCAGTCTCATGTTAAGACGGGATCAGAAATCCCACTATACACAACCCAAACTAATACAGTAGGAATAGCTAATCTTTTAGAAACATATAGAAAATTTGCTCCAAAAGCTAGATTTCTTCAAGCTAGTTCCAGCGAGATGTTCGGAAATTGTTTTGATGAAGATGGTTTCCAAAGAGAAAGCACACCAATGCATCCAGTTAGTGTTTACGGATGTACTAAGTTATTTGGGTATAGCATGACAAGGTATTATCGCCGAGGTTTCGATCTTTTTATATGTAATTCAATATGTTTTAACCACGAAGGAAGTAGACGCGGCGCAAATTTCGTTACCCAAAAGATAGTTAAAGGAGCAGTTGAAATTAGTCTTGGATTAAGTGACAAATTAATTTTAGGTAATTTAAGAGCAAGTAGAGATTGGTCTGACGCAAGAGATATGATTAGAGCAATGCATATGATTATAAATCATAATCATCCCGATGATTTTGTCGTTTCTAGCATGGAAACACATTCTATTGAAGAATTTTGTGATATTGTATTCCGTAAATTAAATATGAATTATAAAGATTACATAGAAATTGATGCAAAATTTTATCGTCCAGAAGAATTAAAAATGCTTAAGGGCGATAGCACAAAAATTAGAACAGAATTAAAATGGATACCTAAATATAATTTTGAACAATTGATTGATTCTATGATAGAATCTATGCAAAATAAATTATCTAATGGAACTAAAAATGTTAGAAAATGAAATATGGAAACCAATAATAGGTTATGAAAGATTATATGAAATATCAAATTTAATGCATATAAAATCTTTTAATTATAGAAAAAAAATAGATTCAAAAATAATTCCACAAATTATAGATATGATTAATAATAAAATATCGGGGAAAATAATATCGGAGAAATTTAAAATCAGTCAAATAACTATATCAAAGATACGAAAAAACAAAGAAAAATATTTGAACATTCGAACAATATTAAAACCAAGAATTGATAATAACGGATATTTATATGTAGATTTATATAAAAATAAAATATATAAAAGATTTCGTGTCCACGAATTAATGTTATTGCATTTCGTGGGTCCAAAACCATTCCCGAAAGCCGTATGTAGACATTTAGATGGAAATCCTACAAATAGTCTACCATATAATATTGCATGGGGAACAATGTCAGAAAACTCTTGTGATTCAATTAAACATGGAACGAGATATCAACCAAATAATAATGGTACTAAGAATGGTTTATCAAAATTAAATGATAATAAAGTTAAAGAAATAAGAAAATTATATTCCGAAGGAATATCACAAAAAGAATTGTCTATCAGATTTAATGTTGGAATAACTACTATTTGTTCCGTTGTAAATTATAAAACATGGAAACATATTAAGGAAAAATAATATGCCAGAATATATATATTCAAAAATTAAACCAGAATTATTGCTTCATATTATTAATAGAAAAGAAGATATTTCAGATAAAAGAAATGATTTAATTCCAAAAGACAATTTTCTTCAATTGGCTACATTTGAACTCGAAAAAGGGAAAACTTTTCGTCCACATAAACATATTTTACAAGATAATACTGAAACTAAAAGAATAGCACAAGAATCCTGGATATGCCTACAAGGAAGCTTTGAGGCTATTTTATACGATATAGATAATACAATATTACAAGAAGTAATTTTAAGAGCAGGCGATTGTAGTATTACATTATTTGGTGGACATAATTACAGATGCTTAGAAGATGATACATTAATATTAGAAACAAAAACGGGTCCATATAATGGTGTTGAACAAGATAAGGTATTTATATAATGCCAAAAAATAATGAAATTATACAATATGGCATGACTGGTTCTGGGAGTACTTTTGTATGGCAAATATTAAATCATCTTTTCAAACCAAGAGTAATCAAGACACATACATATTTTACAAAAGGAAACTCGCCAGTAATTGTTACATATAGAGATTTTAGAAGTTTTTTCACGACAATGATACGAAGAGATGCATGGAAACCAATAATAGAAAATATAGATATAATATATAAACGACACTTTTTGCCACAATATAAAGAAATGACAAAATATCAAAATAATAAAAATTTAAAAATATTATGGTTAAGATATAGGGATTTTATAAAAGATAAGGATTATTTATTTAATCAATTTGAACGATTCTTTGATATTAATATAGACGAAGAACAAAGAAAATATTTATTAAAAGAATACTCGATGAAAAGTAACGAAAAAAGATCAGATGCTTTAGGTGATAAAAATTGTAATAAGGAATATCTCATTTATAAAAATCATGTTGGTAATGGTAATATATTTTCTTGGAAAAAGTTACCTATAAAAATACAAAGATATCTAGAACAATTATTAGATAATGAATTATTAGAATGGGGATTTATATAATGGGATGCGACGATGATTTTAATAGAGAAAGCTGGGCCAGCCATTTGAAATCAGAAAAAATTAATAAATGGCAATTTACTAAACGATTAGATGGACGATTAGAGTGGGTTTGTGAACACGGCGTAGGACATGGTAATCATATACATGGATGTTGTGAAAATCATTGTTGCTCTAGAGAAGATTATCCGGGAAAACAGATTAAACTTCACATAGGCCCTGGGAAAAGAAATTGGCCGGGATGGATTAATATAGATATAGCAAATTTTCCGCATATTCATTATCACGATATTAAAAGACTTCCATTCAAGGATAATTCTGTAGATTTAATTTATTCTTCGCATATGATCCCATATTTTGACAGAGAAGAAATCATCCCTATTTTGCAGGAATGGAAAAGAATATTAAAGCCATCTGGGATATTAAGGTTGGCAGTCACAAACTTTGAGATGGTTGTTAAGCTATATAATTCTGATAGATATAAATTACAGTCTTTCTTGGGTCCGTTGTTTGGGCGAATAGATGTAAATGGAGATAAGATATACCACAAAACAGTTTATGATTACGACTCTCTTAAGAAATTATTAGAGGATTGCGGATTTAGTAATGTAAGATGGTGGGACTGGAAACAAGTTGATCATGGTAAATGGGACGACCATTCACAAGCATTCCTTCCAAAAATGGATAAAGAGAATGGATTTTTAATAAGTTTAAATATGGAAGGTGAAAAATAAATGATCTATATCACAACCATACACGAACAAAACATTAAAAAAAGAAATGACCAAGACGGTGCGGCGGGACATTTTGCACTAGCTTGGTTGGTCGGGCCAGTTTTAGCTCAACAATATGGTCTACGATATATATATAATCCAGTAATTCCAGAATATATGGGAACAAATTGGAATAATTTTCTAGGATTTGATAAAATAGTTCCATCTAAATTAAATAGTAGGGGCGTCACACATTATAGTATAGACAATATCGCAAATTATAAAATAATAGAATTACCGAAATTTTCCTTTCCTGCTAATACAGATAATTTTAAATCTATTATTCATAAATATAAATATTCTTCCATTACCGAAGATGAAAACATAATATTAAGAACATCACCTGGTCAAAGTTTAGGAATGAGTTGGTTATACTGGTTGAACAATGACTTAAGAGAGAAATATGATGCGGCGCGTTTGGAAAATCCTGTTAGCCTTGATTGTGATTCAAATATTATTAATGTAGTTTGCCATATTCGCAAGGGCGATATTAATCCCGTAGATCAACCAGAAAGATGGATAACAGATAAGCAATATAGACATTTATTAGAAAATATTTGTTTGACCATGGATAGAAGATATATACAAAATAAAGTAAGAATACATATATGCTCAGAAGGAGATATAAAAGATTTCCACGAGCTTGGAAAAGATGCCATGTTTGGCGGTATCTTATCATTTCATTTAAATGAATCGCCGTATATTACGTTTCATAGAATGGTTATGGCAGATGTATTGGTAAATGCAAAGAGCGCATTTTCTGTATTGGCAGCATATTTAAATAAGGGTATAAAATTAGTGATTCCTTTTTCTATTTATTTAGACCATAGTTTTCCTAAAAACGATAATTTTAAAGATTTAATATCAGTTGATAATAATATGGATTTTAGTAAAGAGAAATTGATAAATACTTTGAGTGAGACAAAAATATGAATGAAGAAATGGTAACAATAACGAAAAAAGAATATGATAATATGAAAAAAGAAATTCGTTTCCTAGAAGCATTAAGAACAGTAGGAGTAGATAATTGGGAAGGTTACGACCTAGCAAAGGATTTATTAATAGAAAATGAGGAACGATATCCAGAACAAAGAAGATAAATTGAAAGATATTATATGGAATATGTTAAACCAGAATTAGCCTTTTTTAATCAATGTATAGAAATTTTCGGCGAAAAACCATTCGTATATCCATGTTATCCATCTAATGAAAAGGATATTTATATATTCGATACAAAACCATATATAATAAAAACAGAAGGATCTAATATTCATTTGCCCATGTTTGAATTATGTGCAATAGTTGAAACTAAGGATATTATATCAGATAAAGAAGATATTACCAATTATTTATCCAAAAAAATTATATCTATGATTTTTAATGGATTGCAAACATATGACATTGACAAATTTCATAAAATAGAAAATTTAAAAATACCAATATTAAACGGGATAATAATTGATAAGACTGAAAAAGATACTTATGGATTTATTAATTTATGTATAGGATATTTTAGTGAATAAATATATAACAGTAAATCCTAATCCAAAAAATGCTTGGAGAGGAATAGGGCATCAATTTCTTTGTTTCCTTACGTCATATATCTTATCTAAAAAATACAATCTTAAATTTATATGGCAACCGTTTGCTGGAGATAATGATGGTACGTGGGCTTCAAAAAAATCTAATGCATTCCAAATTGATCGACCAGTAAAGTTATGGAATAATTTTTTAAATTTTGGACAAAATGAATTAACATTAAATGATTTGTCAAAAAATCTAATCCATAAAATACAATTGCCATATATAGAACAAGCTAAATGGGACAATCTAGAATTTAAATATTTATTAGGATCAGATTTGAGTACAATGGATAAACCAAATGTGCTATATCAAATAAGTGAATTATCAGATGGACAATTTTTCCACATAGATTGGGATATATTTAATAACAACATATTAAGAAATAAATATCACCTAGCTAAGTCAAAACAACCACAAACAATTAACTATCTTGATAGATCATTTATAAATATAGCCCTACATAGAAGAGCGGGCGACGTATCTAGGAATACACAATTTAATAGATGGAAAGAAATAGATTATTATATAAGAATAATTAATAATATAAATAAAATAAAATTTGATAAAGAACATATAATACATATATATTCATACGACATAGACGAAGAGGAGATAGAATTACTAAGTGGTTGTCGTAACGTTAAATTTCATATAAATGAAAACACTTTTGATACATTTCACAACATGGTCAATTGTGATGTATTAATAAATGGACAGTCCTCGTTTTCTGTGCTTGCGGCTTATCTGTCATACGGGATTAAACTTTGTACTCCATGGGGGATTCACTGGAATGATTTTCCAGAACAAAACGATTTAATTATTATAAATCAAAACGGATCATTCGATCAAGACAAATTATTAAAAGTTATTGGGGATGGCGTTTATATATGAGTGAAATAAAAAGCTTTATAGATATAGAGGGATGGTTTTCTAACGAAGATGCAAAATTCATTCAAGATATATGTTCTCATGTAAAACAGGGAACTATAATTGAAATTGGGTGCTTCAAAGGGCGCAGTACGGCATCATGGATTAAAACAGCAATCAGAAATCATAACGAAGTTTATATTATAGACAATTTCTTTGGTGGAATCAACGCAGAAACAGAAGCCTCAAAGATTCAGAGAAAAGATGGAAATAAAATAAAAGAAATTTTCATCGAGAATATGGAACAATTAGGAGTACATCGTTCTGATTATCATTTATATCATTGCAATAGTATTGATGCAATAAAATATTTTAAAGATAATTCTATAGATATGGTGTTCGTGGACTCTGATCATGCTTATGAATCGGTCGTATCTGATATTAAAAATTGGTGGCCCAAAATTATAAAAAACGGAATTTTGAGTGGCCATGACTATAACAACCTGGATGTTAAAAGAGCGGTTAATGAATTCGCTTTAAAAAATAATTTAAAAGTATCTATGGGTGGTAATTGTTGGAAAATAAATAAATGAATGATTTAAGTAAAGAAATTTGGAAATCCGTTATTGGATATGAGGGCTTGTATGAAGTTTCTAATTTAGGTAGAATTAAATCATTACCTAAAAAACAACAGAGAAATACTATAATATTACGACCCGTAAAGTATAGTAAATATAACCATTTAATAGTATGTCTAGTAAATGATAAGATTAGAAAAATGCATACTATTCACAAACTCGTATTGAATGCATTTATTGGTCCACGCCCTTCCGGCATGGAATGCAGGCATTTGGATAGCAATGCTCGGAACAATACATTAGAAAATTTAAAATGGGGAACGCCAAAAGAAAACTGTTTAGATAGAATAAAGCTTAATAGACAGTATGTGTTTGATGTTAAAAATTCTATAGGTTCTAAAAATATAAAGGCTAAATTAAACGAATGGCAAGTTAGAATTATAAAAAGATTACTTGAAAATAAAAAATTAATATATAAAGAAATATCAGAAATATTTAATATAAGTATATGTACCATTAGAGACATAGACAAGAAAAGGACTTGGATATATCTATAATGAATCGACATGATCCGAAACATAAAGACGAAATATTTGATAAATTTTTATCAATAATAAAAAGCAATAATTATAAAAATATATTAGATATTGGTCCTGGAGATGGTATTGAATCTAAAAAGCTTTTAGATAATGGATTTAATGTTATCGCAGTTGGCGCAGATTGTAATAATAAAATAAAACAATTATCAAAAGATTATAATAATTTTTTATTCGTTAATTTTGATCTTAATTATGGCATTCCATTAAATTCGTTTTTGGAAGAAGGGTTCGACGGAATATGGATGTCGCATTGTTTGGAGCATTTAAATAATCCATTTGATTTCCTACAAACTTGTCATGAAAATTTAAAAGAAAGTGGTATATTATGTGTAATTGTTCCTGAATATAAAGATTTAATCGTTGATCAGCATATATTTACTGGTTGGAATGTTGGCCATTTAATGAATTTATTATTTAGAACTGGATTTAATATAAAAGATGGAAAATATAGAACAGCCGGATATAATGTAGCAGCAATAGTAAAAAAAGATTCAAACAAAGAAATAATTGGTAGTTGTGGTAATACAATTAATATAGATCCAATATGGCTAAGAAAATATGCAGATAATTTTCCAGAATCAATAAAGAAAGAAATCATAAGAAATGGATCTGAGACAAGCTTTTTCAATGGCGCTATAGGATCTTTGAACTGGTAACAATAAATGAAAAAAATTAAATTTTCATCATGTTCTTGCGAGATAGAAAAAGGTAATTTCGATATAAGAAATATCCCCCTCGATTGTTCCGCCACATGGAATCTCATATCGACAGGATATACACAGGGAGTTTTCCAATTAGAAACTAAATTAGGTCAAGACTGGTCTAGGAAAGTAAAACCACAATCAATAGAAGAACTTGCTGCGGTAATTTCGATAATAAGACCAGGATGCCTCGAAGCCGGTATAAGTGATGAATATATACAAAACAAATTTAATCCAGACTGTATAACGTATATTCATAAGGCATTGAAACCAATACTAGAGTCTACATATGGATGTATGATATATCAGGAACAGGCATTAAAAATAGCATCAGAAATAGCTGGATTTACACTAGAAGAAGCTGATGATCTAAGAAAAGCTATTGGTAAAAAAATTCCAGAATTAATGTCCTCCTTAAAACAAAAATTTATAAACGGTGCCGAAAAAAGTGGAATAGTACCGAGAGGAATAGCTGAAGAAATATTTGGGTGGATAGAAAAAAGTCAAAGATATGGTTTTAATAAGTCACATTCGATAGCTTATGCTTACACCGGATACCAAACGGGTTATTTAAAGTGCCATTTTCCACATGAATTTTTTACAAGCTTTTTAACGTATTCAAGTTATAAGGGAGATCCAAAAGAGGAAATATATAAGTTGGTTCAAGACGCTAGGTTGTTCGGAATAAATATCTTACCACCAGATATAAGAAAATTGAATGTACATTTTAAGATTATAGACGATTCAATAAGTTTTGGCTTGTCCCATATAAGAAGCGTTGGACAAAATGCTATTAAAACTATACTAAAGAATCAAGACAATTTTAATAAATGGTCCGATTTTTTATGTTCAATACCAGAACTACATAGGGATGTTGGGATAGCTTTAATTAAATCCGGAGCATGTGATTGTTATAAAATGTCACGAATAGATATGATTAAAGAATTAGAAGCTATTCTTGGCACTACATCGCGCAACGAGAATGATAAAAAAATAGAGATAAGAGGTTTAACACAAAAAGAAAAAGATTATTTTTTCGATAAAATAAAATCTAGTAATTTATCTGCTGTGGATGTTTTGGAGGAAATGGTTAATATTTACAATAATCAAAAACCATCATTAAAACAAATGTCCAAAGATGAATTACAAAAACTAACTTTCGAATTTTTCGATGGTGGTATTAATATAGAAAAAGGAACTAAATCACAATTAATAAATTCTTTAATAGAAAATGGATATAAAGAAATAAAATCCGTTATAAGTAATGAAAAAAGAAGAGATATAATAATTGAAAAAATTAAAGCTTTAAAAATTCATGAAAATGATACAAATACTGGCAACGCTATGGCCGAAAAACATTTTCTTGGAATATCTCTTTCTTGTTCAGAAGCTGATGACGCCGATAGTAGTGACGCTAATCATAATTGTATAGATATAGCTAAATCGGGTAATAACGGCAATATTAAAGTTTGTGCTATAATAGATAACGTAAAGCACACAAAAACAAAGAAAGGTAAAAATCCAGGATCGCCAATGTGTTTCTTAACAATATCCGATTCAACATACTCCATTGATCATGCCGTTGTATTTCCAGATAGTTATGAAATATTAAAAAGTTTTTGTAAAGAAAATGTCGTAGCTCTTATAACTGGTTATAAGAAGAACGGAAGTTTTATTGTGAACGATATTGTGAAGTTGCTATAGAAAGGAAAATCATGGCTAATTTACGTTGTTTTGGTGTTGGTGTTTGTACTGCTGATCCAGAAGTAAGACAGGTCGGGAAAACCACTGTTTGTGTTGTTAATATGGTTTTTAAGAGAAATTTCAAAGATGCGAATGGTGAATGGCAAGAAAAACCAAGTTTCTTTAAGGTTCAATGTTGGGGCGACAAGGGTAATAAATTAGCAGAATCAGTTAAAAAGGGCAATAAGGTTTTTTGCGAAGGTGAAGTAGTACAAGAATCATGGGAAACGAAAGAGGGTGAAAAAAGAACATCTTATACGTTAGAATTAAAAGATTTCTCTTTATGTGTTTCTAATCATAGCCGAGAAGGTGAAGCAAATATTTCTGTCAATAAAAAACCACCTGTTAAAGATATAAAGAAAAAGGTACAAGCACCAGTAAGTGTACCAGTTAATGACGAAGCAGATGATGACGATGAATTGCCATTCTAGTGAAATAAAAAATATTATATATTTCCTAGCTAATCAAGCGGCTAAAAGATATAGGAATAGCTATAATACTAAAGAAGATTATATACAGATAGGTTTTATATCCTTTTTAAAAGCACAACAAAAATGGAAAAATAAAAATGGTAATTTTCTATCATATGCTTTTATTATAATATCAAGAGATATAAATAGGGAGGCTATAAAATCTACTAGTATTTTTTCCGCAACGTTTGATATTAAGAAAATTATAAACCAGATATCATTTTTAAAATCAAATAATCATAGTGATGAAGAAATAATAAGTATATTGAACATTGATAATAATGAATTTCATTTACTAGAAAATATGATGTCAACTAACGATCATGATAAATTAAATAATATAGGATGTGAGAATAGTTATAGTTTAATAAACGACTTATTTTCATTAAAAAATCTTACCGATGACGATAAAATTAATATATATAAACAAATATACCGTGATAAATCTGGAATGAATACTAATAAAAAATGGAGAAATTTTCAAAAAACAAAACAAAAAATCTTAGAGAGTGGTTATTTTGAATAGAAAACCTAGAATATTATTTGTTGGCGAGGCAAGCTTCTTGGCGACCGGATTTGCCACGTATTGGAATGAAGTAATTAAAAGATTATATGATACTAATAAATTCGATATAGCAGAAATTGGAGCATATGCCCACGCCGACGATTCCAGAAACCAAGGTGTTCTATGGAAATTTTATCCAGCCGCGCCCCCACGTAATAACCAAAAGGCTATGCAAATATATAATTCAAAACCAACATATCAATTCGGAGAAATGATATTTGATGATGTTTGTTTAGAATATAAACCGGATTACGTTCTCGCAATACGCGACTGGTGGATGGATGAATTTATATTAAGATCTCCTTATAGAAAATATTTTACCTATCTCTGGTTATTAACAATCGACGGAATTCCTCAGCGAGATTTATGGTTAGAATCATATAAGCAATGTGATGGATGTTTAACATATTCACAATGGGGTATGGATGTAATGAAAAAAACTGGCCTACCGGAAACCGACATGATTACGGTTGCTTCTCCTGGGGCAGATTTAGATGTATTCAAGCCAGTACCGGATAAAAAGGCGCATAAGGCTAAAATGGGTATTGATCCTAACGCAATTATAATTGGCACTGTTATGAGGAACCAGCAGAGAAAATTATATTATGATCTTATTGAAGCATTTTCTATATGGATACAAAAGGCCAAATCAGAAGGCAAACAAGATTTAATTAATAAAACATTTTTATATTTACATACAAGTTATCCAGACCAGGGATATGATATAGCTAAGGCTATAAAAGAATTTAAAATTGGAAATCGAGTAGTTATGACTTATATGTGTCCAAAATGTCAGATAGCTTATCCATCGTTTTTTGCTGGAGAATTGACACATTGTAGAAAATGTAAAGAATTATGTGCCCATACCCCCAATGCTGGAAGTTCTTGTTCACGAGAAATGCTGGCAGCGATAATGAATTGTTTTGATTTATATGTACAATATAGTGTATGCCTAGGGAAAGATGAAGAAATATCGACAAAAAATGGATGGAAAAAAATATCTGAAATAGAAATAGGGGAAGAGGTTTTTACCCATAAACATAGATATAAGAAAGTATTGGATAAATTTATTACTCCAAATGAAGGAAATATTAGAGAGATTTCGATTCATTCCGATTATGAAAAACTCGTTATAACAGATAATCATCCATGTTATGCGATAACAAAAGATATGTTGTCTCAAAAGAATAGACAAACGACAAGAGAACAATTGGGAAACAGAATAAGAAATAACATAAATATACCAGATCCTTCGTGGATAGAAGTTAAGAATTTAAAAGCTAATGATTGTTTAGTTTATTGTATAGATGATTCTGTGATAGATATCGAAAAAATAGATTTGAAAGAATTCGCAAAAGAAAATGATGTCGTACTAGATAATTATATCGAAATACACAAAGGAGATATATATCCACGATATATCAATATAAATGAAGAATTTTGCGAATTTTTAGGATTATTTGTTGCGGATGGACATTCTAATATATCTAAAAGTAAACAAATTCAAATCACCTATGCAGACCACGAACAATATAATGAGAATTTATGTTCAAGTATTTGGAATAAATTATCTGATAAACAAACAACTATTTCTACTTATTATGATAGAAAAGCTAGAGACTCCAAAATGTGTTCAAGAATACATAATGAAATTTTTGATCAATGGTGTTCTAGGAAAGAAAATAAAAAATTACCAGATTGGGCATTAAGTTTACCTAATAATAAAACTAGAGCAATATTAAAAGGATTATTTATCGGAGATGGATATTATAACGGAAATAGATATGGTCTAAAAACATCTATTTATGTAACAATTTCAAAAACATTAGCTGATCAAATTAAACATTTATTGAGAAGAAACAGAATTAATTTTAATGTACATATAGACTATAGATTAAAATCAAAAGATAAGAAAAATAGAAAACCACAATATAGATTTGAAGTTCCTGGAAATATCTCTGAACATGAGTTTATAGATCAAAGATCAAGTACACATAATTTATATTACAAAAATTATCATATTATTAAAATCAAAGAAATCAAAGATTCAAATTATTCCGAAGATATATATAATATAGAAGTAGAGGATGACAATTCATATAAAACCAAGATCTCTGTTTTACATAACTGTGAAGGTTTTGGGATGCCTCTGTTAGACGCACAAGCTTGTGGTATTCCAACTATGGCTGTTCGTTATTCTGCTATGGAAGATCATTTAAGATGCCCAACAAGTATCCCCATAGAAGTAGGAAGATTTTTTTATGAAGGTGTAACACAGACAGAACAAAAAAGAGCTTTACCAGATAATAGAGATTTTGTTAATAAATTACATAATTTTTTGAAATTATCTGATGAAAAAAGAAAAGAATTAAGTATTAAAACAAGACAATATATTGAAGAATTATCTCCGGTATACGGCCAGAAAGAAATGTTACCACGAGGCGGATGGGAAAGAACCGCCAAAATATGGGAAAATGTTATAGACGAAATTAAATTAAAAGATATTTCTATGACATGGACAAATCCGGAACCAAGATTAAATAATTTAAACATTCCATCTATTCCTAACAATTTAAATAATCACGAATTTGTTAAATGGATTATAAAAAATATGTGGAAAAGACCAGATATGACAAATACAAAATTCGCAGAAGGATGGATAAGATCATTAAACACTGGTTTTCATATGGATGGACATAATAAAGTTACATTCGATAGAAATAGTTTGGTAAATTATTTTATAAATATGATGAAACATGAAAATATGATGGAAATGAAAAGAATTAATAGTTTGAAAGAGATAAATAAAAATTCATTATCTATGGTGGAGGTGTGACATAATTAGATTTATTGATTTAACTGGTAAAAGATTTGGAAGATTAGTGGTTATTAAATATATTGGTAACGACAAGTATTTGCACTCACAATGGTTGTGTAAATGTGATTGTGGTAAAGAAAAAATAATTTTGGGGACTAGTCTAGTCAAGAAAAGAACAAAAAGTTGTGGATGTTTGAAACTCAAGCATGGATATAGGATGAAAAATAAAAATCAGAAAACATATAATGCATGGCATAGTATGATACAAAGATGCGATAATACAAATCATAGATGCCGCAAAAATTATGGAGGAAGGGGGATTGCTGTATGTGGAAGATGGCTTTCGTATGATGATGGGTTTTTAAATTTTTTACACGATATGGGTGAATGTCCACAAGGATATCAATTAGATAGAATAAATAACAATCTTGGATATTTTAAAGAGAATTGTAGATGGACCACACCAAAAATAAATAGTAGAAACAAAAGGAATAACCGTATCATAAAATATAATGATAAAGAACAATGCATAGCTTCGTTGGCAGATGAACATAATATTCCATATAGAATATTACAAAGAAGAATTGGCGATGGATGGTCTATAGAAAGAGCCGTAACAACACCCGCCAATGTCAACAGAAAGAAAAATTAATGAAAATAGCCTATATTTCTGTCTATAGAGATGGTACGGGGTATTCTAATGCCGCCATAAACAACATATTGTCGATAGAAAAAATGGGGATAAATATAGTCTGTAGGCCGATATCATTATCTAGCACTATAAACCAAGATCAATGCGTTGTTAAAGATCTTGAAGATAAAGATTTAAACAATATTACGCATATAATCCAGCATGTTTTACCCCATATGTTCGAATATAAATCAGGTGTTAAAAACATAGGTTATCTAGATTGGGAAACAGATAATATTCTACGATCCAACTGGGCTAATTGTTGCAATTTAATGGATGCAATCTTTGTGCCATGCGAGGCAAACAAACAGGCTTTAATAAATAGCGGAGTAAAGTCTAAAATATTTATTATCCCTCACGCATGTAATCACGAAAGATTCAAAGTAAAACAAGATAAAATAAATCTTGGTGTACATAAAAATAAATGCATATTTTATAATATTGGCGAATTAAACAAAAGGAAAAATCTCCCCGGATTAATTAGGGCTTATTATAGCGCTTTTAGTAGTAGGGATGATGTTGTTCTCGTTGTGAAAACAAACATGCCGGGGAAAACACCAGAGGAAGTGCAGAATGAAATAAAAACAATGTGCGCGGATATTAGAAAATATGTACATATTTATCCGCAAGATTCTAAATATCCTCCAATTTTAATGATATCAAATAGATTAAATAATCAAGAATTAGACAAACTTCATGCGACTGGTGATATATTCGTATCGCTAAGCAAAGGAGAAGGATGGAATATTCCAGCCCACGATGCCATGTGCTGGGGAAATATCCCAATTTTAAGTTCGACAGGGGGACATATAACAATAACACAATCAAATAACGATTACTTAGTGAGTGGAACAGAAACTCCATGCTTCGGTGTTGTAGATGGCTTTAATGATTTGTACACAGGGAAAGAATTCTGGTTTGAGGCAGACCTCAAAGACGCAATAAATAAAATGAAATCATTCTATAAACATTGGCATAATAATATATTGTTTTCTAATATCAGAGAAAATGTAAGGAAAATAGGGTTAACTTTTGATTATAATTATGTGGGCGGACTAATTAAAAGAGCTATAGAAGAGATATAATATGCCATCAATTTTTGGATCACTAATAAGAGCAATTAACAAAAAAGATAATAAATTAAATATACTTTGTATAAATAACGATGAACCATTTCAATATTCTTTGGCTAAAACTGGCCATAATTTCTATTATCTGTCAATACAACAATTAAGGAATTGGGATCAAAGAATTAGACCAATACCGCATAATGTCTATATGTTAAATGGAAATGATTTAAATATACAATTAAGTATTGATCTAAACTTTGATATTATTTTATGTCAAAACAGAATAGAACAATATAGCACTCTATCACAAATATCCAGACAATTAAGTTGTCCTATTATTATGGCTGAAAATTCATTATCGTATCCAGGGACTAATCCATTTTATCTTGAATCACTCGCCGACCAAAAATATAATCTCACTATTTTTAATTTTGATTTTATTTGTAAATCATGGGGATTCGATCAGCAAGACATAAAAGTTAAAATAATACCACCTGGTATTGATACGGATCTATTTATTGATTGGTCGGGCAAAGATAATATACCATTAACGGTAGCAAGAAGATATAGAGAAAAGAATAAATCAACTGGATTTGAACTATTTACTAAGATAAATAATAAAATTAAGATTAAATGTATTGGCGATTCGCCCGGCATTTCATTACCAACAAAAGATTTAAGTGAATTGGTTAGATTATATCAGAATTGTTCTATGTATATAAATACCTCTAGCTGGCAATCTTGTCCATTGGCTTTATTAGAGGCTATGTCAACCGGATGTCCTGTTATTAGTACTTCTACTACTGTGATACCAGAGATTATTAAAAATGGTAATAACGGATTTATAAGCAACGACGAAAACGAAATAATAAAAGAAATGAAAATAATTATAGAGAATAAAATATTAGCTAAAGAAATCGGAATAAAAGCTAGAGAAACAATAAAAAATAATTTTAATGAAAATAGTTTTATATCTAAATGGAATGATGTTTTTAGTAATGTTGTTGGTAAACCTTGTGAATTAATTGTAGGATAATAAAAATGAGAATAAATCTTGGTTGTGGTTATGATATAAGAAATGGATATATTAATATAGATATTAATAAAAAAGATCTACCCGATAATTTATATAAACAAGGTGATATGGAAAATCTGGATTGGCTAACGGACGACAATACAATTGAAGAAATTCTAGCTCTTAATATATTACAATATATAGATCCAAATAGTTTAGATAAATCTTTCGAAAACTGGTACAAAAAATTAATAAATGGCGGTGTAATAAAAATATATCTACCAGATACATATTGTGTCGCAAAAGCGCTATCACAAGATCAAATTAGTATGAGTGAATTTCAAAAAATAATTCTTGGAACAAAAGAACAGAACGATATTAAAAGTTCTGTATTAGATCTTCCGTCGCTTAAAAATTTGTTATTAAAAAATAAGTTTAGTATAAATATTCAAAGATACGAAGGTATGATGATGTATTTAGAGGGTATTAAATAGTGTCTGATAAATTTTTTACAAAATGCCAAGATTGCTGCTTTAACAAGGATAATTCTTGTCAAGTAAATTTATTTACTATAAAAAATGATAATAATGAAATAATTGCTCCAGGAATATGTAAGTACAAAAGAGATAAAGAATGGATAAATCGTAATAATTATCAACAGTTAACTGTTAATGAATTGATAGATAAAATTAATTCATATTTTCCTAAATATGATTTAATAATTATTTTTGATGAAAATAAACATACATTATTTGATTTGCAATATACAATCAATTATACGAAATTTTTATACTTTAATGATATTATTATAGCTGATATTACTGGTATGTCGCAGAGTAATAATAATTGTTTAGAGTATATTAGAAAAAATAAAATAACAGATGTATTTAATAGGGATATTAAAGTTTTAGTTGATATATCAATAGACAAGGAAATAAATTATTCAAGAACAGTTAGTAGAATCTCCAATAAAATAAAATCAGAATTTTTCCTAGTGTTAATGGCTGGCGAAATATTATCTTTCTTTTCTTCGGTAAAAAAACACATAGGATATAACGACGATAGATGTGCTTTCTGGTATTTTCCCAAAAGATTATCTGGTAGTTTGATTAACCCAAAAGATAACGTAACTGGATTATATATGACAAGTATTTATCGTTTTATAAATAATCCGAATAGCAATAAAACATTTTTGTCTCAATTAAAAGAATTAGATATGAATTTATGGTGGTTTCATACCGATACCGAGGTATTAACATTAATATGAAAACATGTATTATAATATTATGTAATAATAATAAGGATACCATAATAAGAGCTATAGATTCTATTACAAAAATAGATGAGTATGCTGATCATATTTTAGTATGCGACAATGAATCTAAAGATAATACATATGAATTCCTTGCAGAGAAATTTAATATTCCAAAAATATCTACAGAAGAAGGTTCTGGATTAAATCCCAATTTTACAACAATGTATAATAATTTGCGAATTACATTCATTAGAAAGAAATATTCAAATATTTCTAACAGCTTAAATATACTTATTAATATGGTATTAAAAGATTATGATATAATAGGATTTCTTGATCCTAAATGCTGGTATGAAAAAAATAAAATAAAATTATGTAAAGATATATTCGATAATAAGGAAGTTATGTGTGTAATTAATGATTTTTTTACACATAAAAATGATGGTAGAAAAAGTACAATAAATAGAAAATCAATTGATAATAAAAGTTTATACCAAAATTATATTCCAGACATAAATTTCTTTGTAAGAAAAGAAGCTTTCTTTGTTTTAAGAAATGGATTTAATGAAATATTCAAAAAATATATTGATTACGATATGATGATAAGGTTATCCAAAATTGGATTGATATATCATATACAAGAACCTTTACATAATATTAATTATGATGATTATAGTTTAGAAAAAGATTATCTCGAATTAATTAAAAGACATCATGGCAGATAAAAATAAACATAAATTGTCTATTAAAAAGAAAAATGACTTCGAATCTATTTTAAGTCATTATAAGTTAAAATTAAATGATAACACAATTGCTATTAGCTTATTGTTACCAGATTTATATCCATCTCAACTTAATTATTTCATAATAAAAAGTATTAATAAATTTTGTAATAACTATATAGGTATTGATATTAATATATTCAATCAAGCTAATAACATCCCGTTCATCGTCCCATCATGCCCGATATTATCCGCTAATGATATAAGAACATATAAAGATCCTATTATATGTACAAATATATCAACATGCATTGATGCGATAGATAGTATGGCTTCTTGTATTTTGTTTTATATGTTTGATATTGATTTAGAAAATATTGAGGAAAATTATAAAATATCTAATGACCCAAGAGTATATATTGTTTTAAGAAACGAAAGCGTTAAAAATATTGTACAAGAAGAATTTAAATGTCCCATAATTAAAACTATAATTCCTGATTTTGATATTGAAAAAATAATAAAAATAATACGTGAGATAAAAAATGAAGAAAAATGAATTGATAGAATTATTGAGTAAATATGGTCATAACGTACAAGTATTATCTAATATGAAATTAGGTGAATTAAAATCACTACTTGATGAAGAGAATAAAGCCAAAGACTGTGACATTATACTAGAATATCCATCGCAAGAAAATAATGAATCGTCTAAGATTATTAAATCGGTAGAATCTGAAAATAAAACTACGGCTATTCCATTGAAAACAGATGCGGAATGGCCCCAATATGTTATGGGACAATTCGCTGACGATGAAATGGAGGGAACTAATCCCAGATTAGACGGGTTAAGAAGAGTAGCAGAAAAATTACTTGGTGAAATAATTGAAGAAGGTTGTGAATTAATAAGTACTCCAACTATAGAAAATCAATTCAGAGCATCTGTAAAAGCGTGGGTAATATTCAGAAATCATTTCGAACACATAAGATTTGAAGCCCTAGCCGATGCATATGAAGGAAATTTAACACAAGATTTTTCTATTTATCTTGTAGCTATGGCTGATACAAGAGCTAAGGCAAGAGCTTATAGAGCAGCATTAAGATTAAGAAAAATAGTAGCAGCAGAAGAAATTGGTGTTAATAATGCAGGATCAGAAAATAATAATGGGGGTAATAGTAAAATAGCAATTGGTCAAATAACCTTAATAAGGATGATGGCTGATCGTCAAAATATATCTATTACTAAATTATTAAAAGATCTAGAAATAAATGGATTAGACGAAAAAGACAATCTTGATCTAACTAAATTAAGTCATACAGAAGGTTTATTGGTGGTTAAAAGATTGAATGAATTAAGATCGTCGGGTGTTGTTCAATCTAAGCTAATTAAAGATAATTAATTTTTATTTTTCAGCACAGCTACATCTATTTGAATACTAGATATTGTTTGATCTATATTATCTATTTTAGACAATATGTTTGCTAATGTATTTTCAAGATTACCCCTTAATAATATTATTTCTTTTTCATTATTAATAACCTTTTCTTGAATAGTACCCCTTTCTGTGCCCAATGTGATTGCTGCGCCTATTACGCCAGCAAGAATTGTTAGTAATGAAAATATTGCGCCAATACCTATTTTTTTATATTTAGGCATTAATTCCTATCCCAGTAAGGCCAAATAAAGTTCTTGTTCCCAGTCATATTCTCTATTCAATACAAGATATTTCATATTATGTTTTTTATAAAACTCAACTTTTTTAGAAGCCCTCGCATCGGCATGATCACTAGATAGAGCACGAACCCCCATTAGCCCGTCCCACTCTAGCCACAAATTATGGTCTGGTAAATAAAAATCACACTTTTGTCTAGATGGTTTTGGTAATTTTTTATGTGGTTCATAATTAATACCTCTTATAAAGAGCCAGTCAGATATCTTACATTCTTGTCCAGAATCGTATTCAATTCCATCTAATCCAATTGCTTTTTTATACATTATGTTAATCCTAAAAAGTTTTTATATTCAATAAATGTTATCCATCCTTCTTCTAATAAGATATTACATGCTTCAAATTTTAATTGAAAGGATAATTTCGCGCTAACATTTGCCTGGGCATCAAATATTGTTTTTATTTGATCTAATAGAGTTTCATCATTTGTATCGAATCCTTGTCTTAATACAAGTTTTAACCTATTAACAAGTTGAGTTCTTGTAATAAATCCGTAATTATATAGATACATTAACCCATTAAAACCATGCGAAGAAAATTCTTGTCTATCATTAATTCTTTCTATAAATGCCATAATATCACCATTCAATTATACACTATTTTTAGAGATTATATCTAGGAAGAATTGTTCATATTCATGTTCTATGTTTTTGGTTTTATTGTGACACTCATGGCATAAACAGACACCATTTGATATTTCTAATTTAAGCTCTGGAAATTTGCATTTTGGCTTGATATGATGGGATTGTAATTTTCCACCTCTTTTTTTACATAATTGACATGTAAAATCGAAATTTTTTAATACTTGTTTGCGCCATTCTTTATATTCTGGTGATTTATAAAATCTTTTATTTTCTGGGGTTGTAAATTCTTTCCATTGTTCTGTTGAAATTCCTTGTCTTTTAGCACTAATTTTCTTTCTTTCTTCTATGTCATTATATTTATTTGTTAATGTATGACTAATTTTATTATTTATTTCTGATCTTTTGGGATTGTGTAAATTGGCTTCTCTTTTATTTCTTGTAGTATATCCTGATTGTATTAATTTCGTCCTAATCGTCATGGCGGATAAACCATATTTTTTACCTAATTCATTTAACCCTATTCCATATTCATATTCTTTAGCTATTTCGTATATATTATTTATTTGTTTTAACCCGACCGCTGGCCTATGTTTAAAAGATTCTTTTATTGCACAAGATTTACATTTATCTGAACCAGGAATCTTTTCAAAGTAATCTATTCTTCCACAATCAGAACAAACTCTTTCTATCATCCCATCTTTGTTTCTTGGTAAATCTGATTGATTTTTGGTGATATTTTTAGCCCTGTCGGGTAAGTTATCCTTATTTTCTTCTACGAATTTTAAATAGGCTTCTACAGCTTCTTCCTCTGTCAGAAACGTTCCAATATTATGTTTCTTTCCTTGAACCATAATTCTTGCACACCAGCGTTTTTGTCTGCCGGGTTCGTTTTTATAATATATTCCTTTGTGTTTCGATGTCAAAAATTTCTCCTTTAATCATAATATAGCTTTTAATTATTATTTTTAAAAAATAAACCCGGATTTCTCCGGGTTTATCTCTTAGTTAAATCTTTACTTTACAAATTGAAGCTTAAAGATATTCAAGTGAAACATAAAGTCCGAATAATGTCTTGGACCCGATGCTGTCGGGAGAAGCCGATAACGCCGCATACCAATCATGTCTAGTATCCGTGGTATCAACGCCGCTTGGGCTTAATCCGCCGCTTCCTGGGGCTGCTAGTAATCGCATAGTTGTTCCAGAACCAGCTAAGACTCTCCAACCATCATCACCAGCATTCCATGTTTGTGCTGCACCAGTTGTTGGATTAACGCCTGATCCGCCATTGACTATCTGGGAGGCTCTACACGTAACACCGCTGGGACCATTATCAATCGTAGTTCTATCATAAATTCTTAATTCACCATTTTGTGTCTTAACAACAGTGTCGAAAGTAAATCTAGTATTTAATGTACCAGAAACTTGTGGCACCGTGGTTAAATCGACGGTTGCGCCACCATTAATACTAACGCCGCTAGTTGTGCCGACATATTTTAGGTTATCGGCCTGTCCGCCGTTAACAGAACCAACGCCGTTTGTAATAAATGTGGTATCTTGATACTGACTAACTTGTACAGACGAACCAAATGTAGCACCAAAAAACCCAAGACCAGAACCTGCTAAGTCTATCTCATTACTTCCAGAACCAGCAAAAAAATCAATAGCAGCCGCCATTATATTCTCCTCTCAATTAAAACAATTTAATCTAATATCACAGTATTTTATACACATTTAAATATTTATTAATAAAGATTTGGCACCACCATTGGTGTATAAAGATTTATGGAAGATAATATACTTGATAATAGTATAGGATTTATAATAAAGGGATCTTTAAAAGAAGAAGCTATATATTTAAGAACCTTGGGATTATCTCAAAATAGAATATGTGAAATATTAAAAGTACCTAAAACATCACTTAGGCGATGGATAAGAGATATTATATTAACAGATCAACAAAAGGGTAAATTAATAGAAGATAGAAGTAGAGATTGGTCAGAAAAATGTCGTATTAAAAGATTAAGTAAGATTTTATAAATATTCTACCTCAAAATACATTCCAAATTCTTTATTTCCAAACTGTATTGGCGTTACGGTTATAGAGATATACCAGTCGTGCCTTGTATCCAATGTTAAACTACCATCTGGTCTAAATCCGCCAGAACCAGGTGAACTAATAGTTGCAAGAAATGTTGACCCATGGGTATCAAACCATTCTGTATCGCCAACACCGTCGTCGTCCTGTATATCGCTGGTATGTCTTATTTCAGCACAATAGCATGTTAAGCCAGAAGGATCGTTATCTATATTAGGGTTAGAACCATTAAAAGTACCATCAAAAATATAAAATCTACCATTTAAAGTTCTTACGACATTTGGTGTTTCTAATCTTATATTGATTGTAGCTAATCTATTGGGCAAACTTGTTAAAGTTATTCCCGAACCATCTTGACCATTGATAACGCCAGATAATGATACAAATCTATTATTATTACATTCAAATCCCTCAATAGTACCACTGGAATTTGTTACAAAAGTTCTTCCTTGGTATTCTCCTATTAGGACAGGAGATCCAAAACCATCTTCTCCGAAAAATCCAATACCAGAAGTAGACGGCAATAATTGATCTTCACCTACATATATAGATAATGACATCTAAATTCCTCCATTATTTTATACACATTAACTTAGTTCAAAATTATATGTTAAATTAAAGTTTATTCCATCAATATTAAGTGTTAATTCAAGTAATTCATGACCATTTACGGTTGGCTGACCAAAAAACGATAAAACTTTTGATTTAGCAATTATTCTAGTTCTTATACTATGCGCCCCATCGCCAACGTTAAAAGACTTATTAAAACCAAAATCAGTAAATGGTGTTAATAAATCATAATCTAAACCAGGTGCTATTGCAATTGTATCATCCTCTATTGCTTCTGATAAATAAAAGTTATTTTGTTCCAAAATGCTAGTAGTATTAATTTCATCTAAACCAAACCAAGCTCTATCCCAAGTGAATTTATTTGTTAAAGATGTTGAAAGCAAAAACTGTCTTTCTACGTGTGTTAAAAGAAGAGGACTCGAAAGATCGGATTCAAGACTTGTTATTCTTGCATTACCGCCTATTGTTATTGAACCCTTTTGAAAAGTATTAATACATATATCGCATATAAAATATTGCACATAATAAGCACAGCTTACTAATGGCCAAATAGTATTTGTAGTATCTGCTTCAAAAACATATTTTAGTGCATGGGTTTGTACTGGTAATATATTTATCACAGAATTTAATTCGGTTAATGTCCTATATTCGTAAGTATTATTAATAGCTGGATGAAATTGATCTTCTCCTGTGGTTATTTTTAATGCATCAACAACATTTATGGCATTACATTTATTTTTATATTCATATTGTCCAAGATCATCACTTAGAAACTCTATTACCGGAGAAGCGGGCTGATCAATTTGAGACATATCATCTATTGGGTTTGGTAATGAATCTACTTGTTGTCCTATCGTTCCACCTAACCCATCTGTCGTTAATTCTATAACTATATCATTATTAAAATCACTCGCTGTATCTACTAGTCCAGACATAGCTTCTTGAAAAGTTTCTGGAATTCCGTAATATGATCTCGTTAAAATATTCAAAAATATAGATTGCATGTCTATTAAATTAACAATAGGTTGGTGTTTAGTTCCAGTAAAAATATAGGGTTCATCTTCTCTTGGATCTAATAATAAAGAATCACCATCAGTAAAAGCATCCAAATAATCTGATGGTTTTTCTGAAAAGGATGGATATAGATTATCAAAAGTAAGTGTGGCAGGAGAAGAATGTAAATCTGGTCCTAGTTTTAATAGATTTAATGTAATGGTGACGGGCGGGGTTATTGTCGAACCCAATTCTTCATCTCTTGCCGCCTTAATGATTCCAATACCATATGACATTCTACCATAAGTATCCATAATTCCTAAAATATGACCAGGATTTCTATAATTTATACTAGGATTGCCTACCCCTATTCCCTCGTAAATATCACCAGTATTTTTCATAATATATGGAGTAGCCATAGCTCGTTGGAATTGCTTTGGATCAAAATCAATATCTGGCAATATTAATGTCATTGGATTAGGATACATTGGGCCTTGATATCCTCCACAAAATATACCAGCATCGGGAGTAAATGGATTATATCCATGTACACAAGTAAATATTGTCGGTGAATCTAAGATTGATATAGCCATATTTTATCTCATTATATTGGAGGCGCAAATACCGGGGGTGTTACTTCCATATATGGTACAAATGGCCCTTCTTCTTTATCCGCAAAAATACTAACTGTAACTCGTGTCCCTGGTAGTAAAAAGCCAGGACTATCCGCATCTTCTGCCAAATTTCTTACATGCTTCCATTCGGAGAAGAAATAGCTTTCACTTATATTTAATCCACCAGCAAAAGTGTTTGGGTCTATATCGGCATAATTTAATCTGTTCACGGTATAAAATGGACCACCCTGTTCAACATCTACAATAACGCCAAGTCCACCCTCTGGTTTTTTATAAACATATGCTCTATCGGCTTTATTTAAGGATAATTCATTTTCACCCTTTTGGTCAGCCAAAAGCTCATCTATCTGTTTTTCTTTTGGTTCAAGTGCTAAAGAAATTTCATCTCTAACAATTTCTATAAAACTATCTAGTTTTTTACCATATCTAAATCTTGGTCGTCCACCCCACTCGTTCAATAATGTTTCTACAGCAGCTATTCTTCTTCTCAAATTTAATAAAGAAAAATTATTTTCTTCATTCAAATTGTCTAAACTATCTATCCTATGTGGTAATCCTATTTTATATAACGTTCTTATACCATTTATTCCAAAAGATATATTTAAACGATTAACACCTATTTCATATGGAAATTTTCTTTTTAATAATATTTTATCTAATGGTAAATCGGCGACTTCTATGCTTCCAGTTTTAAATAATGATGATGTTCTTGGGGAAGTAGCAGATGTCTCTTGTTTCTTTAAAAATAAATCAATATTGTTATTAGCATTAGTATTATTAGATAGTCCATCGCTAAAATTCCATGGAACTAATTCATCATCAATAATATCAAATTTTTCAAAATTAGAATCTTGCAATAGAGGACTAATACTACTAATTTGTGTTCCTTTATAGAATATGAATGGGCCATATCTTTTTCTTTGATTTAAAAATGCTATAAATGCATTATTTAAAAATAGGGGCCTTCCATCAAATTTAGATTGCTCGATTAATTTTAATAAAGATGTTCCACCCTGTGATCTAAAAACCGTTAATACTGCGTGATATGTTAATGCAACTGGTAGAGTAACGATAAAAAATCCATTAATCTTCTCGACACTTACACTCATATAAAAAAAACCACGTCTTAGTACAATATTTGGTGATAGTATAACACTTTCATCCCATTCCCTATCTAATCTTTGAATAAAAGATGTCGTAGAGCCACTAGATACTGTTTCTATCGTATTTAAAGATGGAAGAACAATATAACTAGAAATTCTACCATCCGGATTTTGTAATAATTGTCTTAATTTTATACTATTAGATACATCTGTATTTTGTTCAGACCATCCAAAAGGAGTTGGTTGTAATAAAGAAAGTTGAGACTGATATAATTCAAAAAATTTATCTTCATCAATTACAAATTTTCTTCCCCAAAGATTTTCTTTAATATAAATTATTTGTTTTACTTCTTCTAAACTTCTACCTGGTGGAGATGGTAAATCAATAAATAGTGTTTGATTAACTATGCCTTCTAAGTCGGCTATACTAATAGTTTTTGGTCTTGTTAAATCATCACCTAAAAAGATAGTGGGTTGAGTTAACAAATTATTGTTTTCATCAAACCCCCAAAATTGTTTAAGACCATTAATTGCAACACCACTAATTGTACCACCGATTGCAAGTAATTCTTGTTTATAACCACCCCTATATCTGATAATATCATTAACAGAAGCAGTTTCTCTTGTTATTCCGTGGGATTCAAATCCTTGGGTTATATTTATTATCTTATCAGATTGTTTATCAAGAATATAATCTATCGCCGATTGAGCACCATCCAAATCAGATGTATCTATTTCTATCTCATTGTCTATTATAATTGCAATATTCAAAACATTATCTTCAAATCCAAAATTAAATGAATAATTTAAACCATAATCAAAGGTTAATTGATTAATAATATCAGCTAATGTATAATTAAGCTTACGGATTCGATAATTATTAAGATTATTTAATTCTGATTGTATATTAGTAAAATCAAATTTTATTTCAATGTTATCAATAAAAAATATAAAATCTTGAATAGCATTAAATATATCGGTTATTTTGACGCCAGAAACATTTTCTATCAAAGTATTTGTGGCCATATTAACCGTTGTATCTTCTATGGTAAAACTTGAAATATCTGGATTAGAAACTATTTTTATATTTTCCATAAAAAATGTTGATGGAATTTTCATTCTTATATCAAAAATACCAGTGCCATTTATATCTACTACTTTTTCTTCCCAGCTTTGAACTATTCCCAAAAGGTCCGCATTACCTATACTGAATTGTGTTATTATCCACGGACCTAAATCAAAGCCCGAATCTTGTAATTGAAATATTTGTCCGGGTGCTTTAATAATAGTAGCTGTATATGTATCTTCTTGTTCACCAAAATCTATAGATAGATTTCTAATACTACAGCCGAATAAAGTTCTTTGACTAGCAGGAATTAGACTACTTAATGTTGTCGCTGGCATATTAAGCCTCCACCGCTATATATGTTCTAGTTCTACTATATTTTTTGCTAGTAGGAGAATAAGATTCTTTATCATTCTCTAATATCCATTGAGGTTCTACTTCTCCGGCGGTATCCATTAATGATATAACAGTAATATTATCTGGTTTAGTTAAATTATTTGAACTATCGAATGAAATAGTTACTACTTTATGGGTTTCTGTTTCCATATCTTGAATAATTGGCCCCTCGGCTCGACCAGGAATTGGTATAATAGCTGTTACCTCTGCTGGGAAGCTTATTTCGACATTTATTTCAGAATCGCCGAAATCATTATCCTCGTTTTTCCAACTCCACGAAGCCCTGATAGAGCCCTGTGTTTCATTTATTGATACTGATTTTGATCGTAATGTATCACTAATTACTATTCCAGAAGGGATTTGGTCAAAAACTATTGCTATGGCATCTAATCTTGCGTTGGCATCAGTCGGTATGGCCGCTTTAGCGTTGGCAAGTTTCGTTGCTGGATCTGGTCCCTTCCCCTGAATATCACAAGAAAGAGATAGGTTATATCCTCCGCTTCCATCGTCAAAACTTAATGTTGCTTCACATGTTTTTCTAAAAGTATCATCTGGATCTGCACTCCATGTAAAAGAAAATGATATTATTCCTTCTTTAACATTGATAGAAATATTCTTTTGAGATGGACTAGTTCCTAATACATATGTGCCTAGTAATCCACTGAGTATATTTTCTGTTTCTGTTTTTGCGGTAGCATCGGAAGGTATAGCTGTTTTTGCATTAACTATCGCTTGATCGCCACCGGCTCTTTCGCCATTTTCTAATCCAAAAATTCTTCCATTATAAACTACAGAAGTAATATCTCCATCTATATCTCTATTTACAGAAAAATCTTTTTCTATAAAAGTATTACCAGGAGAAAGTACCCATGTTTCTGTTATAGAATAATTCCCGCCTCTTTCGTCTACGTTGGTACTTTTGGTATAACTTCCACCAATCCATCCACTAAAGCCTATTGTGGAATACATTATATCGTTATCAATTATTCCTATAGCCCTAGAGTCACACCATTGTTTCGCATGTTGCCACGCCTCACCGCCAGGTAATTCTCCAGATATAGAATATTGATTCCCTAATTCGTCATAACCAACAATCCCCTTTGCTGTAACAGTATGACTAACTGAATAAACAATACCATTAAAACCAACGGTTTCTTGGAAACTCCATTCCTCTTGTGCGTCCTGCAATAACTGAACTTCAAAATTATCTTCTATTCCGCTTGGGCTTAAAGAACTTATATAAATCCAATCAGATTCTAGATCAATAGTATAAGTGCATCTATCGGCCCATGTTCCTTCTCCAAAATTAATAGTTGATATACGGGGATTGCATTTAACAACTGGTTGACCACCAGATGGTTGCCATTCTAATGATTTACCATCATTTCTAAATAAATATCTGATTGCTTCTTCTTTACGTAATATATGATTAAAATCCTCGTTATTACCAGTGAATATTTCATCAGGGGGATAACCAGTTTGATCCCAAAATGCTACATCTAAAGAAGTATAATTTCCACTTGGAGATCCTCTAAATGGTATTAATGTACCTTGTAGAGCTATGTTAAATAATGTTCCAATTTTTTTACCATCAGCAGATTTAGTATATTGTTTATTAACAGTTACTAAGGGTGCTGGTATAATCTTTTTTCCGTCGTAAGAAAGAGACATATATCTACCTCCTAAAATCCATGAGTATATAATTTCACATTATTAACATCTGGATTAACTATAGAATCCAAATAAAGAGTTATATTATTATCAATAAATCCTGAAATACCATATATATATAAAGTATTAAATTCATCTATATTATCAAAACCATTAATAAAAAGATTAATATTATTATTAATTAATATACCGCTCAAGGGAACACCAGAAATAAATAATGTTATATTACCAAAAGAACCATCTGGAACCCTTAAAAACAAATTCCATTTATCAAATGTTGGCGTAAAACCATTTTGTGCAGGAAAATCGGGAATTCTTTTTATGAATAATGTTATAGCATCATTAAAATCTATTCCATTAGGTAGCGAACCAGAAGCATGACCTTTTATTCTAAGATCTAAACTATCTGATATACTGGTATCGGAATTTAAAAATAATGTCCATGAGCCGGTATTGTCGAAATTACCAGAAGCTACCTGAAGAAATAATGTATTATTGATATTATCTTGTGGAGGAAAAGTTACTTCATCTGCTTGACATTCTAGATATAAATTTATATCATCGGATGTAAAACTAAATGATGTTCCACTTGGAGATCCGTATGTAAATAATTCTATAGTGTTAGTAAGATCATTCGGTCCAACTTCGAGATATAAATTCCACGATTGTGTTTCGCCAGAAGCAACTATAAATAATGTTATATTATCATTTATTTCAAATACGGGTATTGCTTCGACAGCCAAAGACATGAATTTACTAGACGTAAGATCTACTGAAGAAAAATCTAAAGTCCATCCACTTACGTCCATTGATACAAATGAAGCAACAACACCGCTTAATCCATCAGAAAATGGAAAATTAACAGCCTGATTATCGTTTAAGCTTTGTGTATCTGTCGGATTAGATCCATAATTTTCGGATATTGTTGAACTAAATTCTGTTGGATTTGTAAAAATGCCTATACCTTTTGAGGCAGCATTATCCGAAGCATTAATAGTATTTAATGTATTAATCCTAGAAAATAATTGTAATACAAAAGATGGTTTAAACCCTGGACCAGTGAAGGATGTTTGTCCAAGAGATGTTGGCGTCTGAACAGTGTCAATCCAATGTTGGACCTCATCATTATAGCTAAGAGCCAGATAAGCACCACTAACACTACCATTTGACACCCTAGTAAATACCGTAAATCCACTTGAGCTAAATGCAGTAATTTCTGCCGAATTCAATATGGTTGATAAAGTGGAGAAACTTAGTATATAATCTTCTCTAACTAGTCCTGCTACTTCGCCAAACACAGAAGAATTTGGGCTGAAAAATGCTACTGATCTTTGTTTTAAAGTAGCGCCATTATCAGCAAGACCAAGAGAATATGTTGGACCATTAGATATAACATCTTCGTTGCCTGTTCGTCTACCGAAACAAATCAATTGATCGGGTTCGAAACCAGGATCTCCAATATTAATTGAATTATTAACTACGGCAGGAGTACCAAAAGTATTTACATAAGCATTAAGATTTTCTCCACCAAATAATATTACATTTAATAAATAAGCACCAGAAGGCGCTTCTAACCAATTAATTCTTATACCATCTTCGATAAATTCAACTAATTCCGCCGATGCTTCTAATACCCCAGATTGTGGATCAAGAATTAATATACATTTTTGACTACTAAATATTTGCCTTGTTAGTGTTGGGGTTACTCCATGGGCAGAACTAACACCCAATGATCTTTGTCTTTCACTATCTACGATACCAATAGAAAAACATGCATCATTATCTGAAACACCATCAGTATCTGATCGTGATAAAAATAATAAAGCAGCTTTAGGTAAACCAAAATCTGTTTTTATTAAATCTTGTATACCAGAAGAAGTATTGACAGATTGTCTAAAAATTTCTATCTTTATAGAATCTATTGGCCCAGTAACAAATAAGTTTATGTTATCATTTTCTGAATCTAGTCCATGTGTAAATAAAGTTTGATTATCGGTTTCTTGTATTGGTCCCTGTATATATAAATCAATATTATCGTTGAATAAGAATATTTGTTCACCAATAAAGAGTGTTATATTATCTGATTCAGTATCTTGACCATTTATAAATAAGTTTATATTATCATTAAAATCTACATGTCCATTTTCAAACAATGTTATATTATCATTATTAGTCTCATGTCCATTTATAAATAATGTAATATTATCAGTGATTTGTATTGGACCAGATATAACAAGAGTGATATTATCTGTTTGTTCTATTGGACCCTGCATATATAATGTAATATTATCATTAATAGTAGGAATAGTTATGTATTCAACATAAAGCCCTATATTACCAAGTTGCGCTGTTCCGCCAGCGGCTGTCAATGTTGTACCTATTTGTATAGAATCTAATTCAGTATTTATCCACGGAAGAGATGTGGATGGGTTAGTACTCCAAACAGCATATTTATGTCTCAAACTTGTTCCATTGGAACCAGAATCAGTACCATATGTAAAATTCATGCTACTTAATCTAATAGTCCCTCTTTGTCTTGCGGCGGAACTATGTGTTGTTGTAGCATGAACATAAATATAATCAATAGTTGACTCAGAAGTTATATCATCAGATATTTGATCTAAATTGAATAAGTCTACTTGTCCAGATGTGGTAGATGTTATTCTATCTGTACTAGTAGCAAGACCAACAAAGAATGGTATTTCGTCAACGTTGGTATAATGATCTGCGGTTGATGGATTTACAGTAGTCCATTGTTCTAAATCACCATCACTGGTTACTATAAAAAATGCTAATTTTTGTCCAAGTGGGATGGTTGAGTTTTCTATAGACGTATCTTCGTCATTTAAGAATATATCATCATAATAATAATTATTTCCGACATCTGTATGTCCTAATTCCCATTTACCCTGTGATACCGTACTTCTTTTTGTGTCTGTAGTATTACTGAGTTCTAAATCGCCATTTATCCAAACTTTAATATAACCAGTATTAGATGTTTTATATTCTATTTGTATTTCATACCATACGCCAGAGGTAAGAACCATTGTTCCAGAAACAATAGCAACGCCATCGCTTGCCCCCTGACAAACCAATTGACCACTAGTATTCATCCATAGTCTAGCATGATATCCTAATGCAGCAGCACTATCTTTCCATATAGTTCTATCTACATGTCCGCTTACGTTTTCATATAATAACCAAAACTTCCAAAAGAAAACATCTTCGTTTGTTGTTGCTTTTGGGTCAAATGCTATTTGTTGTGTACTCAAACAAGCTAACGAATAATTACCATTTTTAGCCTGAGATGTTGTTGGACCAGCACCATTAGTTACAGTAATTGTAGTAGCAACGACATCGGGATTAGCAAAAAGTTCTTGATTGATTCCAGTTTCAAAACCGGCTGTAATTAATCTTGCCATCTATTATCCCAATCCTTCTCTGGCATCAGAAAATAATTTAAATCCTTCGCTATCAGTAGCTGTAGAAGCCAGTCTTGATAAAGCATTGGATAATTGTTCCTGGGCTGCTCTTGTGGCTATTAGTTCCATTTCTTCTCTTAACCCAGAAATTTCTTCAGAAAAACCAGTAACATCAACATTTATTTGTTGAACAGCATCGAGCCTAAGATTTACTCCTTGTGCTATTGCTTGTTGTGTTTTCGATAATTCTGTAGTTAATCCAGTTATATTTTCATTCGTATTTTCTAAAACCGAAGAATTCTCTACAGTAGCTTGAGAAACTTCTGCCAATCCGTCAATCTCTAATGGAGTCTGATCTTGTTGGTTTTCTATTATATCCGATTGAACCGCATTTTGATCCTGAATAGCGGAAGCTAATTCTTCTAATCGAACACTAAGTCCATCAATTGCTTCTGTCGTTTGTTGACTTGTCCCAGTTTCTTGTATATTTGGTATATTCCCCACTAATTGTTCTTGTCCTAATGTTTCTTGTGGTATATTTATTATTGCCGATAAATTATCTATAGCAGAACCAAATGTATTAATAAAATCATTTAATGATTCGGTGCCTAATTTAAAAATTTCTGTACCAAGAGCAAAACTTTCTGTACTAACTGTATTTTTATCAGCAGATAATGAAAGAATCTCGGAAGCTTGGTTGATTTGACTAATTGGTTCTTCTAAATCAAAACCAATTGTTTTATCAATAGAAGTAGGAACATTAGTATTATTCGTTGTAGGAATTCCGGTTCCTCCACGTAAGAAATTTTCCAAAGTTGGAGAAAGTTTAATTTGCAATTTATCAATTTCATTATCAGGAATAGTTATTTGTAAATTTTTTCTAAGATCTTCTATATTCTGAAGTGCTTGTAATGGTCCGATTCCCTTTTGATTTCTTTCTAATATAGTCGATAGAGTACCTTCTATGGCATCTCGTGTTTGTTGTTCTATTGGTTTGGTTGTTTGAAATGCTGTTAAAGGAGCAGCATTACTTTTTTGAAAAGCTAATTGTTCTCTTAATATATTCTTGACTTCTTCTTGTATAGCTAATATTTGAGAAGATTCTTGTTGTACTACTTCAAATCCACCACGACCAGGAAATGTTCTAATATCAGTAGCACTGGGAGGACTGATAGCTGTTACATCACCACCACGAGCTAACATAGCTGGTGTAATTTCACCAGGCTGTGCTGGCCTAGAAAACGCAAATACAGAATCTCTAAACTCAGAAACGCTGACACTAAATCTTTCTTGTGCGCTAACAAATATAGAAGATTCTCTTTCTGCCGCCCTTAATTCCTCTAATTTAGCAGCAAGAGAAACTGTTTCTTTCACTAATTCTATATTTTCTCTTTGTCCTTGTGCCCCAGGCGTTTCATCGGTTATTTGTGATGCCGCTAAATCGGCAGCTTTACCCAAAGTATCTAATGCTTCTTTTACTAATCTTACCTGTGTTGCTGAATCTATATATGTTTTAGTTAATTCATTAATATCACCAACATTTGTTAAACTGGCTGATTGCAATTTGGCGTATGAAGAATCTTGATCAGATAATGCCTTACTTAATTTTTCAACAAGAATTTGACTAAATTCAACATCGGTTCCAAATCCAGCTAATGTTTCTTTAAAATCCCCGACTGGTAATTCTGCCGTATCAAAACCTAAATTATTTAATGTATCAACAAATCTTTCAAGTTGTGTAAATGGACGACTAGTATCAGATCTAAATAACTCTGATTCTATGGTTCCTGCTGATAATTGAGCATTTGTTAATCTTAATTGCGCCTCTAATTGTGCTTTTACCTGTTCTACCACGGAATCCGAAAAGGTAACTAATGATCCTAGAACACTATCTGTAGCAGATTTAATAGCAGATTCATCTAATCCAAATTTAGAAGCACTTAACGCATCCCCAAGTTGTAATGCCAAGAAAGAAGAAGCCTGTTTAACAGCATCCTGTACTTCGGGTGTTAAACCTTTTGTTTGACTTAAAAAATTATCTGTAAATTCAGACAATATATCTTCTGGTGAAACACCACCAGTTGTTCTCGCTAATTCTTTTGACGCCGTTAATGATTGAATAAAATTCTTTATGGTATCTTGGATTTGTATAACCGTTTGTGTAGCTTCACTAAGACCAGATAAATCACCACCAAGAAGTTCTGATCCCCTAGATTGTAATCCTCTTCTAACCGATTCTGTTGTTAAACTTGTTGGTAATTGGGGCGATCGTAATTGTCCTATTGTTCCAGTTAACCCTTCAAAAGCATTAACACTTGAATCAATATTATTAACAGTTCTTTTAACAGCTTCTGACAATTCAATAAGATCTGATGATAATCTTTCTGGTATAATTAATCTAGATAATTGATCACCTATATTTTTAACTTGTTGTGTTAATTGTTTTTCAACTTGTTCTCTTTCGAGTCTTACTTTATTGGCGGCTATCTGATCAAATCCACCAGCCCTCTCTATCGCTCTACCCCTTATAGCTCTTCCTACTTCTTCTGGGTTAGGGACTAAACCGATTAATCTTTTTGATAATTCATTATCTAATCCTTCTACAAAATTAGCGCCAAATTCTAGTATTGAATTATTTATTATAGATGACAAAATTTCTGGATTAGAACCAATAATCTTATCTAATATGTCATTAGCTTGTGTCTCTGTTATATGTATGCCTTCACCGAATAATTCAGATAAATTTAGACCCAATGCTGTTGGTATATCAGCAGATAACAATGCACTAAGACTCTTTCCAAAAGACCCAAAAAGTCCAGAAAGTGTACTCGTATCAAATTCATCAGCAGCAGAATTAAAAAGATCTGCTACTTTCGATGTAATAACATCCAATCCTTGGTTAAGGGCTTCGTCTGGTCTAGTTGCGGTTATTTTAATTTTAGATAATTCTTGTGCTGCCTTATCAACCAAAGAATCAATATTAACTTGTTTTTGAGTAGCGGCAGCTATAGCGAAACTACTAATTAATGCCCCACCGGCTAATGCTTGACCAAGAGAACTTTTAAGTAAATCAATAACACTATTACCAGATATGATTGATGCAAAGCCTATGAAGGTAGTTGTTGCCTGTAATGCACTAGCACCAAGTTTAATTAAACTATCATCAGTTTTACTAAATGCTTCAGAAATATTTCCAGCTATAGCATTAAGAGCAAATAATCCGGCTAATTGACCAACGGGTGACGTTAATGCAGCGCCTATACCAGATATCGGAGAAACTTCGGCACCAGCGCCACCAAGACCCAATCTTCGTCTTACTGTTTCTCTATCTCTATCAGCACCAGTAGTTCCGGCTTGAGATAACCCAAAGATACCTGGTGTAGATATTTTCGATAAGGTACTTGCGATAGCCCCTATTCTTGAAGCTACGAAATTTAAACCAGTTAATCCAGCTATTAATGCGCCTAATTTACCAAGTAATGGTAAAGCTGGACCAATAAGACCTATAAATTCACTTAAAACAGTTCCTGCTATTGTTAATCCTTGAATTAATGGTATAAAAACTGGTGCAGCCAAAGATTGTGCTAGGGCTTGAAACTTTGCTGTCATTATATCTATTTGTACGCCTAGACTTTGTAAAGCCTTTTCGGCGCTTTTATCAACAGCACCAGCAGCACTTCTTGATACTTCTAATACCTGGTTAATTAAATCAGTATTATTTAATGCAGCAAATACACGGCTTATATTTCTGATACCACCAAGTTGATCCGCTATTAACGCTTGTTGTTCCTTACTAGATTGTTGAAATACTTGAGATATATTTTCAAATAATCTTAATACTCCTAATAATTGCCCCTCCGCATCTCTTGTGGCAACACCTATACCTTCAAGAAAATTAACAGTAGCTGGCCTTGCCAATCTTGCAGTAATATTTCTTAAAGCAGTTGCAACAGCTTCGGAACTTTCTCTTGTTGTAGCTCTAATAGCAGTAAATATCGCTAATAATTCATCAAAATTTCCACCAACCTGAGCAAATGTACCACCAGCACGTTGTACAACATCAATTAAGTCTTGTGATTCTACGGCAAATTTATCTGCCACAGCAGTTAATTTATCTAATACGATTGCCGTATCAAGACCTTCGTTCTTAAATTGTGATAATGATGCAATAACACCTTCTACGGCTTGATCAATATCTTTAAAAGTTGGTAGTAATGGTATTTTAGATAATGGTTCAAGGAATTTGGCAAAATCTTGACCACTTTCAAAGAATCCTGCTTGGGCTAGTGTCAATGATGCTTCAGAAAGATCTTTTATAGAAGTTCCTGTTGTTGTAGAAAGCTTTATAATATCACTTCTCAATGCCTCTATATTTGCTCTTGGTTGTTGTAAAACCTGATCTAATTTAGTAATAGCTCTATCGAATTCTATAACAGATTCGGTAGCAGATTTTAAAACCGCAATACCCGCAAATGGTACAGATGTCGCAAGAACGAATGCAGAATATCTTCTACCAGCTAGGAATACCGAATCGGCATAAGTCGTGGCGGCTTTTGCTCCTTGTGTGACTGCTGTTGATACTTTTGTTACAGAAGTAGCGGCATTGGTCCCAGCTTGAGAAAATTTATTTAAATTAGCGGTAGACTGTGCTAATCCCGCTGTTGATAATTGAGATAATGTTGAAGCAGTTGTACTGGGTTTTGCGGCACCGCCGCCAGTAGCACCAACATTAGTAGCAAAAGATTGAGAAAGTTGTTGCTTGATTTTTTCAAGCCCAATAATCTCATTTATTCTTAAATTAACATCAAGTACAAAAGGAGAAGCCATTATATACCACTATTCCTTAATACATATAGATATTTCTTGTCCAGTATTATCATCAATAAATGGACGAGTTTCTGTCACAACAAGATTACCATTTCCATCAACCTTGACACCATTAATATCTATAAATTCACCATCATTGTTTATAAATCTACCTTCTTTATCAATTAGTCTATTATTTCTATCAACTAATTTCTTTTCCTGATTAATATATCTACCATTTTCATCGACAAAACCAGCTTCTTTCAACCATTTGACTTCGAATAAATTGGCGGAAACATTTTTATCAAATCCATATAGAATTTTTGCCATTGTATTAGCACAATCTATAGAAGCCTGTTCATCAGATCTTTCCATATAATCATTCAGGTCCATAAAATATGGTAATTCAGAATTAGCAAGAACAGAACATTTTGATACCAAAAAATTAAATTTATGATTTTCTGCGACAGATTCTACCGTAGCCGAATCTAATTGTTGTCTTTTATTATATAGAACTAGCATTCTATTTCTGAATTCACCCATGGTTATAGCAAATTCTCTTGCCTCGCTTATTTTTATACCACCTTGTTTTACTTTAAATTCACAAGCACGAATTTTTAAACCAAGATTTTCCATTTCTATAGCATCTTCTTTTGTCCATATACCAGTTGTAACCAAATAAGTATTAATCTCTGATCTTAATAACAATCTTTCTCCAGTTTTACCACTAGTTCTTATTAAATTAGATACTTTTAAGTTATATTGTAAGTTAGCCTCTTGTGCTATCTTATGTGTTGGATACAAAACAATTAGTTCCAATTCTTTTCCATCGGTATCAATAGTTTTTACTAATTCTCTGTTTCTTTGCATTTTTTTCTCCTAGTTTCAATTCTATATCCTATAAAAATCATATCATGTAAATCAAGTTCTGATATTAATGATCTACGTTGTTGATTACCATTATTCAATATATTGAGTCTAATTTCTTTCCATTTTTCTCTATTTTCCTTTTGTGTGTCTGTTAGCTTATCTTCTGACAAATTATGCCCCCATAACTTGTTCCCAAAAATCCTTTCCATCTCCGACAAAGCAAATATAAAACATGTTTCTAATTTAGTGTTAATAATTCTTTTAAACCTATCTTTAATTGATTGTTGAATTTTTTCTTTTTTTATAGCTTTATCTTCCACGAGATTTTTTTCCTTTTATATGTGCTCTTTGCATTTCCATGGCTTTTGATCTTATTTGTATCTTACTATCAGGCAAATTTTGTTCTTCTACTTTGCCTAATTTTTTAGTAATTTCTTGTGTCTTTTGAATTCTTAATCTTGTTTGGGGATCATTTAATCCATAAACGTCTTTAGCACCTTCCCTATCGGCCATTATAAATAATTCTTGTTTATCAGTACCTCTCTTTTTGGAATCTTTTATATTACCACTGATCATATCTTTAGATGTTCTAGATTCTACTTTCTCTGATTGTTGCATAAACCATGAATCCATTAAATCATCATCTTCGATAATAAATGATGGTGGTCGCTCATAAGCTTCAAATACCATATCATATATATATGACCAGTATACTAATTCCCTTTGATTAAATGTCCATAGAACTGGAGAACCTTCAAAGATATTCCCAGTTATTTTAGAAGCACACCATATTTGTCTCCAAAAATTAGATCTAGCTATTTTTCTTATAATAGCATTAGATATAATAGATTCATCGAAGAACTTAAGAGTTAATTTATTAACAAGACCAATATCCGTTTCTTTATCGAAATCTTCTGGATTATTCCAAAATAAATCATAATTTGAATTTCTTGTTATTCTACCTATTAGATATCTTTGTTTATTGGTTAATGCATAAAATTCTGCGCTATTTTTTATAATTTCATGTTTTTTTATAATTCTTTCTATAAGAGATTTTTCCGCATTTCTTAACAATTGTTTTAATCTTGCAAGTTTAATTTTTTGGGTACAATAATTTATTAATTGTCTTTTAATTTTTTGTATATCATTCTTAATTCCCTCTATTTCTTCTTCTATTCTATCAGACCATAATATACCAATATTTTTATGTTCTTCAAGTAATTCATTTTCTTTTAATAATTCCATGGATAATGCATACTTAAAAGAATCTTCATAAATCTTGTTAGACATATTAAGATTTTCTAACGAAGGCGGCACTAATATAAAATCAATTAAATTATTATCGGACCCATGGTATGTAAAAAAAATCTTACCCCAAGATATAGTATGAATCAATTTTTCTAATTCGAAATGGTCCATTAGTTCCTCGGTCAATTTAAATAAATTGGCCCAAAATCCTAAAATTTTCCTATTTAATTATACACCCAAATTATTATTTTGATATGCAGTTATTATTGCTTCAACAAGCTGATTTCTTACAATATCTTCTTGTTTTAAATAAGTGATAGCTATTTTGTCTATTTTATCTAACCTTTTAGTAGCATCAATAAGACCACTCGATTGTCTTTTAACATCAATATCTACCTGGGAAGTATCTCCAGTAACTATCATTTTACAGTTTTGGCCCATTCTTGTTAAAAACATTAACATTTGTTCTTTTGTCGAATTTTGTGCCTCGTCCATAACTACTATACAATTATTAAATGTTCTACCTCTCATAAAACCTATTGGTGCAATTTCTATTATTTTATTATTAATAAATTTATTCAAAAGATCTGGACTCATCATATCCATAAGTGCATCAAAAAATGGTATCATATATGGATTTAATTTTTCATTAATATCACCAGGTAAATATCCAAGTTTTTCACCAGCTTCTATGGCAGGACGAACAAGTAATATTCTGTCAAATTGATGATTTTTAATAAAGGACACAGCCGCCGCCACTGCTAGATATGTTTTTCCAGTTCCTGCCGGTCCTACACAGAATATCAATTCTTTGGTTAATATATTTTTTATATATTCTGATTGACCATCTGTTTTAGGTATTATGGTGCCATTAAAATTTGTTAATGAATTTGGTATTTTTTTTAATTCAATAGAATCAAGAATTGAATCTATTATAGATTTTGTTATATTCTGTTGTTTAGAAATATTTACTAATTCTTGTATAACATTATGTGCTTTTTTTACCGTAGTCTCGTTTTCTCCATGTATATTAATTTGATTTTTATTGATAACTATTTTTATTCTTAATTTATTTGATAAATATTTTAAATGTCTATCCGATTTACCGAAGATACTTACTCTTTGTCCGGCGTCGTAATTTATGGTTGTATTCATTATAACCAAGACTTTTTCTTGGCGACAAATGATATGTGTAATGGTTTATTCATAGGAGGAAATCTCTTAACCAACTCTCTCGCTGGTTGCTTTAACCATTCATCTTCTTTTTCTGGAGTCCAAACATTTGGGCTCGATATAGAAGATATTATTTCTAGGTCTAACTTATTCTTTTTCATTTCCATATATTATACACTTATATTATATCACCATTATCTTTAATTTTTGTATCTTCGTATGGTATTGTTATGCGCCTAGTAAATTCGAGTTTACAATTTTCTAATGCTCCAATTATATCATTAATTAAGACATAAGATAATTCACAGCCTTTATTTTTATCACATAAACCAAAAATAATTTTACTAATTATGTAATTTAAATTTCCTCCCAATTGTCTACTATCTATAAATCTATGTATTTCAAGAAGTTGTAATGTTAATTCCTTTATAAATGAATCAAATAGCAATCTTTTGTCTTGTTTAATATACGGCATATATTATTCCAAATCTCCACCATTCAAAATCCAGTCCCTACCTTGTTTTGTTAAAGTTTCTGGATTAAAATTTAATGTTATACAAGTTTGCATAATAATCACGTCGTCAGATGGTAGCTCAATATTCATATCTCTTAATATCGGAACTATTGAAACTAATAATGATCCACTTAAAGAAAAACCAGTTTCGCTAATACTCATAACAAAATTATATGGAATATTATTTTTAACAATTTTTTTAACAGCTTTAAGAATGACATCTTCTATATCATTTGCTGTCAGAATTTCTTTAAATTGACCAGATTGACAATAAAATTTTGCCATAAATTAATTTCCAAAAAAATCAAATCTTGTAGTCAATAATGAGTTAAAAGATAATCCTGTTCCAGTTGTGGTTGTTTGAATTGTACCATTATTATATGTTTCCAATTTCCATCTATAATTACCATAATTAATTGGTATGAAAAATCTCATATCATTTCCGGTTCTCATAGACAATCCCATAGTAACAATAGATCCCCACCCCCCAGGATTATTAATATTTCCTGGATAAGCTTTTCTTATGTATCCAAAATCATTAAATACGCCACGAAAAATAATTTCATAGCCTTCATAGTTATTAGATAAATTATTATCGGTATCAATAAATAATTGAAATTCATATATTGGATCTATTGTGAAATGCCAAAATGATAAATTATTATTTCTTTGCGCCTTGGCACAAACTTTTAAACTTTCGTTACATCCCAATCCTGGACATTTATATAAACCACCAACACAAAGCCCTCCCTGGCATGTCTCTAATCCATTACAAAACCTAGAATCTATACAATCAGAATCATTGATACAACTTTGTGATATTGAAAATATTATAGAAAAAAGTAAGATAATCATTTATGGACAAGCATTTCCAGCCTGGAATGAATATCCTGGCTTGTTTGGTGTGGTCGTTCCAGTAAATCCCCATGGAACTACTAATGAATAATTACCATTAGTATCTGTAATAGTTTGTGTTGTAAAAGCAGAACCATCCGCATTGCCATCTGCGATAACGGTTACGCCACCAACTGGAGAACCATCTCCGATACATATTTTTCCAGAAACGATTACTGATAATTGACTAGCTATAAAATTTTGATTAGTTTGATCTGATTGTAGATTAGTATAACTCCTAAAAGATGGATTAACTTGCGCTAAAATAGCAGCTATAATAGGTTGAACTATTCCGGTAAAACCAGGGGGAACGGATACGATATATTTACCATTATTATCTGTGGTCTTAGAAACTTGTTTATCATCAGACTTAGCTACTACTTCGATATTAGATAAACCATTCCCACGATCATCAATGATCATTCCAGAAATATGTTTTGGAACACAGCAACACAAACAAGAACATAAAACCAAAAGACTTTTCTTCATTACTCTTCTCCTTTAATAATTCCAACAAACGGTAATTCACGATATAAACCATTATAATCAAGACCATATCCTACCACAAACAAATCATCATCTATATTACGACCATAGAAATCTACCGGAAATTTACAACCATATTTTCTCAATAACGTTACCACTATCACTTCTTGAGGATCAAAAGAATTTATTAAATTTTTAATAGTATTTAATGTAACCCCACTATCGGCTATATCGTCTATAATCATAACGATAGAATTTTTAATCAACGACGGATCAAGAACACAATCAATCTTCATATCATTAGATTTGGTCATGCCGAAATAACTACTAATTTTAATAGGAGAAATTTGAAATGTAAAACCAAAATTACTTAGTTTCATCAGTAGATTTGGTGCAAAAAACATAGATCCGTCCATTATTGGCATAGTTATAATATGAGTATCTTGCGGATATTTATCACATATAGAAAGAGCTATTGACGTTATTATGTAATCAAGTTCTTCGCCGCTTATAAGAACATCTATTTTCATAAGATTATCCGAATATATTTCTTAAATTATCATCAAGTTTTCTTCGATATTTTGAATCCAAATTTTCATTTTCTAAATCAATATATTCCCCAGAAGGCGACATATTGTCAAAAGGATAAATAAACATAACTTCAATATTCGGTGGATAAATATTATTAATTTTTAATTCAAATCCATCGTTATTAGAAAATATAAATTCAAATTCCTCAGTTTTATCGGCGAACATATATAATTCTTTTACTATGATTTCTTTTTACATTATTATTCCTATTATTAGGATTAGCATCAGCAATTTTATTTCTCTTAACCTCAACAACATCTATTATAACTTGTTGATCATTTATTTTTTTAATATAAACTACAGTAGTGTCAATCTTATGTTTAGATGGACCCCTAAGAGATTCACCATAACATGGTGTAATTAAAAATAAAACAATGAATAAAGAAAATAATCTTTTTATCATATTATCCTTTCATATATTTTATAGGATTTGGTTTTGGGAAAGTTTTGTGTGGACAAATACCTTCGTTATAGAATTTTCCATTTATACAATTAAAACATAAACAAGAAAAATCGTCTTTAATATTTCTATTATTAATAAACCAATTAATAAATTGTATACATTGATCCCCATAAAGAGATATTATAAATGGACAATTCACATATCTTCCTTCTTTTGCAACGATATTCAGAAATCTTCTATTTTGTTCTCCACAACATGTACATATATCCTCAATAAAATCAAAAATCCTGTGTCTTATTTTAAAATTCAAATATTCGGGATTAATATGGCTATTTAAACAAGATGAACAGTATATAAAACCATCATTACAAATATTTTTACAACATATTTCACAATATTTTTCTTCAGGGGGATTAATTATTCCATCATAAAAATGATAATTCATATCTATCTCCTTTGTCATAATATATCATTAACATTTATTTTTATTTAAATTATTTAAAATGGAGGCGGGGAGAATCGAACTCCCGTCCCGAAGTATATCCAAAAATATTTCTACGTACATAGTTGATTATTTATCTTAAATTTAACACGCCAATCAACAGGCTTATTAAACAGCAATCCTATTTTCTCTTATCCAATAATATTAGGATATTATTATCGGATCAGCCTATTATTTTCACCAATCAAACTAATAGACATCATCTGATTGATGTGCTGCCTAAGCAGCTAAAGCAAAACTACGATTGCCGTTTAGGCTTTTGCCAGTTGTTTTACGAGGCCAACTAGCAACCTCGGTACGCAATACTTTTTTCATATTACCCGGTCGATACCTTTCGCCCCCGTTTCTTAATACCATAAACTCAAAAAATATTTACCGAAATATTTAAATCCTTTTTCTATTCGTTTTAATTCTTTTTTATTAAAAGGTTCTTCTAAATCCCATTGATTTACCTCATATTCAAAAGCAAAAATCATATCATCAATCATATCATCCCATTTTTCTTCTGTTAATCCAAGCGGATATCCACTATATGTTTTCTTAAATGCTTTTAATCTTGGTAAAATATACTTAGCTATAGCGGTATTAAGATTCCAGATTTCATATGGATGAAAACCATGCTCATTTTCGAATTGTTTAAAACGATGTTTTTCTTTGATCCAATGTATAAATTTTTTAAATATCATTACGCTTACCCGCATCTCTTAATTTTTGTATATCCATAGCTTCCCATTCCTTTGGATAAGACCAATTGATTGTTGATCCTTGCCAATCTCTAGCAAACTTCGCAGCTAAAGCATAATGTTGACCATCATCTAAATAAATATCTCCTTCTTTAGGATCAGTTTCGTAGCCGCAAAGAGCTACTTTAATTCCGTCAACAGTCCTTATTCTTATGCTCATATTATATCATATCACATGAAGTATTTTCTTTTTTAATTTGATTAGGAAAAAGATGATTATTTTTAAAAAAATAGAGGCCGGATAACCGGCCCCTATTCTTTATACTATTGTTGTACTATTTAAAGTCCAGCAGGATCCTCTGGGTGTGTAATGTTTAAACTGTTGAAATTCGAATAGTTGAAAACTGTCGAAACATTTCCGCCAGTAGCATCCCCACCACCATAAGTAACACTTGACAATTTATTCTTCGTCCCAAGATTGAATCTCGATCCTTCTCTCATTATTACGTCTATTGTTTGATCCGCGAGATTAGTTCCGCCAGGAGGATCGGCTAATGCATCAATAAGATCGCCCTCGCTAGATGTTACTTCAATAGCACATGTGACTTCTACGGGGAATGAAGCAAATCTATGATATGGTCCCCTACGACCAAGTTCAAATAAATCTTCTCTACCAAGATCTGTACTTATTGTAGCGGTTTGAATATGTGCTAAGAAACTATCACCAGATTGTACATTAAATCCACTAGCGTCTATACCTGGAATTTCTGTTGGCCATAGACTTACTGTGCCAGTTAAACCAGTTCCCATAATGACATCTTCTCTGCGTTGAACTCCACCAGAAGATGCTAATGATAAAGGTTCATCTGTTCCATCTAAGCCAACTGGGACGAAATATACACCAGATGCTGTCCATTCTTTATTATTACCTACTAATGTAACATCTTCGGTAGAATTACCATCAACATTCAATGTATATGTAAGTGAAGATACGAACATACCAGACATACCAACTGTTTGTACTGGTATACCAGATGCAGCCTCATTTGTATCAGGATAAATGTTTAGTGCTATGAAAGATCTACTATTAGATCTACCGACAAGAGTTGAAGAAACAGCATCCTGTGTGGCAAGATGATAAAGTAGGGGGTAGCCGTCGAGAACTTTCTGTACCGTTACCTCGATATCTGGAATACCCTCAATATTTTCATATAATTCTAATTGACCTAATTCGAATACTTGTTCAAGATTAAATGTAGTTGTTAAACCAACGCTTTGGACACCATGGACTGTAAAAAAGCCAGAAGGATCTCCACCAGATGCCGAAATACCATGTGGCGCAAATCCAACTGCCTGCCCAGCGTAGAATATGCGGGAATTACTTGCCATTTATATCACCCTTTTCTTTTATCGCTATCATACTATCATTTATACACAAATTATAATGGTTACAAATTAGTTTCGCCATAGATAATTTCCTATCTAAATATATGGTCGAATGATCATATAGTCTTTTACATATTGGCACAGAAGTAGCACACGCAAAAACAATAGAGTAACAACCAGATTCTGTTTCTTTAATTATTTTATTATCTTTATTTACAAATTTTCGAAAATTATTTATTATATCGAATGTTCCACATATTCCTATTGTAGGATTACTATTATTTCCCCATGATACCCATCCATCCCCATCGACCATACCTCTCCAAAAATGCCTATTATTTTTCAAACATACTGGAATTTTTGCTGTTTTACTTTTTCTAGGAGTTATATTAAATTCTTCTAATTTATCCACTATTTTATTTGAATAAATACTTAAAAATACAGCATTATTATTATAATATAATTGTTTATTAGATCCAATAAATTTCTTGAATTTTTCCAGATGTTCCCAATCAGATTTTTTTAAGCCGAAATTTAATTGTTTTGATCTCTTTTGGGGATAATAAATATTCCCATCAGATAGAATAAAACCTATCCAGTAGGCACTTTCTTCATTAATATCATCAAAAATATTTTCATTAATTTGATTCGTTCTTCGGGCATTACTAGCATTTCGTATTTTAATATTGTTTCTTTTTAAAAATTTGGTAATAGTCACATCGGCCACACCATATTGATGACATAGGGCTAATGCTGATTTTCCATTATTATATTTTTCTATAATAGAAGAGGCTATTTCTTCATTGGGTTGCCATGTATCTGATCTTAATTTATTCATATTATATTATACACCAAATTTTATGCAACTCAAGCTATATATTTCCAAAGTCCACTTCTAATTGCCAAATTACCTTAGCTCTAAAAATACGTGTATTTAAAGAATTAATTTTTTGTATCTTACCATCTAAAACCCTTAATTTTTTCCATGGAAAATTATTTGTTAAATCCAACCAATTAGTAGTTCCAGTGATTATATCCCCATATTGATCGAACGGAAATGGTATAGCATTTAAATCCGCCATCCAAAATACAGTCCTACTTTGATAATCTAACCAGTCCATTAATAAATTTCTTTGATAAGCATTATCTGCGAATATATGGAAACTAATAATTCTTGTTTTTATCTGTCCTCCACCTAATTGTAACCCGGTTTGTCTACCAGAATCGACATCAATAAAAATAGCTGGTAGCCATGCCTGATGATCTCTGACTGGTGTACCAGATGGAACGGTATCGGTTAGAAATTCTTCTACAGCATCTAATAATAATTGTCTAAATTCTAAAGAATCAGCTAGTCCTACTTTAACCATTTTGGTGGTAAATTCAGCCCTTATATCATCGGTAATGCTCTGTGGATTATCAAATATTATTCTGGCATTTGGATAATCTATATGATGACCAAATATACCAGAAATAGAAGAAGATTGACCATAAAAAATATTATTAATATATACGCCGGATACCCTAAATGGGGCAGTACCCCCAGATGGTGGTGTTACACCAGTTTCCCAAACCCATTCTGGACCTATACCTTCCCATACTTGACCATCAGGATATCTTTCATCTATTACCGAATGCAATTTAGCTTCGTCTAAATCATAAAAACTAGAAGAATTAAATTGATAGCTAGTATATGCACCATTATTCAATAATCCCCATTCCAAGAAAAATTTCAAATTATATAATAATTGATCTGTGAGTTCATAGCCTCCAAATCCACCACTCGCTATACCCCTAAAATCAAAACTCATTATCGTATATTCTCCATTAATATATTAGCAGCATTTAATCTAACTTGTTCTTGACCCAGGGCGAATTCAATGAAATTTTCACCAAAATTCCCCCTAATAATATCCGGTAAAATATAACCAGTATTTTTTCCCAATTTTTGTAATTCTATCATAACGGCTCTTCCGCTTCGTGAAACCTTATTAATAGTTGTATCAAATTTACCAGAAAAATCTCCAGAAAAAACAATATCGAATGCAGCAGCACCAATATCAATATCTGGATCTATCAATAACCATCTTAATACAGGAATAACAATATTAGAAGATTTAGAAACATATTCTGCTCCTGGTAATGATAAAAATTCAGTAAAATCACTAGGAACAGCCCTAATACCTATAATAATATCTGATTGATTATTGAAAATAAATTTAACAGATTTTCTAACCAACGATATCATTCCATCTGCTAATCCATTTGATTGACTATCTGTTAAACCAAAATGTGCCGCCAAATCAACACTTCCGTTGCCTCTTAATGATTTAATAACATCATTATTGTCTAATAAATCAGCCAACATGTTTCCAACAGAAGATACTATTGTATTACCTTTTAATAAAGCACGACCAATAATTCTATTCTTGATATCGGATCTTACACCAATACTTAGTTGTTGATTAAATTGCGGAGTTGGTATTAATGTTATTTTAGCCATATTATATATCTTCTATTAATCATCAATCAATTCCCAAAAACTTATGCAATATCGAGATTCTCTCAAGCCAACCAATATCGGACTCCTAATTAACCTTACCTTTAATTTTATAATATCGGAAATAGCCGAGTTAGATATTGCCGATCTTGCTCTTACTAAATCATCAAACTCTGTTGCAAATGTTTTGAATCTCACGATATCTCTATGTTTCCTAACAGATATTCCGTAATTAGCAGCATCTTTTGGATTCCATTTTATCAATGTTTTTATACACTTTTGTCTTTCTGTTATTAAGAATCCGTGTCCCTTACAATATGGGCACTTTTGACCTCTTGGGAATGGCGTCGGTCCCCCAATTTTATATGTACCTATAGATCTTCCGCCAAAAGTATCAAAAAGACAATTCGGGCATATTTCTTTAATAGGATCAAAATTTATCAAAACATGTTTACCAAGCTGATCTATTAATGCATCTATTCTAGATTGGTATATATTTATAAGATCATCGCCTATTTGAATAGCAGAATTTGGATCTAATACGGGGCAGACCACCGGGGCGATTGGTTGTATACCATTGATTATTAATAAAATATTTCCAGAAGTTGAGGGTATTATACTCGTAATACCAGACACAAATAAATCAATATTATTATTTACAGAAATCGGCCCAGAGATAAAAAGTGATAGATTATTATCAATAAAATTGGACCCCTCTATAAATAAATCTATATTATTAGAATTTGTATCAGAGCCAAGAATAATTAAATCGACGGATTGATTATTCGTATTTTTACCAAATATAATTAAATCTATTTGTTCGGACTGGGTATTTGTTATAACAGAACCAGATATAAAAAGATTTATGTTATTATTCTGCGAATCCAGACCAGCAATGAATAAATTAATATTATCATTATTTGATTCATGTCCATTAATTATTAAATTGCAATCATTATTATTTTCATTAAATCCATGGATAAATAAAATACAATTATTATTAAAAATTATTGGTCCGCTTATAAACAAATCAATAGAATCAGATAATATATTTACATCAGCAATAAATAGAGTTATATTGTTATTCTGTTCCTCGTGTCCATTTATAAATAAATCTATATTTTGTGTATTGGAAACATGTCCATTTATAAATAAATTGATTTGATTATTGTCTGAATTTAGTCCATGTATAAAAAGATCTAACGAAGTATTAAATTCTTCGTTTCCATATATAAATAATTCAATATTATCAGTTGCTTCGTTCGACGATAATATTACAAGTGTTATTGAATCCGATTCAGTATCAAACCCATTTATAAATAAAACTATACTCTCATTATCTGTTTCACGCCCATTTATATAAAGTGTAATATTGTCATTTGCAGCATCAGAACCATTGATGAATAATGATATATTATCATTTTTATTATCTTTACCACCTATAAATAAATCTATATTATTATTAAAACTATTATGACCATTGATAAATAAATCTATATTATCCGTAATTGTCGTTGTGCCCACAATTCCAGAAATAAATAGATTTATATTATTGGTGAAAAATATCTGGCCATTTATAAATAAATTAATATTATTATTTTCTGAATTTTTTCCATGTACAAATAAATCAATATTATCTGTTTGATTATCCAGACCTTTTATTAATAAATCAGCATTATTATTAAAATTATCATTACCGATTATTATTAAATTGAAATTTTCGTTTAATGAATCTTTACCATCAATGAAAAGATCACAATCATTATTTTGTGAATCCTTCCCATTAATAAATAATTCTATATTATCGGTTTCTATCGCCGAACTAAATGTAAATAAAGTTATAGAATCATTAATAGAAAATGATTCAAGAAGCAGAACCCCACCATCATCTTCTAGGCGATAACCATCTATAAAACTATTTTCTAATAAATATCTGCCCATTATTATCCAACTTTAGTAAGAACTAAAGAACTACCAGCCATTATTTGTACGCTTAATCCAGCTACCTCTGACCCATGAGTTAATCTTAAGAAAAAGGATGAATCTGTGATGTTTACAATTCCGGTAATACGATACATAACATTAACATTAATAGCATTATTACTATCGTGTGGTCCTAATATAATACCGCCTGATCTCGCGGCATTAAAGGCCCAAATTTGACCAGTCGTCTGATTAAGTTCTTGATTAACAAAACCATTGGTTGTATTTGTACCAGCATTTGGAAAATAGAAATTACATGCAGAAATACTTCCACCACTATGACCCACGGAGAATTTGAAGGTTGTTGTTGTATCCGAAACTTGACCACAAATATAATATTCAAAAATATAGTTTCCTACTTCTGGGAATACTAATAAACCAGATACTAGAATCCCTCCGGTTTCACTAGTTGCAACCTCGTTAGAGGAAAGAGATATAACCCTAACATTACAACCAGATTGAATAAATGCAGTTGTGGCTATTTGTGTAGTATTTGTGCCAGATGCCGCCGTTGGAGCAGTTGGTATACCTGTAAAAACTGGCGAAGTATTTCTAAAGGTAGCAATTTGTGTTAATGTTTCCTTGTTTGAAACTCCAGATTGACTAACAGCAAATTCGTCCAAGCCTGATGCGGCCACAACTTGTGTTAATTCGCTTATCTTTTTATCCGCCATATGGATCTCCTATCCGGTTTTAGTAAGAATTAAACAAGTTCCAGCTTTTATTGTTGTATTAATTCCCCCAAGTTCACATCCTTCATACAATTCTAGTGTTCCAGATACTGTAACTATCATCATTCCGGTAACACGAAGCATAATATTGGCATTTAAGGTATCAACACCTGTTTGTGGTCCAAGTGTTGCATTTTTGGTTCTAGTAGCATGAAAAGCCCATACCGATCCAGTAGTAGGATTATTATCTTGATCTATTGCTCCAGTAGCAGCAGTAACACCCGCACTTGGAAAATAAAGATTATATATAAATACAGTAGTTGTTCCAGTATGGTTAACAGCAAATTTAAAACTTTGTGTCGTACCAGCAGCCTGGGCAACAATATAATATTCAAAAACATAAGTACCAGAAGCAACTCCAGATACATCCATCCCAGACACTCTAACCATTGCAGTTTGAGCATTGGGTGTTTCGTCCGCATTAAGAAATTTAACACTTACGGGACCACCAGATTGAGCGAAGGCTGTTGTTGCAATTTGTGTAGTATTTGTCCCTGCCGAGGCAGTTGGTGCGGTCGGTACGCCGGTAAAATCTGGTGAAGTATTTAAAAAAGTTGCAAGCTGTGTTATATTTACCTTTTTTGAAACCCCAGATTCATTAACGGCCAACTCGTCTAAACCAGATGCTGCCGGAACCTGAGTTAATGCACTAATCTTAATATCCGCCATACCAATCTCCTAATTTAAATCAATTCCCAATAACTCGTACAATATCTATCATCTCTTAAGCCTATTGGAACAATTCCACGAATCATCCTAGCCCTCATAACAACTAACGATCTTTGGTCATATTCTATTATGGCTGTTTTAGCTCTTATTAAATTATCTGATTCTGATAAAAATGCTTTTAATCTAACAATAGCTTTATCATTATTAACAGAAATATTAAAATCATTAATTTCTTTTGGACTCCATTTGGTTAAAGCAATAATACATTTTTCTGATTTTGTTTCTAGCAAACCATTCCCCTTACAATATGGACATTGACTACCTCTTGAAAATGATATGGGTCCACCAGAAATATAAATTCCTCTTGATCTTTGGTTAATTAAATCAAATTCACAGTTAGGACAAGGTGTTAACACAGAATCAAATTCTAGTAGAACGTGTTTACCCAATTGGTTTATAAGAGAATCAATATAAGATTGATATATAGTTATAAGAGTAGAAGGTATTTGTATTGTTGAATTTGGATCTAATATCGGGCAAGATAATGGAAGAATTGGAATAATTCCATTAATTATTAAACTAATAGATGATGCTTCTTGTGGTGGTCGTATAAATAAAGTTATATTATCATCTATCACAGCATGAGGGTTAATTACGAGTATTATATTACTTGAATTATCAACATGTCCATTAACATACAAAATAATATTATTTGGTTTAATATCAAACCCATAAATAAAAAGTTCTAGCGATTTGTTATTATTATTAAGCCCGTTAATCAACAAATTAATATTATTATTGAAATTATTATTACCATGAATAAAAAGATTTATATTATCATTCTGTAAATCCATCCCGTTAATAAATAGTGAAACATTATCTGTAATTCGTATTGGACCAGATATGAAAAGATCCATCATATTAGCGTCTATATTAAAAGTACTAATAAATAATATAATATCATTATTAAAAACATTCTTACCATTTATAAATAAATTTATATTTTGTGTATTAGAAATATGTCCATCAATAAACAAAGTAATGTTATTTGATTTAATATCAAATCCATTAATAAAAAATTCTAATGATTGATTAATTGGTTCTGGAACCTTTATAAATAAATCCAAAGATTCCATTGTATGGCTTGAATGAATAAATAAATTGATAAAATTATCGGAAGAAAATGATTCAAGGAATAAGACCTCGTTAACATTTTCTAGAAGTAGACCATCTACTAAACTACTTTCTAAAAGAAGTATTCCAATCATTATCTAACTTTCGTAAGAATCAATGTTGTTCCTTGTTCAACAATTGTGTTAATACCATTATCTTCAGAACCTTGGTATAATTCTAGTACACCTGTCTCTGTAACAATAATAATACCATGAATATAATATAAAAGACTAGCATTAGCTGTATCAACAGCAGTTTGTGGCCCTAGTGTTGTATTTTTAATTCTAGTTGATTGTACTGCCCAGATTGCTCCTGTTGTTGCGTTATATTCTTGATCCAATTCAACGTTATTGTTTATAACAGCGGGATGTGTAAAAAATAAGTTATACATAAAAAGAGTAGTTGTCCCGGTGTGGTTAACAGAAAATTTCATGCTGTTAGAAATATGCGCAGATTGGGCACTAATATAATATTGAAAAATATATGTGCCAGGACCAATTCCACTAACATCTATTCCAGAAACCTTGACCATACTCGACGAAGAATTACCTGGCGCATCGCTAGAAAGAGATTTTATTATTCCACTAGAATTAATAAAATTTGCTAATTGAAATCCCGTAATTTTTTTTGATACTCCACTTTCATTTATATAGAGTTCATCAATACCCGACGCCGCTATAGCCTCTGACAATGCACTCAATTTTGTATTTGCCATACATATCTCCTAATTAAAAATTTCTTTGTCTCGGATTACAAAAATATTGAGAAATATTATCATAATACCAAGCCAATGTATCTATCGGTGTATCATTAGGCCCTCTGAATGGAGACAAAACCGCCCCATAAAAAGAAGCACCATCGGCTATAAGTATTTGTTTTTTTAATTTATCATAAGCACTACATGGACCTAATTCAAGTATATCTCTATAACCTCCAAAACTAGCAGTTGTATCCACGGAACTGTCCCCATCACGTACTTTAATTCCCTGGCCTATCGCTTTTTGAAAATTACCTTGGTTTAATATACATGCGGCTTTCAGCGGAATTAATGCTTGGAAAATATTATCATTATTAGTTATGGGATCTGGTGAAATAGTAACATTACTTATATCAAATATATAATCTAGAGAAAAATCAATTTCATTATTAGCCAATATTCCTGCTAATATCAATACCTGATATAAATAAGCATCCGTATTTTTTTGTGGAGTATTTAAATCATCAATTAAGATTCTAAGCATTAAAGTTAAATCTGTTTGCCACATATAGGCTCCTTATATTTGTAAAATATATGAATCTGGATCTCTTAAACTAGGCATTTTGCCGTCTGTAGATTCTATAGATTGTAAAATAAAATCATCTTCAACAGTATTACCAGCACCATCATCCATTCTCCAGTGATATTGCGCTCTATCGGTTGGCAAGACAGGTAAATTAATGGTGGACCAACTATACTTTCCTGTTGCGTCTATTTCAGAACATACGTCGCTTGTTAAAACCACAGCAACTCCATCTTGCCAAACTTCAATAGTAACTGTTTGTCCCGTAGTTAATTCTCCGATTATAGATATTGGAGAATCCGGTAAATAATCATATTCGCGTATAGCCATTTTAACCTCCTAAAATATATTTCGATCTATCCGAGGGGTGTTGAAGAATATTAACCCCGGCGCTTTTAATGAAAAACTCAGCTATAAATTCTTCTCCATTATCAGCACTCATTTTGTACATATATTGTTGAATACCAAATCTATGTGGCGGCAGATTAATCGTTGACCAGAACCATCTTCCTGTGTCACCTATTTGTTGACAAATATCATCAACTAAGATTACTAATATATTAGCACCATCTATTAAATCCCAAACCTCTATCGTTACCGACACTACAGAATCACTAAATACACCAAGTAATTGCGGGAAATGATCAGAACTTTTTATAAATATGTCTATTTCTACCGATAAATCAACAATAGATTCTCTTTGATTAACGACTATACCATATGGCGACACAAGACCACTAGTGATTATATCTTCTATATTCGTGCCATTAAAATTCATTCTACGAATTATGGCTTCGGTTTGATCAATCCAATATAATTTACCATTATTTATATCAAGAGATAATTCTGTTGCATCAGTCAAGCCAGATACTAATATTTGTTCTAATATACCACTAGAATTTGCACGATGAATGGAATTGCCATTATCATCAATCCAAAATACTTGATCATCTCTACTGTTTACGTCTATACCCCTCGGAGAATTCAGACCAGAAATAACTATTTCAATATTAGAACCATCTGGATCAAAACGAGATATCAAACCACTCCCTAGACCAGATGGTCCATTGGTAATATATACTTTATCATTAATTGTGTCTATGGCTATACTAACAGCATTTTCTAAACCAGATACAATAGTTTCAACATTACTGCCATTAAAATCTGATCTTTTAATAACATTAGAAGTATCGTCGGTCCAATATATCTTATTAATAGTTCTATCTATAGCTATTCCAATTGAACCACTAATTCCACTAACCACTAAATCTTGTATAGAAGTACCATCAAGGTTAGATCTTTGTAATTTGGAAATACCATCATCCAACCAATAAATCTTTCTACTAGAAGAATCAATATCTATACCCAGTGGAGTAATAAGATCTGTATCTATTATATCTTCTATTTTAGAACCATTTGAATTCGATCTTTGTATTTTATTACTACCTGGATCAGTCCAATATATAGATACTAATCTATTAGTAATTCCGTGAATATTCAATGTTATACTATTGTTAAAGCTTTCATGACCAGTTTCAACTAATATGAAGTTATCGTTAAAATCATCAAAACCATGAATATGTAGATTTATATTATCGTTAATAGGAATCGGACCTTGAACATATAAGTCTATTGACTCATCTATCGGAAGTGGACCCTGTATATATAGTTCTATGTTATTATTAACCGGAAGTCCAGATCCCAAAATATCGGTATAATAATTTAATGGTAACTGTAACCCACTTCCAAGAACATAAAATTGTACAAGCTCTAATGATGTGAATTGATCTATATTGCCCCATAATGTTGTTTCGTCGGCAGCCATACCGCTCGATAATAACTGTATATATTTATTACCTATATTTGGTCCACTATTATCCCATTGTGCAGAAGAGACTTGACCCATTTGTATAAAACTATTACCATCAACACTTAAATATCCTGTTGAATTAGCCCCATCTTGTTCTATTCTTGCTACAAATAATGTAGGCTCAAAATTAAGTAAAAATTGTGATAGAAACTCATATCTAATACCAGATGCATAAAATCCTAGTATGACTCCACTAACTCCGCTAATATTAATCAATATAGAATTATTATCAATCCATCCTAATTGTATTTCCGTATTATCAAATCTCACTCCAGATACCCATGATAATGCCGTTAAATTAGTGTATTGATCTGGTGATGAATAATTCCCACTCGGACTATATAATCTACCAGAAGTTTGAACAAAATTGCCCTGATCAATTATTAATGGAATATATGAAACATTATCATTAGTCCATTGTATTTGTTTGGTGAATTCTGTGTCATCGGTGTCATTCGGTTGATAATAAATAACACCACTAACATCTGGTAAGAAAAATGGACCACGAAGATATAATATTATCTCATCTGTTGAAATTTCTATACCCCGAGAAAATAAAGTTATATTATCTGATGTTATGTCGTGTGCTGTTAAAAATAAAGTAGTATTATCATTAATGGGTTCACCGAATGTAGAATACAGGGGCATAGTCAAACCAGCGAAATCTGCTAATCTGAATAATCTTCTAAGTTCATGGGTACTAAAATCTGAAAAATTATCTTGTTCTCCACCCCATAATACTAATTCGTCTATCCAGTGATTCATAGCATTATTTATAGCTATTAATTGAACACCAGATTCTACTAATATTATTGGTTGTGATCCGGATGATTGAACCCCATGATTTATAAAACCACTTCCATCAAGAGATGTATTAAGTATCCAATCATCGCCAGTGTCATTATGAAAATCTAATACAAATAAATGGCCACTTCCATCGTTTATAGATGTCAAGAAATCTACTAATCCAGAACCATTCCATACACCACTACCTAATGAAATACTACCAGAAGCTATACCAACACTATAACCTTTACTTACTGTTACTTCTGTATCATTATGGGATAGATTTTTAGACCACCCACCAAGAACTATTCTATCATATCCACTTACGGATGGATAAGCTCCTCCGCTAGTAGCTACTATATTCGCACTAACGAATAATGCACCAACATTAGCTGTACCATGGTTTGAGTCGGTTGTATCCTCGTAAACTATAACAACTTTATGTCCATCGGTTGTAACAATATCTGTATGTACCACACTATTAGTGGTTACAAGAGAAATATCTCCAAAACTTATTGTACCACTAGTTGTTAATGACCCTATACTAACGGTAGGTCTATTAGAATTACTCGCATTAGGAAAAGCACAAATAAAGTGATCACTATCTATTTCATGTGCTCTTAAAAATGCTAATGTTATTCCATCGGCAAGAGTAGCTATACTGCCAAGAGATATTGTTGTTCCACTTACTTCACCAACTTTAGCATTAAGTTGTGTGCCAGCATCTGTCCATATAATACCAAATTTCGTAGAACCAAGTGGTAGGACACTAAAAGATTGAAGAGTATTGGCGACAAATTGTATGCCAGATCCCCATGTTATGGTTGTACCACTTATAGCACCGACAACAACAGAACCAGCACCATCTGGATTAGTATCTCTATATGCAGCAACTACATGTGTATCATCTAATCTTTCGACAAAAACATTAGAAATACCATCTTCTCGAAAATTAGTTATAGTTTCAAAAGTAAGGGAAGTACCACTTATACTTCCAATCCTAGAATTACCAGCGCTACCACTTGTAGCAGTTTGATATACAACAACAATATGACTTTCATCTGGAGAAGTTATATCAAAATTGCTATTATTTAATGTTTGAAATGATACTGGTGTACCGAACGAGATAGTTGTTCCACTAATAGATGCAATAACAGCTTGTTGTTGGTCGCTAAATAAAGGATCTTTAAAAGCTATTGCAAATTTATCATCTGCAACTCTACATACAGCATTTAATGTAACAAGACCAGCACCAAAACTAGATATTACTTCATATCCACTTGCCCATACTATTGTATCACCAGTAATGGTTCCGACATGCGCCCATGTTCTAGAACTTATTAAATTACCACCATCTCTGTAAACAACAACAACTTGGGTATCATTCAATCTAGCAATTACTGGTTCTATAGCACCATCCGAAGAGAAAAATTCGACCTCTGATTCCCATGTTATATTCGGAGAAAATACACCAGCTATACCATTAATTATTTTAGCTGGAACAAACATTCCAGAACCAGTCCATGTTTGATTTTGTGTGTATTCTGTAAAATCATCTAATGGATGATAAAATATTACGTTATTTTCTCTTAATATACCAGAAGCGCTCATATATTACCCTTGTTTAATAAGATCCATAAAGCTAGAACACATAAAGTATTTATTGAATTCATCTTCTGAATATTTAATTTGATGCGAGAGGTTTTTATTTCTAAGTGGAAAATCACATTTTTGAAATCTTTTAACAACAGTACTGGGATGAATACCTAATACTTTTCCTATTTGTGAGCAGGACAAACCAATGTTGTATAGCTTAATTAATAGATCGTCAGAAAATATTTTATTTGCGGTAGATTTGTCTCTAAGGATTATATTATTATTTTTTAATATATTATAAACCGTGGCTTGACAAATATTAAGTTGAGATGATATATCAGAACAAGATAAATATTCTTTAATATATAAGTCACAAACTCGTTTTTGAATACTTTTCACTAATCATTATACACAATAATTATATAGACGATATTTTAAGTATATTTCTTATTGTCGTATTGCTAACATTATAAATCTTTGACAACTCTTCTGTCGTTACACCACTTTCGTATAATTTAATAACGCGCTCATTATTCTTTGAAGCATCACTTCTTTGATCTCTTTTACCCCTCTTCCCCGGTTCGATATTGTGTCTTTCTAATATTTTATATAATTGACTAGCACTAACGCCATATTTATTCTTAATATTTCTTACTTTATCCCCATCCATATAATCCTTAACAACACCACTTTCGATATCCTCGGTAATATTTGTTCTTTGTTTATTATAAAATGAAATATCTCTTCTGTCTAATCCGATTGATCTTAGCCTAGCAAGAGCAAAGCTGTCCGATTTGCCAAAATGTTTGGAAATTTTCCTACAAGACCACCCTTGGTTATGTAAAGAAACTATTTCTTCGTCTGTTATACCCTTTTTCATATGTAATTTTTTATGCATATTTTCCGATACCGTGACCCCATTATTAATATCCCAGAACGCTTCATAGGCTTGAGATAATTCAAATAATTTATCACAATCCTCGATAGGTCTTAAACTAGAATTTGATCTTAAAAAATCCTTAAAAATATCGGCAAATTTATTTGGATAATGATGTACGTTTAAATTCTTGTTATCGCCATTTATCTGACATTTATACTCATCTCTTTCTATGCAAGCCCTTTTCCAAAAATTAGCCTTGTCGCAATTCCTTATTCTGTCATGTAACAAAGTCACTCCTCCCTTCCAGGCAGGATTTCTTGTCCTTTTATTCTTTTGAATTTCTATACCATTTTTTCTCAATATATTAGCTATGGTTCCTCTAAAAACACTATAGATTTTAGCTATTTTGCCACAATTTTGTGTCTCATCATCTAAATATAATTTACAAATTTTTTCATGCTCCGATAATGGAATTTTATGTAAGACCCTAAAAGATTCTTCTTGTCTATCTCTTAATTTAATGCCAGCCTTTTTAAATCTATCACAAAGAGACCCTGTACCAATATTATATTTTTTGCCTATTTGTGCCAAAGTCATATTATTGTCAAAATAATCCCTTTTTATATCATCTAATTCAACTTTTTTATGCCAATAACCACTATTTTTAATCTCTATTTTATATTTTCCTAAATATGTTATAATAGTTTGACAAGCACATTTCATTATTTTAGATATTTCGAGCGCAGATTTATTTTCATCTACATAAAGACAAATTATTTTCTTCATTTCTCGATCATCAAATCTCATCCATAATCCTCCTTCTAAAGAATTCCTCGTATAGTATTATACACTCATCCTATGGAGTTTTTTATTTTTTTATAAGAAAAAAGGGAGAATTTTCATCTCCCCGTTTTCATTAGTTTTAAAAGGTTCCTAGAAAGACCCCAAAAGTACCCGTCTCGGGTCCAAAACAGCGAATCCATGTTCCTGCCAGGCGTAGAAGCCTGCCTTTCTGCGCCTGTGTAAAGCCGGATCCTCGAAAATAGTCAATTGTTCTTTTACTGGCATTACAAACGAATCATTTTCCTGAAGATCAAGACCAACAACTATTTCTTCATCTGATGCGCCCATACTAACACTAAGAGAATCAAAATAGTTTTGAAATTCCTGATCAACGCCTAATTCTGTAAATGGATGAAGTCTTACACCATAAATACCAGCAAGTGGTCCAGATTCTGGATTATCACTAGCTAGGAAAATATCCCTACGAGTAAAATCATCAACATCATTCTGATCCCATTCACGAATATCTTCTAGTGCTTCTGGAGACATATAAAGATCTGTTAGACGACCACGACTTAGACTTGCGCGATTTCCACCAGCAAGACGTGTCATAGTTGTTTTCATCAAACTTACTAATCTCTTAGTAAATTGACCAACAGAGGCGTTGGCATCGAATACCATTGGTGCTCCACCACCAAAATCTGTTCTACCAGCACCAGCCGAAATTAACAATCTCCATCCGTCGGTATTCATCTTACGAACGAAACCCGCTTCTAGAACCTCCATAGCTCTAGACACAATATTCCATCGTGCTTGACGAGCATATTTAAGTGGCCAATCAACAGAGTTAGCACTATCGAATGTTGATACTGTAACGATATCGCCGGAGATAGTTCTGGTAGGAATAGCTCCTTCGCTCGGAACAGTATATGCGATAAAATCATCCTCATTGTCTTGTGTGAAGAAATCAATTGGATATTCTGCTGTCGCACCTGGATCTAATACCTCTGGCGCAAAAATACCATCAAGAATATCGCCATTAACCAAGGCGGATCTTAGTGGAATTTGAAGAGCTTGTGCTAACGCTCTCATAGCTGAATTAGCTTCATTTGAATCATTAGAAGCTGTTGCTTTTAGTAAATTAATCATATCTTCTGTAGGTTTTTGTACATTACGCTTCATCTACTTCACCCCCTTTATTATATATCAATGTATACTTTAGCAAATCCATCTGCATCAAGTGTTGTTTCAAAACGACCAATTTTGGCGACAGCAGTACCTGATGTCGGTGTTATAAGACCACTAACACCAACATAAGCATTTGCTCCCTGTGTTGGTGTACCAAGAATCATATCGGTTACTAGCCATCCCTTACGAAGTAATGTTACCTTCTCGCCAGGACGAACTTCCATATTGTGAAAATTCTTATAATCTCGTGTTGCACTTAATGGGGGATTAACATCTTGTAGTAATACGCCTTTTGGAACACTACCAGAACCAGTAGCATGGTAAAGTACGACATTGTTTACATCATCCATAGCTACTCCAGATCCCTGGGTTTCAACACAAGCGATTCCACCTTTTTCTTGAGTGGCTTGACCAGCGACTTCTGACCAATAATTAGATATATCTGTTACTTCCGCATAATCTCTGTCTGGTTTAAGCATTATCTTCTACACCTCCTTCTGTTTATCGTTCTTTTTACGACTAAGTAATAGATTAGCTGTAGCTATAGCTACTTCTGCCAATTTATCACTAGCATTCTTTTCTTCTGCATTAAATGCCGGCTCATCTTTTACTTCAGCTTTTGATAATGATTCCTCGGCATCATCTGTTACATCGTCTTTTTTATTTTGAGCTTCTGACTTATCTTCTTTTTTAGCATATTTAACAACAACAGCAAAAGTTTCATCAGTCATATTTCTTAGCTCATCTAGAGTAGCCTTTTCATCTTCAATTTTTGTTAATGCTTTTAGCTTAGCAAGTCTTTCATTAGCTATAGTAGTTTTCTTAATATCCTCTAGTTCTTTCGAGGTTGCATCAGCCGTTTTACTCAGACGATCTATCTCCTTCAGAAGATTTGTTTTTTCCGCAATCAACTTATCAATTTCCTTAGTTGCGTCTAATAGCTTAACATTTGATTCATCTAGTTTAGATTGAACCGTAGTATCAACAGATACTTCCTTTGTATCAGATACTTGATTATCAGCTTTTGTGCTCATCTCGACACCCCCCTTCAAATTTGTTTTTTCTTGTGATTTTTCACAATCTTCTATTTGTTGAAAACATTTAGGTAGATTAAATTCGTTAATTAGAAAAAAAGGTTTATTATTAACACGTTCGGCGGCAATCTTTATAACAGAATCTGGATTCGCAGGATTCGTTACTATGCCTTGGCCACCGAAATTTATATTTCTTAAAACTCTTCCCAATTTATTACCATTAAAATCTCCAGTACCACCCATTAATTTTAAATGCTTAGTTAAAAACGCTGTAGATTCATTTCTTTTAACAACTTTGGTAGTACCAGTTTTAACATCAAGAAAAGCATAATCAAAATCAGAAAACCAACATTCCATAGAAACGAACATTTCACCATTGTTTGCTTTTGATATAATATCAGATATTTGATCTCTTATTTTAGGTAAAGCTTTATATAAAACACCAGCAACTTCTATATCGAAGCTTAAAGGAAGTTCTTTATCATCCATTATATCGGTACTGTCTTTATTTACAGCACGACTAGAAACGATATGGCCCAGAATAATCGTCTCATCATGCATATAATTAATTGGTTTATGGACTGGAGTATTTCTGGCTTGCCAGATCTCTGCCGGAAGAAATACGTCATCATTCAAATTCCATCCAGTGCTGACAAGAATAGAAACAAGAAGTGATAAATCTTTTTGTTCAGTACCAATTAAATCTTGTAATGTTTTTATATTAGCATTAGAATCATTGGCCTTATTTAATATTTTAGGATATTTAACCTTTAATATAGTCCCACGAGATGCGTGAAGTTTGCCTATAAGACCATCCGAAATTTCTTTGTGATATATTTTCATTTATTCTCCGACTTTATTTTTATACACAATAAAATTAATTTTAAATACTTTTCATCAATTATTATTTATTATTAAATAATGCAGAAATTTCTTCTACTATTTTGTCCTGATTTATGACCTTTTCTGATGATAAACCAGTTTTTGCATCAATAATTAAGTTAGCTTCATTCATCATATGTTCTTCTTTAGGCAAGTAATATCTTCTAGTTTCTATTAAACCATTATTATCGCTAACTTTGACTGTATAGGAAAAATCCTTAATATATTTCTCGGGATCATTATAGTCGGTATATTTTGCGAAATATATCTCACTCGCAGACACCAGAACACCATCAATTGTTAAAACACATTCTTTTGTGTTAGTATCTAAGGACACATTCACTATTGCCATTTTTTTATACCTCCGTTTGATATTTCTTGACCCTGTTATATAATCCCCTATTAATAAAAATATTAAACTCTTTACGAAGTTTTTAAGATAGACCATGAAGAACACATTAAAGATTTCTTTTCTTTAATATCTGGAATACAATTATTTATTTTTTGATAATCAGTAAGTAAGGATGTAAATATCCCACAAAAATTCTTAACAATATTTTCATTAGGTTTATTTATGCAATTTATTATTAAATTTTCATCAAGATTATCTTTGGTATCAATTTGTGGGAAAATACATATTTTAATATTTTCTAACGATATCTTTTGATCTTTCGTTAAGGATCTAATATTCTTAACCCCATTAGATTCTAAAAACATTTTATCTATAATTTCATCTAAATTATCAAATATTTTTTCACCAACAGTCTTGTATACAGACAATATTCTGTTAGTTCTTTCATCTCTTTTTTTAGTATCTATAGTATTGTTAGGTCTACCAGCTTCTTTGGTATCAACAGACCTAGGTTGATCTCCAGATAAATTGTCACCACCATTTAAACCTAATTTTTTATCTTGTAAATCAACTGCAAATTTTTGTTGTAATTCCATTTGACTATTGGGTCTATAATATGGATTAGCCTTTTCTAACATAGGAGGATTTGATTCCCTAATCTTGTCCTCTTCTTTCATATGCCCCAATTCAATCATAAAATCTTGTCCGAAGATTTGACAAGCGGTTTCAACGGATATAATATTACGATCTAATAACTGAATTATTAATTGTTTTTCGGCAGCTTCATCTCTCAGAGACATAATACCAAAAGAAATATTAGGAATTTCTTTAAATCCAAATGCATCGGCCACCATCTTAAGCTCACTCTGTATCCATCTAATACATCTACCTCTTACATATTCTAATCTTTCTACAAGTGTTTTTAATTGAACAAATGCTGTTTGCCCATTTCGTGTTGTGGAATCTCCACCACCTATTAATGCATCTGGAATACCAAGACCTTTTATTATATCTGAATTTACTGATTTATATTTATCTGCACCAAGAATTTTGTCTGTCGGAGGATACTCTACTTTATAATCAATCATATCGTCCCAAACGATATCCATTATACCGCCGCCAACATTGTGTGATAATAAATCCAGAAGTTTATTAACGCCAGTTTTAGTAGGAAGAATATCTTTGTCCGAACGACCAAGTTTCCACAATCTTACTACGTTAATAACACCATCCAAAGCGGCCATATCGGCCAATCTCATTTTTTCTTTAAAAAGAACATCTTCTAAAATACCATATAAAAATGGTGTACCCCAAGATTCCCAATCATCTTTTTTATAATAATCTAAATATATCGTGGATGGATCAAGCAATACAGAATTATTATTGCTACTATTCACCGAATTCAATACTTCGGCAGGTAGTTTCTTTATTAAGTCTTTTTCTACAGCAGTTTTAGGATTTTTTATAGACTGCGCTAATTCCTTTGGTATTTTGAAAGCTATTGATTCTGTGCCAAAAAATTTACCTATTGAGCCACCTACTTTTTGAACCAATAATGGTGACAAAAACGTATAAGACCATGGAATTTCTCTTTTATTAATATTCTTTTTTTCTTTCTTTATTTTTAATGGCTGATCGAGTTTATGATCCTCGTCTACTGGTAAATTACTTGGATCATACATATCCGCTTTCATCATATCTTTTAAAGCAGGCTTTGTTATTATCGCCAATTTTCTTTTAATAATAATATTCCCGTCACGCATAAACAATTTCATAAAATCGTGTGCCCTATTAGCAAGATCAACTTTTTCTGCCCATTTTTTGAAAAATCGTTCTTGACCTTTAACTGAATGTTGTATGCTTAATCCACCAGCAGCAAAATCAGACATAAGGTCTATAACATTTCTTATAATACCTATTTTTTTATAGATAGCTTGACACGCTTCTATTATTGCTTCATGGGTATTTGGTATAGCATCTTCTGGTCTATGAAAATCAACATCATTTCTATTATGTCCAGATTTTAATTTAATTCTTGCTACGCTTTCCGCTACTGATCTGTGTGTATCTCCAGAAATTGATCTAATTAAAACATTATCATCGGGAAGTTGATAATCCGATAAATCCTTACCAGTTGTGTACAATCCCTCATTTTTTTCTTTTGCCATAATTTTCTCGATTCAATTACGGTTAGACCATAATCCCATTATTATACACAATTATATTTTTTTCCTATCTTTTACAGCACCAAACGAATTCTTTTTATTCATCCAGTCAGAACCATTTTTCATTCTTCCCATACCTGGACCTCTATATAAACCTTCTTTTTCATTAGTTTGGCTATATTTTTTTACATTACCAACAACATCAGAATAATCTATTGGTAAATCAACCTTAACATCATTGTCGTATATATATTTATGGGCTATTAATAATGATGTATATCTATCTTTCCGTAATCTACCTTTTCTAGATCTTCCTTCTGTAGATCCTGGTTGAGAAACATTAGGGGTATCGAATCTTTCTTTGCCAGTAGATGTTTCGGTTACTTGTATTGTGCATATTTCATTTTTCATTTCTTCTATATTATTGACACATTCTTCATATGTATCTATTTTTACTTCCAGGGCTATTTCAGCCATTAATGCAGAATACATTTGTACTGTATCGAATGCTGGAAATAAGAGCCTTTTAGTTTCAAAACTTTTATGCAAACACATATTAGCCAAAGAATTATATTCTGTACTTTGTTTAACCAAATTCAATATATGTGGGCCATCTACTTCTCCATCTGTATATTGAGGATTATCTCTATCTATTATTTCATATACAGGAAAATCTTTTTTATCCTTATCTAGTAATTTTTTATTTCTTAACATTTCTGATATAGGATATCCACCGCCCTGGCTATCCATTTCTATCCTAATTATATTAAATCTAGAAATCAAATCCTTTGTTTTATTACATACATATGTATAATAATCATCTTCTTTAACAAATCCATTTTTCTTTCTCTTACTAAATTCTTGTTTATTAATAGACCAACAATAAACTACTCTATAATGATTAGGCCAAATTTCTATAATAGCAATAGATAATTTATCTTGTTCGGCAGCAGGATCTATTCCCATCACATATTTTAATTTGGAATCACCAGACATTCTTGGAGTAAAAATAACATCTCCATCTGCTGTTTGAATTGGTCTAGAGGGTGTCACACTACATGCCTCTATTAAGCTTCTGGGGAATACACCATCGCTATCCGCAACGAATATCGCACCATATTCCATAAGAAAAATATTTTTTGGTAACATAGCTTTCGCATGCGCTAATTGTCTTTGATCCAATAATCCTTCTGGTAAATAATTGTATGGAATTCTAATAACAGCATAATCTTTATAATTAAAATTATCTGGTATAGATGTATAACCACCAAAGATTTCAGAAACTTTGTTAACATTTCCTTTGCTTTGAATAATTTCTCTCCACATTTTAAATTTTTTAGCGAAATGATTAAAAGCATAATATGCTGTCCCAGAATAAACTATCTGATTACCAGTCGGCGATTTTTCTTGTATAACGTTTTTAACATCTTGTGGTAAATCCATATTTGCTAATCTTTTTTGAAAAGCAAGTCTTTTTGCTTCATCCACCGGAGATTTTGTAGTAGAAGCAAAACCTCTAACGACAATATCAAATACATCCTCTGGGATGGACGCAAATTCGTCCGCTATGATGATATTCGCTCTGAAACCACGAATTTTTGAATTATGACTATAAAATCCATTCGCGCAATATTCATGAGTATCTGGAACATGAATATCAAAAGTTACACATTCAGAATCTTCTATACTTACTATTTCGTCATAATATATATTATCATTATTTAAACCTCGTATAATATCAATGTTATTATTTTTTATATTACCATATATTCTAAGAAAATTATTAACAAGAGGTCTACTAGCAGTTTTTTTACCCAATAATCTCTTATAACAAACAGATGATGTTTTCATTAATCCTTTTTTAGCCTTATTGTCTTTAGATATATTTCTCATCAATGGTAAAATATTTGGAACTTCGTCGCCGTGATTCATCCATCGTTTTTTATTAGCAATAGCATTTAATAATTTATTTTGTTTTCTTTTAAGTCTAAATCCAATTTCATTAGCAAATTTAAGAACATCATTACCTGTAATAATCAATTCATAGCATCTTTCCCATTTTTCTGATCTTTTCCTGGAAGTTACATAGGCGACTATTCCATAATGTAGCAATATATATTGTAATTGCTCTATTAGTCTTTTACTTGTATTACAAAAACTAACAGTAATAGCAATACCGCCTTTAGCAGTAGATATTTGTACGCAGCCATCTGTATCGAAAAGTCCAGAAATAAATGCTGAAGTAACTTCTCTTGAGGATCTAAGAATTTCAGATGGAAATTGTTTATCTTTTGTTTTATAGTCAGATATCCCGAAACGATTAAATATACACGATATCACTTCTTTGCCATGATATGTCCAATGATTATTGTCATATTCTTTTTGATAATTACTTTGTTTGATCGGCACAATTTTTTTAACAGCATGGGCCAATTCCGGGTCTTGTGTAGCAAAACCAATAGTATATGGATTTGTATATGATCCATCACCAATTAATAATCCCAGAGCATAAGATTCTTCATTTTCTATATTTGTATTACCATTATGCCACCTATGTGTTCTATCTATTAAAATTTTATCACCAATTTGCATTTCATCCATACGTGTCCAAATTATCTCATGGTTTCTTAAAATTTTAAGTTTATGATTATGGGTAGCTTCAAATTCAAATCCTTTATGGGTTTTTATTTTTTTAGTTTTTTGCAAACCATTACAATAGGACTCATCAGATATATTAAAATTCCCATTTCCCCAAACTGATTCATTTCTTTTTATAATATTTTTATCAATAATATGATTAGGTTGATAATCTGATATAGTACCAAATCTATCAAAATAAGTTATTGCTGTATTTTTTGAAGCACAGCCGTCGCCTAAAGGCAGCGCCACAACACTAGATTCCCCAATATTAAAATAACATAAATCGACATTTTGTCTTGGTCCACCTTTTTTCCCACCACCTACTATACTTCTTAGAACAGAACAATTATTCCATATATTTTCTATATAATTGAAAACTAATTTTGCTTGTCTTAATCCTGCTCCAATGATAACAATTTTTGTTCCTTGTTCTAATAATGCTCTTAATACAACATAAACAGCAAGAGTAAAAGTTTTACTTCCTCCTCTTGCTGCTACAACCATAGGGAAAGGAGTTTTCCATAAAGTCTGAATCATTGCTATTTGAATAGGAAAGAGATCTAATCCAAGAAGAACTTTAGCTGTCCATCCGATATAATCAATATTTAACATATTAGAAATAATTATTTTATCCATACTTTGATTATATCTTTGTATATCAGAAAAAATATGATTTTGTACTTCCGGTATACGATCTCTATAAGGAAATAAATATGCGTACTTACCTTCGTCTCCTTCCATTAAATCTTGTAATGTTATAATATTTTTAGTTGTCATTTGTTGTCCATCTATCTCTTTCTATTCTGACCACTTCTTCAAAGATTAATTGACAATATTTCTTACCACAAGATCCAACAGGAATAATATGTACGCCATATGATAAAGATAAATTACAAAGCCAGCTAATTAACGCACGTCCTGGTACACCCTTTGAAAATTGTGGTGGAGAGAGACTAAGCACATCGCTGGTTAAATGAGATTCTATAATTATATACCTATATTTAATACTTTGCATTCGTTCACATTCTTCTTCAAAACATTTTCTTTTACCATAATTACCCCATAGTTCTGAATAATCAAGTTTTCTCTCTATAACTAAAAGATCTTCATAATTCAAAAGAGAATAATCTCCTGTTTTAAGTGTACTAATAATCATTCCTTCGCATCTCGGTGGACGCTTTTCTGGTTTATGTTGTTTAAATTCCCATCCATGTCCTTCTTTCTCTCTGGAATCTCTAAGAACAGTATATGTAGGAATACATAATCTAGACATGAACAAATTCCTTTTGTGTATTCATATTATTTTTTAATAACCACTTATGTTTAGTAACCACAATATCATGTTTCTCCATACATTGATTACAAATATCTATCATATCAAAATATTTAAAAACAATATTAAGTCTATTAAAATAAGTATGATTCTGGGCAATAAATGAAGAAGATTTAATAATATTATCTATAAGTTTATCTTTATCTTTTAATAATGATTCACATAAAGATATGAGATTATATTGAGTAGAAAAATAAATAATATTTTCGTTCATTAGATCTTTAGATAATTCTATGTCATTTAATTGATAACATCCCCACAGTAAAGAATCAAATGTATTGGTATCAAGATATATATTTTTTGTTTTATCATCTTGGTTATGTAAATTTATAAATAAATAGCATGACAAGAAAAGGTTTTGAGGATAATTATCTGTGTTCATTAATATTATTGTGTTATTGGTAATTTTGAATCGTTTAGTGATCGGGGATATCCACTTGTCTATAGTTTCTTTATCATTTTCGAAATTATTAGATAATAATATATCATTTTCTTTTTTTAGTATTGATGCAGTATAGAGAAGATTACCTGCTAATGGTAGATAATTTATTCGTTCATTTGTATGTTCTTTAATTTCTGACCATAAATATATATATTCAATAGATTTTATTATTTCTTCTTCTATGTGCAGAAGATTTTGGTCAATAGGGAATATTTTAAAAATAATCTTAACCTTATTTTTATTTATGGTATTTACGGGTAGCTGAAAAACTCCATTTTGTGAGCCTGAAAATATAATATCGACATTATACTTTTCAATTAAATTAATAATATCTCTTTTATTTGATGGATTTTCATAATAAACGTTATATCCGAGATATTCTAATACGTTTTTATATCCGACGCTAATCAAATCCAAGGATTTTTTATTATTTGGTATTATTAATATAGACTTATTCATATTAATCCTCTTTATCTGTTTCGCCATCAATAATAACAGAATCGTAACTACCATCTGGAAATTGTATTTTTTCTCTTAACTTAGTTTTAATATCTTCTGACGCTATCCTTGTCATCTCGGCATATCTTCCTTGTTTTTCTCGCTCTTTCGCCGATGCCTGAAGGCTGGCTATTATACTAAAGAAATTTTCTTTTCCGTTACGAAGATCGTCTATTCTATCTCTTCTTGTCGCAGCTAAATTACTCGCTATTTTTTGTCTTTCTGCCACAAGCTTGTCATATCTTTCGTTAATCTTATTAATTAAACCAGTATGATCGGATAAGGAACGTATTTTTTCGACTCTTAATAATTTATCTTCTTTAGGTTCATTTTCTTTATTAGGACTTTTTTCCAGCCAACTTCTTAAATCTTGTATTTCTTTTTGTACACTTCTCATTAATGTTAATTGTCTATTAATAAGAATTCTATGTTTTAAAAAATCATCTATTTGAAAAAATTCACTAAAAACTATATCTTCGAATTGACAACATATGTTACCGTATTCCTCTATATATGTATCTACTTCCGTAGAATCAAATTGAAGATTAAGATTAGTAGATAGATGACTTTTCTTGAATTGTTCTCTAAACCAATCTGCTTTGGATGCCTCGTCTAATCCAGGTGGTGGGATAGATAAAACAGATTTTTCTTTGATTTCGGTTTCATTCGGACCAGATTTAATAATACCAAGTTTTCTTCTATTTCTTCTTATTGAATCAATACTCCATTCATAATTAAATTGTTGTAATAAAACTTCTTGTATCTTATTGTCCTCTAATTCTTTATGTAAACAATCCTTAAAAACATTAAATGCTTCTTTGTGATTTACTAATTTTTTACTTCCCTTTTTTTTAGCCACTTTCTCTATCCTTTAGAATCTTCACAACAATTATCCTTAATTTATTTAAAATAGATCTTGGTATTTTATTACCAGATATTAGTTCATTAAAAGATGATAGTAAATCTATCGGTATATTATCTTCAAGATATTTCTTTGTCTCATAGTATGTCAAAATATCGGATGGATTATTTACACAAGAAGAACTTGAAGAAGCTAATAACCGATTCCTAGTCGAATCTTTTATTATATTTATTGGTAAAGCATTAATCAAATTCATTCGCTGTCTTGATTTACTGTTTACAGAAATATCATCATCTGGCCTATAATATTTATCTCTTTTAAGATTTTTTAATCTATTAGAAACATGAGTATTTAAATAATGTTCTAAATTGCCTCGATTTTTAATATATCTTTTTAATGCATCTAAACATAAAATCCATATTTCTTGTTCTATGTCATCTTCTGTATAATATGCAAAAATATTTGATTTTCTATGTAGTTTTGCTATTTTTGTTATTATTGGTATTGCTAATTCCATCAATGAATTTTTTATCATATATCTCCTCTATATTAGACTGTATAATAGATTCTGCTTCTTTTGGATCTTCTTTCTCAAGATCATTTTTCATCAAAGCTTTTGCTTTATTGTCTTGTTTTATTTTAAGATTAATTCTTTTTTTCATAAATCACAAAAACTATATACACAATAAAACATCCCTATATTATATAAAGTATAGTTATAGGACATTTATTACAAAAAAATAAAAAATAAAAAAATAATCTCTTATAATACTATTATACCCTTGATGATAAACCCTGGAAAAAGATTGACAATTATTAAAAATACGTTACCATACATACATCCTTATTCAATATTTGATACAGAAACGAATGAAGTTATAGGACAATACAAGACAATAAAAATAGCAGAAAAGATTATAGAGACAATTATTAAAAAATTTATTAGTAGTTGCGGACAAAGAAAAATTAAAGAGATAGCTGAATCTTTAAATTGTACTATTAAAAAATATTCTTCTAATGATCCAATAAAATGTTATGAAGAAAGAATAAATAAACCAGATGGTGACAAATTACCAAAATCAGAAGAAAAATCAAAAAGAATAGTGAGAATCAATGATGTCAACAATTGATTTAATGCATGGAAAATTTGAAAATCTAGCGAGTGTGATTAAAGAAAATTATAAAGTTAAATTAACATTTATTGATCCACCAGATAATTGTGGAACGCATTATCAAAACTATACAGATAATCTCCCCAATAGTCTTTATGTTGAATTATTAAAGTTATGGATAACAAAATGTTGTGATTTAACTGATGGACCAGTTTTTTTGAGTATAGCTGATAAATGGGTATCAGAAACAGAATACATCATTAAAAAAGGATTCATACCACTAATTAAAAGAATATATTGGCACTTTAAATTTGGTCAAGCTAATAATTATATATATAGTCCATGTATAAGAAATATGTACTGGTTAAATAATTCTACTATTTATCCTGATAATATTAAAATCCAATCCGATAGGATGAAAAAATATAATGACAAAAGAGCTAAAGCCGGTGGAAAAATGCCTTCTAATCTATGGGAATTTCCAAGGATTTGTGGCACATTTAAAGAAAGACGTAAATTTCATCCTTGTCAACATCCAGAAGCTTTATTGCAAAGAATTATATTAGGTCATTCTGAACCAGGAGAAACAGTGTTAGACCCTATGATAGGTTCTGGTACAACGGCTATAGTATGTAATAGATTAAATAGAAATTGCATAGGCATTGATTGTAGTAAATATTATTTAGATAAAATAGGAGAAATCATTAATGAAGATTGAAATAATAGCAGAATTATTAAACAAATGGGAAACCATAATTAGAACCGGCAAAAAAGAATCACTCAAAAAAGCTAACTCATATACTGGGGGATTAAGCGCAAGAATAACGCAACTAGATAGATTTCCTATAGTATTTGATCACAAATTCGATGGAGAACAAAAAAGAATACAAAAAAATATAACTAATGAATCACCAGAATTAAATAATTTAATAAATACACTTCCAGAAATCTTACGAGGATATAAGTGGACTAGAAAAGATTATATTGATTTATACTTTAATCATTATTCGATTGTTATTGAAAAAATAAGAAAACAAATATCAAAATGAATCAAGAAATAATTTGTGATACTTGTGGTTTAGAATATTCCTCTCCGTGTGGAAGAAGAATACTTGGCAAAATGTTTATATGCGACGATTGTATAGATAAAATATTAATATTACATATACATGTTAATAAAATAAAACTTTTATGTCCATTCTGTAATACGATAAATCGCAACATAAAATGTCCAAATTGTTCACTTGATAACATGTTAAAGGCTATAAATTATGCAAAATAATATAGAGAAAGAACGTAGTTATGTTTTTGATTACACGACGTTTGCTAATAAGAATATATATGCTAAAATAAATGAATTAAGTTCTCCGGATTCATTCGAACGTAATATGATAGACACATATCTATCCAAAGAAATTAGAATTAGACATATTCTCTATAAAAAAAATATTTCATCGCCAGAAATAATATTAACAACAAAATATGGTAGTGATAAACTAGAAGGAAGAATTGAAAATAATTGTAATATAAATCATCATATAAAATATCTATTAGATCCATTAAAAAAATTAATTGTAGAAAAGGTTAGACAAAATTTTAAATATAAGAATTTCAATATATCTATAGACAAAGTTAATAGTCCATTAAAACTTATGATCGTAGAAATAGAATCATTAGATCAATCTACTCCACTAGAATTACATAAATTATTAGGTTCTAAAGAAAAATTTATAGAATGCCCACTTTCTGCTTTTGAATTTTTTAAAAGAAGAATAGGTATATGTGGTCCTCCAAGTAGTGGAAAAACAGAACTATCTAAATCTCTTAGTGGTTTAATTAATACTAGATTGGGTGGATCGTCTATTTATTGTTCCGAATATTGTAGTGAATTTATTTGTAGATATAACAGACCACCATTACCAGAAGAACAATATATAATCTTTGATGAACAACAAAGAAGAGAAAATAATATTCTAAATAGATCAAATATTGTTATATCTGATTCTCCTACGTTTTTACCATATTTATATCAACTGTTGAATTGTAAAAAATCGACATCTAATAAATGCAATTTATTTTCTTTAGAAAAATTATATGCTAATACTTTATTAGATACACAAAATTATACGGATATCTTTTTATTACAACCACAAAAAATAATCGACGATGGTATCAGATACAACATCGCCGAAGAAGTAGAATATATATATGAAAAAATATGTGATTTTTTATATACACACAATTTAACATATACAATACTAAAAGATAGAGATCCATTAAATATAATAAAACAACTTTTTTATATTAACGGTTAATATATGTCTAGATATCCAAGAGAAGATCTTGATAAATATTTTGAATACGGATGTTATCCACCATCTAGAATGATATATCTTGGATCTCGGTCGTATACTAATGATTCAGAAGAATCCGGAACAGATTTCCAGATGTCCGACCACTTCATAAAGGCCATCACGTATCTAGATTCTAGATCTAGCGACCCTATATACATACATATGAATAATCTAGGGGGCGACTGGTATCACGGTATGGCTATTTATGATGCCATTGTATCATCTAGATGCCATGTTACGATAACAGCATGGGGACAAGCCATGTCTATGGGATCAATAATATTGCAAGCTGCTGATTTAAGAATATTATCCCCGAATGCTATAATGATGATCCACGACGGTTTTGAATCTATAAACGGATCATCCAAAACAGCAGAAAATTGGGCTAAGGAAAGTAAAAAATCACGTTACAAAATGTATGAGATATATCAAGATAAAATGAAAAAGAAATTACCTAAAATCACCATAAAGAAAATAGAAAAGTTGTGTTCCCATGATACTATATATTCGGCACAACAAGCTGTTGATATAGGATTGGCAGATTCTGTTCTAGATAAGATGATAAGTATAACAACTAATGAATAATATGTGTATAATAATGTGGTGATTATATGAACGACATAGAACAAATTATTAATGTTTTCACTAATTATCTGTGGGCAAATTTACCCGGTAATTATACCATAGAACAAGAATATAAAAATAATATTTTACGAATCCATATAAGCAATTATATTTTAGATACCGAAAAACCAATTTGTACAAAAAGATATTATCATATTAACGTTCTAAATAAAAATCAAGATGACCTATTAGGTATGGCTATTGATGCTAGTGAAGAAATTATGAGTTTTTTTTCAAAGAGAGCAAAAAATGATAAACTCTAAAAAACGAAAACCGATAATTAATTTCTTGCTTAACAAATGGGAATCACTTTCAGAATCAGGTGCTATTGAAAGAATACATCAACATCAAATCAATGTTTGTAGATTACAAAATCTCCCGATCGCTCCTGGAGAATTAATACAAGAAAATTATATCCAGCAAATCTCTAAGATAAGATCGTTAATAACAAAAATTATACCAGAAGCTAAATTCATAGATGTTGATTATGAGTCTCCGGCATTATTACAACCCGAAGATTTTTTAGAACTTTATGTATCGCATCAAAAATTGTGTATAGATAAGGTAAAATCATTAATAAAAGATATGAGAATAAAGTAGTGATGATAATTGAAAAAGATTATATATAGAATATGGAGTAAAATATTAACATTTCTCGGCGATATCACATGGAGTGGATGGAATAGGCCGTTTTGGTTTGTTATAAATCATAAAGAATATGAATTAAAGGGTAAACATTTCAGAGAAGTATCTAAAATCATCCAACCTGGCGATGTAGTAATACAAAGATATGAAGGTTATGTAGATAAATGGTTTATTCCAGGATTCTGGAACCATGGTGGATTATATGTTGGAGAATTTAACGGCCAACCGCAACAAGTAGTACATGCAATAAGCGACGGCGTTATTTGTGAAGATCTTATAGATTTTATGAGAACGGATCATATGATAGTATTAAGACCACCTTCTTATATGTCACAAAGCGGCGTTCAATTAGCTATCAGTCTAATAGGTAAAGAATACGATTTTGTTTTCGATTTCAGAGATAGACAAAGATTTAGTTGTACGGAAGTTGTAGATTATTGCTACAAGGGATTAGCTATGCCAAGAAAAGGGTGGTTTAAAACTATAATAGTAGCTGATGATATAGTCGCATCCAAAATACTTAAAGTCGTTTGGCAGTGCTATTAAATGGTAGACAATAATTAAGATTCTTGATATAATTTAATTTCCATATCTTATTTTTCTTACTATATTTTAATTCATAAATATCTTTATTACATACTAAGGCTGTCATAGCCTCGACATTTGCGCCGATAGAATCTCTCCATCCTGGTAATAATGCAATCCTCTTACATTTATTTATAACTTGGTTTAAATCTTTAATCATCCATTCTTCAAATGTAGTATCTTTGCTATCATTTTCTTCTGATGGGTTCCATACCGTATATCCCATATTCCTTAAAGCCAGAGAGCCATCATCAAAAGATTTCTTATTATTATTTTTAATATTACGCATTGGTCCTGCTAAATAAAAATCATATTGTTTATTTTTTAAATACATAAAAACAAAACCAACTAATCCTATAACAACAGCAAAAATGAACGGCATTAAATCCATATTATTTCCCCTCATTAATATGTTTGAACATTTCTATCTGGGCAAGTCTTTTTTCTGCGCCTTTTCTTGTCTTATAACATCCCATATTTTTACCACTCATACTATAAACACAATATGGCTTACTCGCCGTACCATCTTTTCTAATAGTAGCTTTTGATTTAAAAAGATCGGCTATACTATTTTTTAAATCTTCGAACCATCTAAACATGAAATGTCTCCTTAAAACCTTTTCCTATCAGATAAATCATATATCCTATCCAGAATACACAAAATACTGGCACAGCCATATCTATAAAAAATCCTACTAAAAACATGAATCACCCAAACATTCCGCTAAGATCAATTTAATCATTTGTTGTCGAGCTAATGTCTTAGCTTCGTTTTCTTTATATCCTTGATTATAATAATATGAAAATAATAAAAACATAATTTCTCTATCTTTGATACTTTGGTAATTTAGTTCATTGCCAATAATCTTACTTTCGCGTATAGCGATTTCAATTCGAGAAACTAAATTATCTAAACTGTTTGACATTCAACAACAGATCCATCTTCTATCACGATCTGACATTCCTTGCCGTGACCAACTCTTTCAATCCATACCTGTGCATCTTTTTTAGAGGCCATTTCCGCTATAATGCCCAAATTCTTTTCGTCTAATAATGATCCATCTCTAATTAATAATATTCGTAACTCTGGATTCATAGAAAGTCCCATGGCTACTGAAATTTTTATCTTTTGCGCCGAAGAACATTGATCAAATGGTATATTTTTGAACATCACACCATTTTCGTCAAATGTTAATCCCTTAATTGGTAACTTTGAATTTTCTAAAAGATCTTGTTTATTTTTACTAATATTTTCTAGTTTTTGAGATAATTCCAATGAAAGATTTCTCAATTTATCTAATGAACATTCTATTTCTTCTTTCCTTTTATTGCTTCTAACTTTATTATTAATTCCTTCTGCTGAATTTAGTTGTATTTTTAAATCTTCTGTATTTACTTCCTTTAATGATTTTAATTTCTTCTGATTAGAAGATAATCTTTGTTCAAGCTCTGTTTTTTCTTGTTCTAACACTTTTAATCTATTCTGATCACTATTTATAAAAGATTTAAGTTGTAATACTGATTGATTATTAGATAATCCTTCTGTTAATTGTTTAGAAATTTCAGAAACAGAAACTTCATTTTTAGGAACATCGTCGTAGGAGTCAATAGAATCAAAATTAGCTTTTAATTCTTTTCCTTGTCTATTAACTTCTGTCCGTTTATCAAAAGCTTCTTTATATTCACTATCTAATTCTGTAAAATCAAGACCTGCAATAGACTTCAAAGTGGTTAATCTTTCTTTATCATTCATGTTAGCGAATCCTAAGGGATCGAACGAAAGATTACCCACAAGTTTATCTAACATAGCTTGCGGACTACTGAATGTTGCCCCATCCTTATTTTTAACAACTAAATTAGTTCCCTTTTGTGTAAAGGTTCTAGTAACAATAATGTCGCCAAGATCCAAGATAATCCTAGCCTTTTCTTGTCCATTCCTAATAGGCTTAGATGGTATACTCTTAGTTCCACCAAGAGCGTATTCTATAGAATCAAGTAAACTACTTTTACCAGCTTCGTTGTCGCCCCCAATTATAATCATCGAACCATCCGGTTTAATAGAAATAGTTTTAAGGCGTTTAATATTCTCTGCTTCTATGGCAATAATTTTCATTAATTATTCCTATTCCAATTTTTTATTGCTTCTTTATATGTTTTGCTAAAATAAGAGTAATGACATAGCCTAACTCCTGGCGAATGATATTCTCCACAAGAAATATAGAAATTTATACCATCAAATCTATCCTCGATATCTAATTTCTTAATTATTGGAGATAAACCACATCTTTTACATCGTTTAATCCTTATAAATAATTTCAATATTTTCTTTATCAAAAATACTATTTTCATTAAATATTTAACCCTAATGAGGTGTTAATAGAATAATTATCATTGATATCTTTTATTAAATTTTTAAAACTTTCGATTCCTGAACTAGCGCAAAATCTCATAATTAATTGTTCGTTGTTATCTTGTAATTTATAATATTTACCTGTTAAAAAATCTTCTCCATTGCATTTTAGTTCTAAAGGAAATTGTATTTTCATATCTAATCAACATTAACTAAAGACAAACTTGCGGCACTAAAAACCTCTGGACGGCCTTTTTGGGGACGCCCCTTGCCGAAGGAGACCTTAAAACCCGCTTCTGTCACTTCTTTTACGACCCCAATCTTGTCTACGACACCTGGGCATTGATCACAAGATACTACTCTAACCGAATCGCCAACACTAAAACTTGTTTCTGTTGCTGTTTGCATTTTATTCTCCTTTAAAGTTAACATATCATACCAATATAGAAATTCATCATCCCTTTTTTAAAATTTTTCCATGTTTAACATCATCTAAAAGATTTTCGGCCCTTGTTCCATAACTCAAATTAATTAAATTATTATTATATTTATTCCCATCAAGATGACGTACTTCTAAACCATTTTTTTTCGGACCAAGAAAAGTGATTGCCATCAATCTATGAACAGCTTTATGAAAAGATTGACCATTTTTCTTTAATCTAACATAAAGATATCCATCCTTGTGATGTTTACGTACACTCTTCAATTTTTTATTAGGTCCGTAAATATTTCCTAGATCATCTATTGTATAATTATCAAACCCCAGTATTTTCTTTATCATTTTCTATCGCATAATCTATTGCTTCTCTTACCGTAGCAAATGGACCATGTTTCAGACCAACTCTATCTAGTTCATAAGAACTTGTTTCGTGTAATCTCCATCCGCGACCAGTAATAGACCAACGAAACCTACATTTACCAGTATAACTTGCTTTTTTATTTTGTTCTTCCAACCAATCTAGTCTTTCTTTATCGGTCATCACAATCCCTCTTTTCTGCGCCTATAAAATCATAATCTACTAAAGCTCTTTTAAGTTCTTTGCCTTCGCTATCGTATAATACTTTATATACTTCTAAATATTGAATATCTACACAATCGCCTTGTGATAAATTTTCCCACAATTCCTTCCTACTAATATAGAATTTACCATGACGACATTTAAAAATTACTCCATGTTTTTCTGGAATATCTACTGACGTTACGGTAAAAGTTAAATCCCCACCTGTACTAAGACCAGGACTAAAGTTGCTATCATGGTGACTCGGAGAAAAAATTAATTGATCCACGACAGCCCTTTCAACCATTACTTCACTGGTTTCTATTTTAGTATATTCGCATCCCAAACAACATAAAAGCAATAAACCAATTAATTTATTTTTCATTAAAAAATTCCTCCGCAAATTCCTCTGATATGATATCGGCATCACATTCATCATAACATTGTTCTCCTGCTGAAAATTCCCTATTATTAAAATATTCGATAAGATATCTTTTTAATTTTATTTTTAAATCCTCCTGTGAGAAGAAAGATATAACATCATTTTCCTTTTGCGCACATATTGGCGAAAGATCATTATAATAACTAAAATCAGAATGATCTTTACTTATTTCAGAAAATATCACCCCACAAGGAGTAGAACAAGATTTACATCCAGGATATCGTTGTATAACATATATCTTCTTATCAGGCCCTTTTAGTTTAAAAAATTGGCCCGTAGCAATACAACCACACTCACACATTACGGCCACTCCCTATAAAACACGCCGCCACAACCAGTTTCTTTTTCTGTTACCTCGCAGGCATTCATGTGGAATTTATCGCAAATACATTCTGCTAATTGAAGAGGATATTCTTGTTCCAAATTACCAAGTATCGTTAAACAATTACGAACCAATTCCTTTGTTTCTAAGTCCGATAACCCCACCGACGTATAAGCGGGAACCCAACATCTAATTACGAATTTATTATATACAAAACGCACCATTTGTTCATAGACTTTCATTATCAAATCCTTTCGGTAAAAACCAAACTTTCTGAAAATACAATTCATCAGATGATCCTATTTCAATACCTATAAACATTATTCCATCTTGATGGATATTTATATCAAAAACCAACATCTCAAATTTAAGATTATCGTTATCATCGAAAATATGTAATCTTTTATCTTTTAAATTAACGTAACCAACGATTAAAACCGGATCTTTAGATTGACATCCCTTTTTGTTTAATTGTATATAAAATTTACCCTTCATATCATCTCCAATCAATACTAACCACTATTCTATGCGGCAAATTACTACTAGTATCTTCTACGATTTTTTTAATATTAATATTTAAGCCCTTTGTTTTTAATTCTTCAAAAAAGGACATCCAAAATTCTGTATCAAATCTTATTAATTTTAGTGAATATTCTCCTTTGTGAGCAGCACATTTCATTAAAGCGAAAACTTCTTCTTTAAAGTTATCGGAATGGCCCGACAAGGATTTTATCGTTATTGCCCTTAATTCTTCTCTCACGGTAGCTCAAGCTTTTTATTTGGCGTTAATATCGTTTTCTCTCCAAGGGCTGGGGCACATAATTTTTCCCATATCTCGCTTGAGGTGTCTACTATTCCAAATGATTTTATTTCTCCACAATTAATAAATTCTTCTTTACATACACCGAATACTGGATTCAAATCTTTTGCTTGTGCCGCTGAGATTTTTTGTGGATTACCGTGAGGAAATATTATTAATGATCTATCAATACTAATAATTTCTTTTTCTTTAATCCATCTTATGAGTTCATCGGTAGCTGGATTAAGCGTATCAATTCCTGGTATATCATATAATTTGCTATCGCCATCTTTAAAATCTATTCTAACCCACATTATTTATCTCCTTTTTAAGATCTTCTAATTCTTTTCCATAATATGGACCATAATAAATACAACCATGTATAGCAGCAATTTTCCAAACTCTCGTATACGAAGGAGCATTATGCATTAGTTCTAATTTATCTATCAAGGCTTTAGCATATTCTCTTAATTTGGAATCAATCATTTAATATCTCCAAACATTGTACAATATTAAAAAGAAATAAGCTATGTATATCTATATCGCTTATATCTGGATCTAAAATTCTTTTACTGATATTGTCATAGACAACACTATGAAATACAATTTCATTTCCTTCCCCAATATTTTTATCTAAAGAACAAAGAACTAATATACAATTATTTTTTAAATTTTTCAAACTATTGAATTTTATAAATCTAGATTTAATATTAAAATTATTATTTAAGAAACTTTTGACACAATGAGTTGTTCGTGATTTTAAATTATTTTTTACATATTCATAAGAAACACCAGATACCATAGCCGTACACGCAATAGAACAACCATTCTTATCTAGCTGTTTTATATGATTCAAAGGCTTGTTGCCCACCACGATTCCACCAGTGCCTGAGTCTAGCAGAATTCCTTTCAGCCAGTTTAACAATTTCTTCGTCAAGGTCATAGGGATTCTCCATATAAGCTTTATTACATGGCCCGTCGCACGCAATTAGTATATTGCAAGCCTTAAGTAATTTATTTTTATATTCAAAAATTTCTCTCATTCTAGTTATTTCTTCGGCTTGATTTTTTATTTTTTCTTCTAAATGAAGTATATGTTGGGCACGACGAAGAATTTTATAAGAGAAACAAATTCTTAGGACCGATTCGGCGCAAAGACAACGCGAGTACCAATATAGGGCTCTTAAATTATTGTTAAGTGGTTTTAACCATTTAAATTTATCTTGTATAAATTCCGATGTCACATTTCACCATATCGTCTAAAGATTCTATTATTGGGGCAACTTGTTTCCATTTTAAACCGCCCAAACCACATCCTAATTTTGGAATTGCTATTGATTTAATTTCTCTCGGAATAGCAAGATACGATTTCCATTTAGGATAAGCACAAGAATAATCTACTTCGTTAATAGTAGACCTATAATTTATTTCATTCGCTAATTCCTCTATACCATCTCGTATCCATTTTAGTTTAGATGGATTTCTCCAGTGGTTTTTAGTAGTAAAATTAACAATAACTTTATCATTCTCTTCAAAACATGCGATAGTCCCAGGAAAGAAGGATAATAATGGAGTATGATCCTCAAACAGATTTACTGGTAATTTGTCTACATGACAATGTTTTTGGTAGAATTCATAATTTTTAGGATATTTCTTCTTTGCAGAAAGGGCCAATCCCTTACCCATTACGCCAACGCAATTCACTGGAATTACTATTGCGTCAAATAGTGTTTCTAAGATGTCTCCAGAACAATAAGCTATCATTATAGACCAGGATTCCAATTAAAGCTTTGTGGATCACAGGAGCCTCTTAGATTACCTACATTACTACTAATACAACCATACAATTGTTTTGTTTTATTGGTGTTATAATTCATATTATTCATAATACCTAAAGATGTTCCTGTCGCAATAGCATCCTGATTAGCCCCAATAAATACAAAGTGCCAATTATATATATCCTTTTGATGTTTAATCATATCGAAAATTGATTCTCTTGTGAAATTCTTACTAGCATTCTCGTGTCCATCTGTAACTGTAACAACTATCACCCTATCGGGCCTTTCATGCTCTTGCATATCGGCTAAAGTCTTGCCCACATCATTGATCGTTTTCCCCATGGAGTCCAATAACGCCGTCGATCCCCTTGGTTTGAATGAATGGTCATCTAATGGTTTTATATCTCTAATATTAATAAAATTATGTAGTACTTCATATTCATCATCAAATTGAACCAATGTTAAAACAGCGTCTCCGGATAATTTTTTCTGATCTTCGAGAAATTCATTAAAACCACCTATCGTATCTGATTTATGTGTAGCCATAGACCCAGAACGATCCAATATCATAACAATTGATGTAAAATCTTTTCGCATATATTTCTCCTTTTATTAACTATATAATTCTATATTCACTACAACATCATCATATATTTCTTTATTAGTAGCATTTGTCGGCTGATAAAAACAACAGACACGTTTTATAATTTTTTCTACATCTGGTAATTTATTGACATAATCCATGTCTCCTATTCTCGTGTAAAAGGATTTTAGTTTTTTGTAATATTCTACTATATCTTTATAAAATACATAACAATCACTTATATTAAAATCACAATATTTTTTATTTAAAGTAGCCTGACAAGATATTTTTATACCTTGACCAAAATCTTCTAAAATAGGAGAACATACACGACAAAATTTTTCTCTCGTATAAGTTATCATGATTTTATCCACGACCAGTACAACCAGGGCATGAACAGGATGTATGATCTAGTTTTGGTAAATTTTTGTTATACGTATTAAATTCTAATATTGTATTTTTAATACCCTTGTGTATTATATGATGATATGATTTTTCATCAACTATTTCTAGAACTTTAACAATTCCGTATTCTCCCATTAATGTTCCGATAATACCTTCTATTAAATAATTACTCATAGTTCAAAAATCTCCTTTAAAGTTGAGGATATTGTTTTACACAATTGGTTCTTTTGTTTTTTATCTATTCTGTATCCTTTATCTTTTACAGGAGTATTAGCACGACAGAGAAAGTTAAGTTCCTCGACCGTATCGTGGAGTTCGTCCAATAATTCTGGGCAAATCAGTTCATTTTTGGCGTAAAGTCTATCATCTTCTTTCGTAATGGTTTTAAAGACTCGTTTTTTCTTTTCTATTTGCTTCAATGTTTTCTCCTGTTTAAATAACCAACGAAATTTTGATAGAATTCAGTAAAAATTAAATTCTCTTCGATTAATATATGGGCTATAAATAAAGATAATTGCATATTGCTATAATTATCAGGTTTGATAGGGAAAGGACACGATAATACCGTATTCTTTTTAATATAAAATATATGTTCAAGATCGTCATTCATTTTCTGAAAGTGACAAATTTCCCACTTGTAATTATCTTCTATATAATTTCTTAAATCTTTAAATCGTTTTAATCTAACAATATCTTTTGCAAATTTGTCTATTGACCAATATTTGAAAAAAGAATCTGATAATTTATGTCTTATATCAATTTTGGAATATAATACTTTCAAATAATAATAATATGTCATTAAGACAGTTATTGATACTGTTAACGAAACCAATATAGGCATGATTGCTGACATATTTTCCCCAAGACAATTGGAATACCACGAGTATTAGTCGTGATATCCCTGGAAAGAGCGCCGACCGCTAAACCTCATACCAATATAGCAACAGCCAAGATGTTCTTTAAAATTTTCTTGTGATATGAGGCCATGGAGCTTTAGATAAAAACAAGTGATCCGATTTTATAGTATGGATGGGTTTTGGGGTCTTGGTGCGAATGCAGGCCCCCGCGTTTTCGGACGTTCCTTCCGCCTTGCTCCGATAACATAAAATACCCACTCCCCTTATCGGACCTCCAATTATCAGACTATCTATGCTAAGCTCCTATAACCTATCTATCATCATACTATACTTATCGGAACCTAGCTTGACTAAGCTATAGGACTATATATCTATCTTCTATTTATCAGACTATCCTACCTATCTTAACTTATCGGACTAAAAAAAGATTCTTTCCTTCGGGCTTGCTTCTTGCCGATCGGTATGCTAAAATATACTCGTGGTAAGGGGATAACAAGGGCTTATAACGAAGGGACAGGACAATGGAAACGATCATTAACCTACTAACGAACAACGGGCTTTACATCGGGGCGATGGTTATGGCACTAGCAACTATCGGACTGGTTTTCAATGCCTTCGGATTGGCAACGAATCGGTACGGACGATAACAAAAGGAGGGTACGATGAAACGTTTACTTATGGGACTTTTGTTGCTGGCGTGCGGCGGGTGCAAGTTTTATCTGACGGAAGAGGGTGTTGGTGTTCTCGGACCATCGGGCGGTTACTTCTTGTGTTCCGATAACAACGATTGTGAAGGCCGATAATATGACACTTATCGGTCTAGCCGTGGCGATGGTGGTTATGGGACTGGCCAAGGTATGGTGGGAGTTAACGTAAAGGAGGGCTTCAATGTTCGGTACAACTAGACTGTATATCCCCGGTTCGGAGAATATCGGACCGAGCTTCTACGAGGGGTTATCGGACGAGGTGGCACTGGCAAGCGGACGTACGGCGGCTTATACGCTATCGGACGATGATGGGCCTGTGCTGGTTACGTTATCGGACGGTACGAGCAAGGTTATCGGATATGACAGTGTGTCCGGTAATCTACGGGTTAGCACACTGCAAGGAGTCCGGTAATGATAGTCTGTATTGGAGACATCGTTAGTGTCGATAACCACACCGAAACAATTATCGGTCTAGCCAACGGTTTCTTATCGGAACGTGACCGGGTTCTTTTATCGGACGGACAATGGGTCGAGGATACGGACGTTCAAGGAGTTATTGGACATTGTATTGGTCCGTACGATATAGGACCGGATGGGGTACAGGTTCGGTTTTTCCCGCTTGACAATCGGTAGCGAGGAGCGTACAATGGGGTACATACAACGGGTTCTCATTACGTATAGGGACGGCCTAGGACGTGGGCCTAGGCGCAACCAGTACATGATTGTACCGATAACGTACGTTGAACCGGCGGTCCGATATATCACGAGTTTATGGGGCGGAAGGGTTATCGAAACCAGGGAACCCCACGCGACCGATAACCTTATGCTTCCTGTAGGATGGAGCCGCGCAGCGGAAATAATGGATTATTGGAACAAACTTCAGTTGGTCCGATAAAGGAGAAGAATCGTGGGAGCAATTATCAGACGTGCAAAGTATCGAATTGCCTTCGGCGAAGCCATACTTGCCAGAATCAAGCGCCGGAAAACTCTCAATTACCAGACCGAGCAAATCGGTTATCTGACGCTGGCGTTTGTTTCCGGACCGTTCCATTCGAAGTATTATGGTACGTGCGCAATGACGTTCAATCCGGACGAAGCGCCGAAGAGATTATCGGACAATCTAGCACGGACCGGATGGTATGGGCAATTGCGCAAGGGACCGGACGAAGCGGATAGACGCGCTCTTGACGGACGGAAGAATCCGATAACCATCGACGGATAGGAGGGTCTTATAATGCTCTATGTTGCAACCGATCATATCGGCGAAGGCACCTATACAGCGCGGGTGTACCTTGACGATGATAACGCGCTGGAAGGTATGTCCTATATTGCGGACGGGAAGGATAACGCGCTCTTTGGCCTTATCGGACGAATAAGAGCACAGGGATACAATGGAAGGATTATCGGACATGGTATCCGAGATTAGATTTTGGCTTAAAACCTTAGCGCTAACACTTCTTTTTATTATCGGAATGTGGTAAAATCCGATTGTTTTATCGGACAAAAACTCTCTATATTGTTACAATCACTACTAAAACTGCGATTATCGGACCTAGCTTATTATCATTATGTTTGCGTGCGATTTTACGAGCAATTATCGAACCGATCCTATAATAACACAAGAGCCTGTTTATCGCGGGGACATTATTTGATATTATCGGATTAGCGTTTTATAGGACGATACTAATAATATGGTGTAGCATGACAAGAAAAGTGATATATTATAGGACTAGCGGAATAACGCGAGGGGCGCTTTTATCGGTCGCGGTCAATAAAATCCTTATTATTGTTGAGTAGTGTGATATATTATAGGATACGACTATTATTGTATATACACTCTATGTCGTGCCTTATTATAAGACCTAAAAATAATTTGTTCAAGTCTCTTGACTATTGACAATCCGGAGGCTATAGTATGATGTAGCAAAAAACTTGTTTGACGCGCTATCGGATGGTAGCGTGTGCTATCGTCTGGTAGCGCATAGGAAGCTTCCTAAAGGAGTCTACTATGGCAACTGGTACGATGGAGCCGAAGGTCGCCTTCGATGCGCAACGATTTCTTGACGATGCTGGTCGGTATTCCGACACGAAGAAGCTCGTCGATGCAATCGCGCTGAAGGCCGAGGATGAGCGAGAGGATGCAATCGCCGAAGCGCTTGACGTGATTGAGAGTTTGAAGCAATGGTCCGAAAACGGTTCGGGATATACCCCGCCGTCGGATCGAGGCTTCGGCTCCGATAACGGAGCGGGTGTCGCTGACGCTATCCTCAACCGTCGGCAAGGTGCGTCAAAATTGAAGTCGAGCTTCGCAAAGCTCGGCAAGAAGTAACACCAGAGTATCCGGCGCAATCGCGCATTATCGGATTCTCCTCGTCCGGTAGTGCGCGCCTCGCCGCATATTCGATGCGTCCGATAACTTCGGACTAAATAGACGCGCTGTTCGCGTTGCGTCTTATGCGGAATTACGGCCTATTATCGGGCTGTATAAGAATGGGAGAGCGCATAGTCCGCGCTAATCCGTCAACGATAGGGAAACATCGTTATAAGACCTAGTTCGTTTGCAGGGTCTAACTCCCGAAATTATTATCGGAGTTCGGGAAGAGGGTCCGAGAATTAGGCGTCCGATAATTCCCGCGTTAGCCGATATAACGGTATACGCTTATACGTCCGATAACACACAAGTTATGGGACGATGTAGGTAGTCCGCGCGCTTAGCAAGAATACCGAAGGGCGCTTCGGTGGCGAATAGCGCTTGTCGGAATAAACTATCCTGCAATCGTATCATACCGAAATGGTTTTATCAGACATGGCGCGACTATACGGTGAGAATCCTGATAAGAATTGTCGCGCGAACATATCTAACGCAAGTCTAGTCGGATATGTTACAGTATAAGTGCAATTGTGGTGGGGATAGGTTGTCGGTGTAACTCCGTAAACCTAGGCCATAGCGCGTCGGAACTAAGGGTCTGGTAAGCCTCGCAACCTTATCGGGTCTGGTGATAGCGCCGTACCGTCTAGCAATTCTTAGTTTACCGATACGTCCTATGGGAGTGAGTTAGCGCTTACCTTATAGGATGGTACTCCGAAATGACACCACGAGACAAATAAATAGTAGCGCGGTAGTCGTATCTATCGTCGCTTCTAGTCTATAAAGGCCCGCGAACCAATCTCGTTACTAATCGACAAGCGGATTAGTCGGCGATATTGTGGCCACTTCTGGCGTGTTCACGCTGGTATCCCATATAGTCTAATTGGTAAGACGCACTGTGACAACACGGTGAATCTAGGTTCAAATCCTAGTATGGGATATAACCCCAAACGTAAGGAGACAACCATGTTTCTTAACGAAGAAACCGGAGTAGTAATGCCTTCGTGTATCATATGCGAAGAAGAGACAGGGTTTCACGATGATCATTCGGTTCTAGACAGTGCGGGATTTGTATGTGGTCAATGTGCCGACAAGATGGGGATAACGGGATTTGACAATTTACCATGTCTATTGTGTCACTGGCCATCTTTCGACCACGCAGAATATGAAAATGGCATGATTTGTAGGTTGTGTTCACTGCATAGTCACGAGAGTCAGAAAACATGAAAGTCGAACGAAAGGAAGAGGAAAATGTCGTCGAAGGAAGATAAAAAATCGAAGAAGTCGAACAATCCGAAGGGGCATCGTAATCCGCAAACCAAGACGAGGAATGTGGCGCGTCGAGAGTTACGGAAAGCACACCCGGAGATGCGCGGCAAGCAATTGAAAAGGTGGCCGTTAGAGGAGATTGTGTGATGTATTGTCTTAGAAGTTATAACTTCACCGATGGTTTCGAAGTAAGTTCCGATCCAAAGAATTCTAGTGGTGGTGTAAGTATAACCCAGAATTTCGATCGTGTCTGGCTAACAATACCGGATGTGGCGATGATAGTAAAAGCCATTGCTTCGGAGTGGGAACTCTCTCGTGACGAGACTGGACAATTCACTTTCGTCCAGACAAAGGAGAAAAAAACCGCACACCAACTCTTCCGTGAAGCTATCGAAGAAGTGGCTAATGGAGTGTCTCTACACCGACTCGACTCTAGGAAACGAGAAGTCCTCGTCAATATTCTTAATGGCGAAGAGGACTTAATGTCTGCGTGCTCCTTCATCAAAAAGGCAATGGCGCAATAGCGCCGGAAAGGGGATCACCATGTTGAGCTATCATGGTAGCGATACGTTCATGCCGGAAATCAAGAATTCTCTTTATGGGATTCTAGACAGAATCGTTAGCCACCCCAAATTCTTATTTACTCCGACGGGGAGTAGATACTTTGGTGGATCGAAAACGTATTCTGATAGTGGGAACTCTCTCGTGACGAGATATGACTTCTTCGTCCTCTATAGCGAGGAAGTCTGTAAGTTCTGTCGGATGGAACTCAAGATGGATATCGCGCCTCAATTATCACGGGGAGATAGGATCATCATAGGCAATCATAGTTACGACTATCTCGACGATCCGTCTGTTGTGACTGTTTATCGAGCAACGACAGTGCCTGTGGTCGATATTCAAATCATTAGACCCGACTGGTACGATATTAAGACTCGTGCCAACGATCTCATTTTCAACAATGAGCATCTCCGACAGGCCATAAGGACCGGAGACAAAATCGCAAAGCGTGCTCTGTGGTGGGGTATTATGCAGACGTTGAAAAATCCCGATGGGATGTCTTATCACGATCCTGTTCCAAGTCGTGATGGCGCATATCACAACAGTGTCTGTGGATCACGTCGTCCCTACGAAAGCGATATTCGTTGGGATGAACCGTCCGGCCTAGGTATTGGAATGCAGTAACAGTGGAAGAAGTGGGCCTCTATGGGTTCGATTCCCAGGAGGTCCAGTCGGCCCCATAGCTCAAGTCGGCTAGAGCGCGATTCTTATAAAATCGAGGTTCCCGGTTCGAATCCGGGTGGGGTCAATATTTTTAACAGGAGTAAACCAAGTGATCTATAACATACCCCAGACAGAAGAGGATAAAAAATTCCTCAAAACATACAGGCTCGGACTAGAGTGGACTCGAAGAGTAAAAGGAGGTAGACGGTTTTCATCTAATGGTGATTTAGATAAAGTCGCCGGAGATGGCCGTTATGGTTTCACCACCAAGCGTCCGTTCGTCAATATAACCAAGGGATTGGATGGTCAGAACATCAAGTCAAGAAAAACTGCATGTCGTCCGCGCAAAAATGTATGTAAATTGGCCACCAATGAGTCTATTCGTATAGGCACGATAAATTCCGACCCATTGCGCCGAGAGGAACGGTTGGCGAGACAAGAACAAGAGGCCAAGATGCGTCAAAAGGCGACAAGAGCCAAAAACAGGAATCCTAGAGCTAGGAAGGGATGTAAATAACGATTTAGGAATTATTGGATTTAGTTAAATATAGATACATCTTTGTAACAAGGTTAATGAACGTCTCCTCTTCGAAACCCGATTTCATCGTATTTATATCACGAATAACCCATTGAAGATTATCAATATCTTTGATTTTATCCGGATATTTCTTTCGCGGAAGTATATGATCCAACGAAGCGTTTAAGCCTAAAACAAGATCACCTCCAGTATAAGCACATCTGAACTTTTGTTTTTGAAGTAGATTTAACAAATCTACGTAGTAACTCTCCGCACCAAGGTGTTGAGAAGCCATTCTCTTGAGATAACAAAGTTCACATAACTTGGTTTTTGTCTTTCTGTCTTGATATATTTCAAGATAATTATTTTGACCACATCTGGTACACAGACCAAGTTGAGTAAGTTTAATAGACCTGTTAATCCTATAATTCTTGCTCTTCTTTTGGCATTCTCTGCATGTTTGTCTATTTATTACCCTATCGTTTTTACATCCATATGTCATACATAGATTACTCGCAAGTCTCTGACGACGATACCACTCCTTTCCTCTTGCCCATGTTTTTTTCATACTCACTTATACACAAAAGTCGTGAAAAGTATACAAAAACCATGTTTCTGAATAGAAAAAGGAGGAAGTTAGTGGAAAAGAAGCTTTTTCTCTACAAAGACATATCAAAAACTCAATTTCTTGAAGGAAAATATGTATTTTTTCCAGTTTTCGCTTGCGAAGTATCATCCCTAGGCGAGACAGATCGTCTTTTTGAACGAATAATAGGGAATGATCCATCGAAAATGCGGGAAATTGGCGTTTCTAGCTATTATTTGACGTGAAAAACGCCTTTTTCTGGCAAATTTCAGGCTTTTTAAGGGACTAAAATACCATCATTATAGGGTCCATAAAGAGCTATAAAATGAGGAAAAGTGGGTTTTTAGGGGCGTAGGGCTAGTCTGGATGTTTGTGCGAAGGACCTTATTTAGAAAAATCGACCCTAAAGGGGTGGTGCCGACCATGTCGTGTGTGTGTGTCATGTCTTTATCTTGTTAGGTTGAAAGGTAAGAAAGTAATGGCTGATATATTTGCGTTTTCACAAACATTACGTAGGATCAAAGACTACAAACCGCAAGTCGTGTCTGACGCATTCCTCGATTGGGTATTAAATGCCGATCCCGAAACGGCTGTCAAAATGCGATCGGCGCTTAACCGCGGTGCTGTCGGCACCCTAGATACCTACGTAGCATGGATAGGTAGTGTACCACCGAATGCAAAATACACACAAGAAGGCCGGATGATAGTCGGCATTGATGATCCTGGCCTTGCATACCTTACGGATAAGGAATAGCACGATTTACAGGAAACGAGCGAACTAAGCATGTGGGAAAGCGAGATAGGCAAGGACTGGTAAAGCCTATTTCTAAGGAGATGGTGCCAATAAGATAGTCAGTAACAAAAGGAGAACTCGATATGGGATCAACGTTCCGATTGTCCCGCTCACGCATGATAATGCTCATGAACGCAACGTCTGATGTTGGTGATTTACAATGTTTTAGCGATTGGTGCGAAGATTTTTTATCTCAAGATGGAGATTATTTCGATTTCAGCGTAAATACACATCTTAGACAGAAAATCCGGATGATAAATAAGAAACAGTATTTTAAAAAAATCGCAAGTATAATGGACCAGCAAGAGTTTATACTTTGACATGTAATAATCAAGGTATTCTAGTCGATCAGCATGGATATATTCTTAAGGAGATTTAAAAATGACGTATAAAGGACTACTAGATCACCTTCAGAAGCTAGGCGAAGAGGCACTAGGAATGGACGTAACTATTTATGATGCAGATGTCGGGGAATATTTCCCGATAGACGATTTTAGTACCGACATGGATACGGAAGGCATCCTCGACGAAAATCACCCCGTTATTATTATTAAATATGGGGTATTCGATTAGGAGAAATAAAATGTTTTTGAAAATCGCTTCTTTAATCGTAAGTATCTGGTTTTTAACCCTCGTTCTTATAAAAGCTGAACGCGGCCACACTATTGAATGGCCCCTTTTCCTCATCCTCAGTACTTCTATCACGATATTTGTGTGGTCTATGGGGTGGTTAAACCAATGAAGAGGATAAAGTTTGATAAAGATATTCCAAGGAATTTTACGGAGTTCTTGGTGAATTTCTTTGATTTGGGGATAAATCTGAGTAAAATGGGTTTTATCTCTCTTTCTATCCTCGGATTTACCTACGGCGTACATTGGAATTTCCTATCAGAAAAAGAAAAAGAAAAAGAAGATCTGATATATGAAATGGTTGAACAAATAAGATTACACATTCCAAAGGAAGATTAGAAAAAGAAGTCAGATTGGGAAAATGTGGGTGTGGCCGGAATATTAAAATGCGCATACTTCTAGATCTGGATGATACCGTCTTAATAAATGGACAGCTTCACGAAAGGTTTATAGAATTCAAAGAATGGGTGCGTCGCGGCGCACACAATGTCACAGTTTGGTCCTCTCACGAGGATGGCGCAGCCATCGCAAGTCTCATGGGATTCTATTATCTACATAAGGATGCCTCAAAAATACCAGAAGCCGATGTTCTTATCGACGATCGTGGGAGACAATTTGATGCTCTTTGTGTGGTAGTGAGAATATACGATTCTCTCGACAGTTTCCTGTACGAGTGGGCACAAAAAATGTAATATTCATATGATATCACTATGATATTGCGCCAATTGCTAAACTTGCGCCCACTTAATAATAAAAAAGTCCACTCAGTTAGTAAAGTGTAAATATAAGGAGAAAAGTAGAGATTATCGAAGGTCTAACAATCATCGAGAAGCATGACCCAGAAGTGGGTATAGATTATGAACACGATATTATCTATGTAGAGGAGCCTAAAGAACGATTGACGGCGATGGAACATGAAAGAATAAGCAAGCTTGGGTGGTTTTTTGACGACGAAGATGGAAACGGATGGTGTCATTTTAATTAAGGAAATTCAAAAGCTCTTGTCGTCTAGCGGCTAGGATATTGGCCTTTCAAGCCAAAGACCGGGGTTCGAGTCCCCGTGAGAGCATTTTAATGAAAGGATCAAAAATGCAATTAGATTGTAATGCGACTATTAAAGTAAAAACTCTATCGGATATATTATTCACCGTCTTAGGCATACCCCTTACTCTTTTTTCTATACTGTACCGCGCTTATGCTCTTTCTATTTGTTGGTTATGGTTTGTTGTCCCGACTATTAAGGTTTCACCAATAAATACATTCCAAATAATGGGGTTGGGATTATTCGTTAACACGTTAATATATAATCCAAAATCAATTAAATTATTAAAACGACACTTAGAGGAAACTTCAGAATATAGATGGCGCGAAATGTATTACCCCTTAATAAGAACAACGTTAGTTTTATCTATAGGATGGTTAATCAAAACATATTTACTATAATGAGAAAAGACATTATAACCTGGACAAATTATATGATTTGGGCTATAATAATCGTGTGTTCGATTCTTTGTCTAGTTAAGGTGTAAAATGTCAACAGTAACAGTAATAGGCGATGTTCATGGAAAATACAATGAATATCTCAAGATAGTTAGAAATAAACCGTATACAATTCAAATAGGCGATATGGGCTTCGATTATGAACACATGGATTCGGTTGATTCTGGTAATCATATCATCATAGGTGGAAACCACGATAATTATGATGAGATAAAAAAGTTGCCTCATTATATCGGTGATTATGGAAGAATGGGATTTTTCACAGGAACAAAGAATTTATTTGAATTTTTTTGGACACGAGGTGGTTTGAGTATAGACAAACATCTTAGAATAGAAGGAAAATCATGGTGGCGTGATGAGGAAATATCGTTGGAGGACCTAAATAGAGCCGTCGAAAATTATTCGATGGTTGGTATAACGAAGCCTCATACTATGATCACTCACGTCCCGCCTCAAAGTATTGTTCCCATTATTACTGGTTCAACTAGAATATACCCAAGTCGTACCGGACAAGCGCTGGATGCCATGTGGTATATACATAAGCCCAAACTATGGATTTTTGGTCACATACACACAAGTTTTCATATGACAATTGATGGAACCGAATTCATAGGTTTGAATGAACTTGAAACCCTGGATTTGAACGGAGAATAGTAATGTTGACCAAAAAAGAATTGTGTGAAACTGTAATCGAACAGCAAATAAGCAAAGGCAATCTACACCCAATACAAAGCTCTTGTCTTGCTGTGTCTCTTGAATTTCTGAATCGCCTTAATAAGAGAGATAAGGAGTATGCACAAACTAGAGGAGGTATTTTGTTTGTTCATCAAAACGGTAAATCTCTTACTCTAAGAGAACTATTGCGATTGTTGCCAGAATAGCGACGGGCGTGTAACTCAATGGCAGAGTAACCGGCTTTTAACCGGGACGTTGGGGGTTCAAGTCCCTCCACGCCCATTTTCCAAGGAGAATAAAATGATCGTAAAAAAGATAACAAATGGTTGCGTAATTCAAAGTTTCGACACAGATAAACAATTGTGGGTTTCACAAGAATTTATGGCAGGAGATTTATGTGATTATGAAACCGAGGATGGGTGTCCTATCAGTGATTATACTAATGTCCTCATAAACGATATCGAAAAATCATATTTGCCTTTTGAAATGAAACAACCACAAGAGATATAAATATGAAAAATAAATGGCCTTATCCCAGAACCTGGAATATTTATGACAGATTATCACATTCTTTTGTGTGGTTTGTGTTAGGTATTATGGTCGTTAAATTCATGAAGTGGTAGTACTATGAATATAAAAGTATGCCCAAGAGAATTCGTCAATCAAGAAATTGATCAATGTCTCAATAGAGAACACATAAAAGTCATCTCTATAACCGATCCACGGTCCAATCCGGCGTCTATCGGTTTACCGGAGTCTCGAATTTTGAGACTTCAGTTCCATGATTTAAGGACAGAACAAATTGATGTAGTTAAAAGTATAAACAAGGATAAGTCGGACTGGCCCATCTTATTCGACGAGTCACACGCAAATCAAATAAATGATTTCATAAACGAAGATGATGAAATTGTAATCATTCATTGCGAGGCTGGTATTTCGAGAAGTCCAGCGGTTGCCGCTGCATTAGCGCTGAAGTTTATATCTAAAAAAGAATGTGAGAGTTTCTTCATAAAATATTTCCCAAATAACCATGTGTTTGCAATTCTGTGTAGGATTCTTTTGATAAATAGTTTTGAGGAGATAATAGGTAATCATCAAAATAAAGATGTTGAAAATTTTTTTGAAGAGAATGATGAATGATAACAAGAAGGGATTTAGAAAATCAAAGAGAACATATACAAGATGATTTGATATGTATGTTGGATGGACTAGACGACGAGTTTATTACTAATGTGTGTCAAATGATTTGCAATAGATTCGACATTCTTTTGTTTATATTTGAAGGAGAAGGAAATGTCGGCTGATAATGGGATTTATATTGGTTGTTTTCCCAACAATGAATACAGGGTTATTCACGCAATGGCTATTGACAACCTAAGATGGGAACCGGATGGGGATGATGGATTCAATTCTACTCAAGTAGTTAATTATTTCAACACGGGCGCAAGCGTTTTCGGGAACATAGAACAAGCAATGGTCCACGCACATAGAGAAGCAGATAATCAGATGATTCTCGAATATGGGGTTTCGACAATTAGATTTTCGTATACAATGGACGAATACGTGAAAAGGAACAAAAATGAATATCGTCTTAGAAAATGGTAATAAACCAAAATGTAAAGAATTTAAGGATATAAAAATTGGAACGTGTTTTAAATTAAATAATCAGTATTATATAAGAACAAAACAACTCCACACTGGACACACTTTATACAAAACTGGATTATTGGCTGTTAATCTGGAAACTGGAGGATTAGTAGCAATAAGCCCCACAATGTTTGTCTTACCTATTAGCGAATGTGAGATACGTATTGGAGAATTATAATGATTAGTCCTTCAAAGATACCACAACACTTTATTGATCGTGCTAATGCGATTGGCATTACCATAGATACAAGAGAACCAGGACATATAATCATCTGGCAGCGCAGTAAGCGCACACACGATTTTGAAGATAACCAAAATGGCAGAGATCGTCTACATTGGTTTATACAGGGTTTCGAATTAGCCTTGGATGCGGTAGTCCAGAATCTTACAAAGTATAATGATGGAATGTAATAATTATCGACGATTCAATAATAAAAGCCCCCGTAGCTCAATGGATAGAGTATCGGTTTTCTAAACCGGAGGTTATAGGTTCGAATCCTATCGGGGGTAGTGAAACAAAGGATTAATATGGCAAATTACACAATAATTCATGGACATGGCGGCAAAAATAAATCCAAAACTTACAAGTCATGGGATCACATGATTCAAAGATGCAAAAACAAAAATACAGCAAATTACCACAACTATGGCGGAAGAGGTATAACAGTCTGTGAACGATGGTTAAAATTTGAAAACTTCTTAGAAGATATGGGAGAAAAACCATCTCCTAATCATCAAATAGATCGTGTTAATAACGATGGTAATTATTGTCCAGAAAATTGTAAATGGAGTACCAAAGGAGAACAAATAAGAAATACGAGAAGAAATAGAATAGAAACATATCTAGGTGCAACTAAATGTAGAGCAGACTGGGCAAAAGAATATAATATACCAAGAGGCGTTTTACGAGGAAGATTAGACGACCTTGGTTGGTCTTTAGAAAAAGCTCTTAATACATCAGTAAGAAAAAGAAAAATTAAGGATAAACAAAACGAATAGATATGAATATTGGGCGAGTGACGTAATTGGCAGCCGTACGACTCTTAAAAAGTCGTGTCCGTAAGGACGTGCGGGTTCGAGTCCCGCCTTGCCCATTCGTCTATTTTTTTGGAATGAGACCACAACGATGGAGCGAAGCGAACGAAATATCAAACTAGATCAACGAGTAGAAGCATTCACTATTAAATATGGTTTCAAATTCCATCCACCAATTATTAAACTCTGTGTTAGGTGTGGTTATGATCGTTTGTATACATCTGATATCGAAAGATGTGGGGGATGCGGAGCGTATGTTCCAGCTTGCTATGAACCTATGAAAAATTGCTTTGTAGCAATAGTCAAAGACACAAAAGACTTACATCGTCCACCGTCGAATGCCGACATAGCGTACAGATGGATTGGGGTTACTTTTTGGAGTGGAGACTTTAATTTTTACTTCAAAAGTACTATGGAGTCATTTGAAAGACTAGCTAAGAAATCTAGAGAATTAGAGGCTAAATTTCCTTGTAATTGCGAAAAATGTAAGACAAAAATCCCAATTGATTATTCGGGAGACGGAGATATCATAAGGAGACAATTATGAACCCAGAAGAAGAGCTATTCTATTGCACTTTTTGTGATAAAGAAACAGGTGGATATGACAAGGGCGCTTTCTTCTTTTGCCAAGGACCAGTTAGAAGTTCAAGTGATGGTACATGCTGTAGTAAATGTTGCGAAAAGATGGGTATTCAACCAACTTGTCCATGTAATAAATGCGGTTGGCCAGCTATTGATCCTTGGATTCTTGATGAAGGAGAATTCTGTGCATCTTGCGCCCAAGAGATTGAACTAGAGAGGAAAACTAGATATAATGTAGGATGGGAGTCAGATGACGAGGATGATGAATTTGGTTTATTCCGGTCTTGAAAGGGACTATGATGAAAACGTGTGGATGCCATGGAAGTAAACGAGGGTCTTGTTATCATCCAAACCACTCTAGTGCTAATCTTGCTCATGATGTTCAAAAACTAGAGGAAAAAAATGGTCTATATTTCCTAAGAGAAACAAATATAGATGTGAAATTTGGGTGGTTTTCTCAAAAGTCAGCCAATAAAGACAACACATGTTTATATAGAACTGTTTATGGTAATGCTGTTCATATAACAGAAGTAACATCTCAAATCTTACCATCATGTTGGAGATGGGGCGATTTAGTTTATGTTGGTTTAGTAACCAATTACATAAGTGGCAGAATAAGCGAACGACCGACACCACCATTCTTGAAAGAAAAAATAAGTTGGAAAAACACATTTAATTCTGATAATCATTGGTATGGTCATATTGCCAACGCAAGAGCAGTAGCCAAATTGTATGGTTATGAATACTATATATGGAATGGTTGGGTTTATAGAATAAGTGATAGTAGCATAATGGGTAGTATTCAATCTATTTTGAAAGGATAGAAAATGGAAACCAAAGTTGTTAATCTAACTGATGTCAAAACGAAGGAAACGAGAGGTCGTAAGCCAAAGTATTTGAAGATTATTAGCGATTTTAATGGATTACAAACCGATCAATGTTTGATTGTCGAAAAACCGGAAGATAAATCAATCCAATCTTTCAAAACCAACATAGCAGCGGCATTAAGAAAAAATTCAGAAATCCAACCCTTTAAGATAAGGATTCTTGAAGATGAAAGCGGAATCGCTATATCAAAGATTGTACAAAATAGCTAAAAAAGTACGGATATGGGCAGAAACAGTAAACGATAAACATGGTCTATGGGACGATGATTTGTGTCGTGGATGCGGTGTGTGCTCCTACATAATCTTTGTTAGATTAGATAAACTCGGCTATAAACCGCGTTTTATCTGGTCTGATTATGGTCATTGTTTCATCATTTGTCAGGGATTTTTAATTGATGTTACAGCCACCCAATTCGAGGGCTTCGAAGGACAGCACATATTTATCGAATCTTCTTTACCTTATTATGAGGGCATAATTGATCCACAATATGAAATAAATAAAGAATTTTATGATATCTCTAGTATAAAAGATTTTCTAAAATACTGGCCCCCTGGGGAAAATCCCAAACAACTAATATACAAAGGAAGGGCTTTGTGTCATGAATAATATGAAATATTGGTCCATAAAAGATGAAAACAAAAACCATATGATTGTCTTGGCCGAATCAGAAGAAGATGCTTATGATTATGCTGTTTCTCAATGCGAATTCGATATAAGAGAAGCGACCGAAGAGGAAGTTGATTTTTATTGTTCTTTTACTACAATACCACGAGAACAATTAATAACAATCATTCCAAAAAATGATGATAGTTTCGACCCCTTTAAGGATCGTAGGTAAATCATATAATTGGAGATATAAAATGGAATTACCTCGCGCTATGAATATAGCAAAAGAAAACTCATTATTGCTTCGTCCAGCTTCTAACAAAAGGAGAAAACTATATTACGTAAAACACATAAAAAATAAGGGATGGGTTCTTGTAGAACAAGATAAGGGGTCAATAAAAATGACACCAGTTAAACCCAAATCTCTTGATGACAAAGATTGGATTGTAACGGATAGATAAAATGCTAAAAAATGGATCTATAGCGGAAGTAAGAACAGAAAACGCGATTTATTCTCCATGCACTATTCTAAGTTTTGGAGATAAATCTATAAGAATCGAATATTGTTCCGGACTTAAAACACTTAAAAATGGCGTTACTAAACAAGATATTAAACAGGAAGTCATTATGAGAAAAGATATATTATTGATTACCGAGTTGATATAATTGGGATTTTTAGAAAGGAAATATCATGGAATATGTTGTATCGTGTTGTATAGGCTTGACAATATCTTTTCTTATGTTGTCTATTCTGTCCAGAAAAAGATTCTCTTATCTACCATTCATAAGTGTTATAGATATTACAGGCGGATTTATTGCGCTGAACCAAGAACCCACTTCGGTGGTGCTAATCATAATAGGTGCGGTTTGTGGGTTGGTAGCGGGTTTAAATTATTGTTTAAATTGGTTAAATAGATAATATGAAAAATTGTTATATATTGATAGGTCCGCCGGGATCTGGGAAAACAGCATTCGTTAATTCATTAAAAGGAACATTAACTCGTATAAGCCAAGACAATGATGGTAAAGAACATTATATGATATTTCTCTCAGCGATAATAAACGGCGCTTCTAATATCATCGTAGATAGAATGAATTTCGACATAATGCAAAGATGTAGATATGCATTACCAGCAGCATATCTTAAATATCGTATAATATATGTCATATTCCCCGGCACGAGACAGTTGTGTTTAGAAAGATGTTTTGCAAGGAAAGACCATCAAACTATAAAAAATCAAAAAAGCGCAAATAACGCCATAAATAATTTCTTTGATAACTTTGAACCTCCAGATAAACTAGAGCCATACTATGAAGTAATAGATTCACAAAGTAAAAAGGCAATAATCTTCTATAATGATTTAAAGGAATTTTATAATGAAAAATAAATGGGTGGTCCAACACGAATTTGACAACGAACCGACATTTGTTGTAGATAAAACATGGGAAGATTCGTTCGATGTGTCAAAAGATGCTTCATACGATTGCATCACTATTTCTCATCTTGCGATAAAAAATCCATCAAAGCGTAAGCACTTTGCGGAGCTAATAGCTTGTATTCTTAATATGTGGGAGATATAGAATGTGTTGTTATGGAAGTAGATTAATAACGGAAGCATTTAAAAAAAGAATGGGTCGTAAAAAAATATTTTGGGGATATAAGATTTATTATAAATTTGCAAATACATTAAATACTATATATGGTAGATCAGATGATATAAAAGGGCCTGGTATTATTAAAGCAAGACAACGAGAATTATTTGATTATAAGGGCAGAATAAAAAGAAACAAAAGTTATAATAGATATTATCCGTCGGGTATTCATGTTTACACAGAAAGACATCGGGCCATACAGGAATCACTTGGTTTTAATAAAATTGTAATCAAAGTTAAATGCCATATTGATGATTTAATCATAGCCGATGAAACAGAAGCAGTTTTTATGAAAGTTATTATTACCAAAAAAGAGTGGAAAAATGTTATGGATAAGATAAAATGAAATTTTATCAATTAATAGCCAGGGGACCAACGGAATGTTTTGGCATAGAAACTTTAAGATCTACTTGTATTTTTAAAACAAGAGAAAAGGCACAAGAATATGAAGAAAGATTTTTAGAAAAATGCACAGATAGTAAAAAACTTATATGCCTAGATAAGAATCATGTCGAAATAAAGATTATAGAATTAGAGGTTATAGAATGAAACTATATAATATAGTTGATGAAGATAATACTAATTATCCATTTGAATCATTTGTTTTTAGTGGCGGTGAACCACATATAAAAATCAATCCAGATTTCGTTAGAAATCAAAGAATATGGGTTGATGCGAGACCAAAAAGTGGTACTGAGTTTATGCAGCTTTTGGTTTTTCTTGATACTTTGAGGTCTCTTAAACCCGACAAACTGGGATTATTCATTCCGTATTTCCCTGGAGCGCGTCAAGATAGAAGGCAGGTCGGTACTCCACACACATTAAAAGTTTATGCCGAATTATTGGAAAAATTTGAACTGGACGAGATATTGGTACTCGATCCGCACTCTGATGTCCTAGGCGGTTTATTAAATATTAACACTATAGAGCCACAAGAAGTTTTTATCCCGTTAGAAAAACAATATGACGGTATAATATGTCCAGACGCCGGTGCTGAAAAGAGAGTCAGAAAGTTTGCCGAGAAAGCCAAAATTGACAATATAATATTTTGTCACAAAAAGAGAAATACAAACGATGGCAAGTTATCGCATTTTGAAATAGTAGGCATTTCTGATAACAACTTGGGTCATTTTCTAATGGTGGACGATATATGTGATGGTGGTGCAACATTTATTGGTCTAGCCGATCATCTTTTTAATACATACGGAAAAAATAATATTAAATTAGATTTATTCGTTTCTCATGGTATTTTTTCTAAAGGATTTAATGAATTACTTTTAAGATTTGAAAAGATTATTACTACCGATTCGATGATATCGTATGAATCAGATAGATTTGTCACAATTAAGTCATTATTTTGGCACGCAGCGTATAAAATGAGAGAATTACTAAAGGAGAATAGTTGATGAACCCAATGTTATTGATCGACGGTTATAAACTAGACCATAGGCGTCAGTATCCGAAGGGAACAAAATTTGTTTATTCTAACTGGACTCCACGATCATCTAGAATCGAAGAACAAAAAGAAGTAGTATTTTTCGGCCTTCAATATTTCTTGAAAAGATATCTCGGTGAATTGATGAGCGAACATTTCTTTGATAGAAAGAGATCTAATATAGAACATGAATATAAAACTAGAGTAAATAATTACCTCGGACCCAATTCTATAGGTACTCAACATATTTGTGAATTACATGAACTTGGTCGCGTCCCATTGATGTTTTGTGCTCTTCCCGAAGGAACACTTTGTCCTATTGGTGTTCCTATGCTTACAGTCGAAAATACCGATGAAAAATTTTATTGGTTAGTCAATTATATAGAAACATTGATGTCTAATATTTTGTGGAAGCCATGCACATCGGCAACAACTGCATATAGGTATAAAAAACTTTTGAATAATTTCGCCGAAGTTACAGGAGGCGACAAAGATTTCGTAAATTGGCAAGGACATGATTTCTCAATGAGAGGCATGAGTGGAATCGAAGATGCGATGTTGTCGGGCGCTGGACATTTGCTTAGCTTCACTGGCACCGATACTATTCCGGCTATAGAATTTGTTGACAAATATTATCCTGGCAATAATGGATTAGTCGGTGGTTCTGTTGCAGCAACAGAACATTCTGTCATGAGCGCTGGCGGCAGCGAATCCGAATTAGAAACCTTCGAAAGAATATTGAATTTATATCCATCCGGTATAGTTTCTGTAGTAAGTGATACATGGGATTTATGGAAAGTCATTACGGAAATTTTGCCCACTCTTAAAGACAAGATAATGTCGCGTAATGGTAAATTAGTGATAAGACCAGATAGTGGTGATCCCATAAAAATTATATGTGGGGATTCGAATAAAGATGGTCCTGCGTCGAGGGGTGTTATTGAACTTTTGTGGGATTTATTCGACGGAACAGTTAACGAAAAAGGATATAAACAATTAGATCCCCATATAGGGTGTATATATGGCGACGCAATAACTTACGATAGATGTCGAGAAATTTGTGAAGGACTAAAGAACAAGGGATTCGCTTCAACAAATATGGTTTTTGGCATAGGAAGTTATACATATGAATACTGTACTAGAGACGTATATGGTTTTGCCATGAAAGCAACGTGGGCTTGTATAAATGGAGTCGGGAGAGATTTATTTAAGAAACCAGTCACAGATACTGGGGATAAGTTTTCTGCCACTGGAAGATTAATGGTATTTAAAGATCAAGATGGAACCATAAGATTGCTTGATAAAGCTGGTAGATCACAAGAAAAAGATTCTTTATTGCAAATTGTATGGAGTGATGGCCTATTTTTCAAAAAATTATCTCTGGGTGATATAAGGGGAACTTTATGGTGCCAATAGAAATTTTCAAACTTAAAGATGGTAAAATCTTAGAAATTCATATTGATCCAGATCCTATAAATCCAAGAAAAGAATGGGATAATTTATGCTATATTTTATGCTTTCATAAAAGATACGACCTTGGCGATACACATCATTATAAAAAATCTGATTATGAATCTTGGGATGAATTCAAAACAAAAATAGAAGAAGATAATCCTCAGTGTATAATACATCCCCTTTATTTAATGGATCATTCTGGATTATCTATTAGTATTCAGCCCTTTGGTTGTCCCTGGGATAGCGGACAAATTGGATTCATTTTTCTTCCAAAAGAGTATATTGAGCAAGAACTAAAAAATAATCTAAAACGAGCCGAACAAGTGATATCAAGCGAAATAGAATCATATAATCAATACCTGTCAGGAGAAGTGTATGGATATATCATAAGAGATAAAAATTGCTCCGAATGTGGAAGCGCTGGAGAAGAATTAGATTCATGTTGGGGATATTTTGATAGAGATTCGGTTTTGGATAATTATAGGAAAGAAATAATATGAATCATATTAGAGAAGCAAAAATAAAATATAATGACGCAAAAGATCATTATAGGTGGATAAAAAGAATACACAAAAGTTTTAAACTTTTAGAAAAATTTTTTAAATCGCGCCCAATAGAAGTACATGAATGGTGTAGTTTTGAACCAGATGGAAGCAAATATGATGGTCCGTGCTATCTCGATGTTCAAATTAGATTACCAGGATTCAGGTCTCTTAAACAGATATTTAATTTGTGGTTGTTTAAGGAAAGATCTCTTATTAATTGGTTCAAAGATACGGTTAAAAATTGGAAAGATATAATACCATTCGGATTTGATTACAGATGGATTTTTACCGTAGAAAGTGTCAATACCATAGACTATATTTCATTGGAAGATCTTCATACATCCCTTTATTTTGATAATAAAAAATGTCACAATGACGAATTTTTGAAACTTGGCGATAATAGAAAAGGTTTTATTGATTGGCTTGACCAAAACTATAGTGATGTCGTGGGTGATAATGGGTTTGCGATGGATTACGATACTGTTCTAACTAATCAGAAATGTTTTACTAAAGACGATGTAGTTAAATATACAAGAGTCTGGTTACAAAAGTTTTATCCAGAATTAGCGAAAAGGGAGATTATCTTTGTTGAGAGACCATACTGAAAATAATTATTATATTTGTCTATCGTGCGGAAGAATGATTAGATTAAAACGAATGAATTGAATACAGTAATATGTAGCAATAATCATAGCGAAACATCAGCGATGTATTATGGAAAAGATTTAATGGGTTGTATAAATGTGTCGTTATTGATCACGAATTATAAGGAATATCTCAATGAATAAGTTTATAGAAATTACAAAAGAGTTTAATCATCCACACCATGAAACGACTATTAGGGTACATCGTTTTATAATTATTATTGATAAATGGAAAAATAACATGTGGGAGATAGGCGTAGATTTTCAATTTAGAACTAGATATTTGACGCTTCGTTTGTTATGTATAACTGTGGGTATAAGTTACGGATTCATATATGAGAAGTATTAATCAAGAACTAAAAGAAGAAGTTTCATATAAAATAGAACATAGTCCACTTCCTAGGTGGATAATTCCTGTCATAACCCAAATAGCCTACACAAACGGTCATGCATACGGCGAGGACGAGGTAAATGGATATATTATTGATTGGTTAGATACTTTTGAGGAAGCATACAAAAAGGAGATTGTTAATGGGAAATCATGAACCTATTGGATATCACATAAAATTTATAGACAACCAAATTCTTTTTAAGGATATAGATATTGGTAGAGCATTTATATATGACGGGAGACTCTATATGAAAACAGACCCATCCCATAGTCGTAAAACAAATTCAGTAGGGTTCGGTTTAAACGATGCTGGAACTTTACATCATTTTACGGACCATCTTATGGTAATACCACTCAATGCATATATACGAGCAGAGACAATATGAGAATTAAAAAAATATTTCAAGGTATCTCTAGTCATAGATATTCAAGAGAACCATTAGAAAAATTATTCGCAGAAGTATGGCAAGAAGAAAATACTCATAATATGTTACCTTATATGATGGATTCTTCTGGGAGAAGTGATCCTTTACCGGCAACAAAAGAACAACATAAAGTTGCAGCAACGATTATCCAGTGGTTGGGTTCTCCTGTTGGACAGGGATTCTTGGCGAAAGTCATAGAAAAGGCAAAAAATAAAGAAATACCCATGGCTATGTTATGGAGGTAATTATGTTTATTGAATGGCTTAAGAAATTTTGTTGTGAATGGTATTTAAATTTACCCTTTAAGTTTAATTTAAGTATAGAATTATTTAGTCCATATTTTATATATTATGGCGTATTATTAGATTTGGGCCACAAAGGATCAATAATGATTAATCTGTGGCCAATAAGTATAATGATTTATAGGGGATGATATAAAATGTTTATCGTTATGTATGCATTTGCGGACGGTACGCCGGACGAAATCATTGCGGTGAGTAAAAATTTGTTAAAAGCACAAAAACGGTTTTTAGAAGAAGCTCTTAAAGTCATACCAGATTTTCAACAAAATTGTGTTGATCAGGCATTAGACGAGGGATATATTCTCTACGAGAACAAATGTTTGTGTCTTTTGGACACATCTAATGCGGAGAATTTAGATGCCTAGCTCAAATGAATGTCCGTGTATAGTAATAAAAATGGAAAGATTGCCAGATACAGAAAAACTAAGTAGGATTCGAATAGGCGGCTATCAATGCGTGGTTAAAACAGAGGACTGGGAAGAGAACGAGTTGGCGGTTCATCTTCCTCCGGATAGTATAGCGCCCGATACGCAATTATTTAAGTTTCTCGGAGAACATAAGAGAATAAAGATTCGTAGATTCTGCGGACATCTATCGGAAGGATTGCTCGTAAAAGCACCCGAAGGAGTTAAGGAAGGAGATAATTGCGCGGAATTATTAGGAATAACTCATTATGAAGTTGAAATTAATTACTCAAGTACGGGCGACAATATTCCTGGTCCAGCTCTCTCGTCTCCTAAATATGATGTAGAAAATTTTAAAGGTAAGTCAAAAGGTATTTATCATAATTCTTTAATACAAGAAGGAGAAGAGGTATTAATACACGAAAAACTCCATGGATCCAATGCGAGATATCTCTTCCACAAAGGACAAATGTGGTGTGGCAGCAGGTCTAATTGGAAAAAAGATATTTATAATAATTTATGGTGGAACGGATTAAGACAAAATCCATGGATAGAAAGTTGGGCGATACATAATGAAGATGTAGTAATCTATTCTGAAATATTCGGCCAAGTCCAGGATTTAAAGTATGGAGCAGGGCCAGGCAGGTTAATGGTTAGAGTTTTTGATTTAATGATTGGTGGAAATTTTCTTAATAAAAACGAAGTTGATAAAATAAAGACAGGATTAGATTGGGTTCCAGAACTTTTCCATGGTCCATTCAATTTTGAATTAGCTTGTGAATTAGCAAATGAAGATAGTAAAATATTTGGAGCAAATCATTTAGCAGAGGGAATTGTGATTAGACCAATACAAGAAAGAATTCATCCAAAAGTTGGTAGATGCATATTTAAAATAATCAGTCAGCGTTATTTGGAACGTTAATATGAAAGAAATATGGAAAGATATTCCTGAATATGAGCAATTATACAAGGTTTCTAATTTAGGGAACATTAAAAGTCTAATCGGAAGATATAAAAAAGACAAAGAATTCATTTTAAAAAATATTAAAAACAAAAATGGGTATTTGCAAGTAAATTTATGCAAAAACAAAATAAAAAAAATATATACCGTTCATTCGTTAGTCTTGAAATCATTCTGTGGTAAAAAACCATATGGAATGGAAACCAGACACCTAGATGGTAATAGACATAATAATAAATTAGATAATTTAAAATGGGGAACTAAAAGCGAAAATCAATTAGACAAGAAAAGTCATGGAACTTTTACACTACCCCCTAAAAATGATACAAAAGGATCAAAAAATGGTTATGCTAAATTAAATGAAAATCAAGTTAAAATTATTAAAAAATTATTAAATTATGGTATTTTAAACCAAATGCAAATTGCAGAAATTTTCAAAATAAGTAACCATACAATATGTTCTATAAATAAAGGGAAAATATGGAAGCATATACCATGAGATCTTTATAAGGATTATCCGTATGAAGTTTCAGTGTCCAACCTGCAATAGAATTGCTCATGCCACAGAAGAAGAATTTGAAGATATTCTTTGTAGTATATGTAATATAGCGATGGAACCAATAGAAGAATCTAAGAATAGGAAGAATAAAAAACAAAGATTTGATGACGATTACTTTTAATAGGAGGAAAAATAATGATGATTCGGTAGTAAAAGTGTTCGGGTGTGTTTTTTGTTTGTTTGTTTGTTTTTTAAAGGAGAGTTGTATGAGAGTTACACTGGTTACTAATGATGGTAGTGGTATGCCCCAGGCGTTGAACGTTCGCAACGGAATCACTGTTGGCTCGTTCCTCGACACCAATTTCACTGGCAATGTCGATGATTTCGACATCAAGGTGCGATCGAGCGATGGACATTCCGAGGTCGTAGATTGTGATTACGTCCTTGAGGATGGGGATCGCATCAGTCTCACGCCAACTAAGGTGGAGGGTGCAGTCATACTTTAATTAATAAAGTATGATCTATATCTGGGGGCCGATCGCTAGTAAAAGGTCGGTCCCCAGATTTTTTCAATTATACAAACGCTAGGGAAATAATATGTCATTAGACATTGATAAAGTGTCAAAAGAAATTTATAAGTTTTTTGTAAAAAATAATGAGAAGAATATCGAAGGAAGAAAAAAAGATATTTTTTCAACATGGTATTTTTTCTTTCGTGATCTAAGATTATCGAAAAAATATATGGGTTCTCTTAGAAGGTGTTCTAGAAAAAATTCTATAGATAATAAGTTGGGTCAACTTGATTATGAAATACAAAATAGAATAAAGCGCAACATAGATAATTTTCATAATTCTATTCAAAATCTTCGTGAAATACTATATAAAAATAATGTAATACCAATCGACGATATTAAAAAAGAAATAGAGGTAATGTTGAAGAAATGGCCTTCATTAGAATATAATGAAGATGAAAGATTTTTATATATAGAAACAAAAAATATTTCCTTATCATATCACGACACATCAAAAGAATTAGGTAGGTTCAAAACAGGTATATCGTTATACTACGATACAGAATCTTATGATGGTGAAAGGTTAGGATTTAAGGCGGTAAGTATAGACGGGGGTAATCCCGCGCATGGTAATGAGTCAGTCACACATCCACACGTAAAGAATGATTACATATGTATGGGAAATGGCCTGGAAACTTCAATAGAAGCATTTTATCAAGGAAGAATCGAGGATTGCTTCGATATAATCTTAGCAGTCTTAAATACTTATTCAGAAGGTCGTGCCCATATTGAACTCGACAACTGGGAAGGATCGACCTGTGATGTGTGTGGAAACAGTGTCGATGGGGATGAATATTTATGCCAAAAATGTGATAGAACTATATGTCTCGATTGTACAGAGTCTTGTCATTGTTGCGACGACATTGTTTGTCAAAGTTGTTCAGAAAATTCGGCACATTGTAGTATGTGTGGGGAATATACATGTAATAGTTGTTTGGTAGAATCGGGATGCGATCACGATATATGCGCTGATTGCGAAAGAATATGTGGGTGTGGTAAATCTTCGTGTACGAAATGTTGTAACGAGTGTTTAGAATGTAGCGAAATAGTTTGTGAAAAATGTAGATTTGAATGTGGGTGTAAACAAATAATTCATAAAGATTGTGCTATTAAATGTAATTGTGATAAAGAAGTTTGTTCGGATTGTTCTTCATATTGCGAAAAATGTCAAGGAATAAGTTGTTTAGATTGTAAAGATAAATGTTGTTCGTTGTATACTCAGACAGTACAATAGGAGAAAATGATGGGATTTATTAAACCGAAATTAACAAGAGATAGTGTTTTAAGATTTACGCCCCACTCATGGGCGAAAATGTTGTATTTTCGAGATATTGGTCCAACAGAAGTTGGCGGTTATGGAATATGCGAAACCGAAGATCCGTTACTTGTCACAGATATATGTTTAATAAAACAAGAATGTACGCCATGTACCATAGACTTTGATAAACAAGATATGGCGGATTTTATGGAAAAAATGACAGATAAGGGATTAAGTCCATGGATGCATCAGAATATATTTTGGCATACCCATCCCGGTAATTGTGCCAAGCCAAGTGGTACAGATGAACAAAATTTCGACAAAGCTTTTAGTCATCCACATTGGGCGATATTTTTTATATTAGCCAAACAAGGTGATACTTATGCTAGGCTACGATATAACGTTGGACCAGGTACAGAGGTTCTATTAGATTATTGTGTAGATTATTCTATTCCGTTTGTTGGAAGCAATCACCAAGAATGGGATAAAGAATATAAAGACAAGGTGACAAAAACCAAGCCAATAATAATAATTAATAATAAGAACAGTAAAGGTTCGTCTGTATGGTTTGACGAAAATACTGGCGAAATACTTGATTACACGAAAAGTGGCTATACGGAAGAAAACATAAATAAACGATATGATGATATTATCAATGATCTAAACGACGACGAAGATGATGATGGGGATATATATGCTTCAAGTAGTGGGAAATATATATATTGTTGGGAAAACAATGGCGAGAACGATGAGTTGGGAATCATGTATAAATTTGATGTCGAAAATCAAACCTTAATTAATGATGATACAGAAGATGACTGTACTAATACTAATGGAGAAATAATAGAACGTATCCATAAATGGATAGAGAAGAACGAACCAGTGTCTTTAATTGGAGTATGAAATGTTTGAAAAAAGATTCGTAAGACAATCAGATTTAGTGCCAGGGGATAAGATTAAGTTAGTAGATATTAGTATCATAGGAGTAGGTGCTATAGGTAGACAGGTAGCAATACAAGCAGCAGCTATTGGTGTTCCTATTATTCATCTAACTGATTTCGATAGCGTAGAAGAAGAAAATCTAGCGCCACAAGGTTTTCTAGAAAGCGATATGGGAAAATCCAAAGTAAATGCGGTAGCAGATTTTTGTTCTAAAATCAATAGTTCTGTTAAGATCATTAAGAATAATAAGAAATTTAAAAACAGTGAATTTATAGATACTTCTGTTATATTTTGTTGTGTAGATTCAATAGAAACTCGTAAGCAAATTTTTAATTCAGTAGGAAAACGATGTCAACTATTTATTGATGGCAGGATGGCGGCGGAATCCGGAAGAATTTATAGTACATTTGACGACCAGTCGAGAGAAAAATATCTAACAAAGATTTTTCCGCCAGAAGAAGCATTTAGGGGTTCATGCACTGCAAAGAGTACAATTTATAATTCTAATATGATGGCTGGGCTAATGATAAGTCAGTTAACGAAATGGCTTCGCGGAATTCCGCTTGATTTTGAAATATCTATAAATATACTTACCAATGAAATGTCGGCAATGGGATCGTAATTATGGCAAACGAAAGAGAATTAGCTGAAAATAATTTAATATTTAAATGTATTACTGGATCACGCGCTTATGGGATAGAAACACCACAAAGCGATACTGATATTCAAGGTATTTTTATAGCGCCTCCAGAATATCATTTAGGATGTTTTAATAAAATAGAACAGGTATTATTTAAGTCCGATGATGGAGATGCGACATATTATGAGATAGATAAATTTATTAAACTTTGTGTTGAATGTAATCCAAATATTATAGAATTACTTTTTAACGATGATTGTAATATTTTACGTATAACAAAACCATTTGAACTTCTACGAGAAAATGCACATCTTTTTCTTTCCAAAAAAGCTAGATTTACTTTCTCTGGCTATGCTATGGCTCAATTAAAACGCATAAAAGGACATAATAAGTGGATAATGAATCCTCAGCCAAAAAAACCACCAACTATTGATCAATTTTGCAGTATATATTTTCCACTTAGCAATGATTTTATGAAACAAAACTTAAATCAGTATAATAATAATGATTTTTTCTTAGTCAAATTATTTGGAGGGAATTCTTTCAAATTATTTTATTCATATAGAAATGGTCAAGGGATTATAGCTAACGATGGTAATAATCTTAAATATCTAGATGAAGATCCAGAAAATCGTTACGGTATCAACATGAGTAAACAATTGGTTGGAATTCTTTTTTGTCAAGTAGATAAATTCAAAGAAGCAAATAAATTATGGAATCAATATTGGAATTGGAAAAATAATAGAAATCCTGATCGTGCAGCGTTAGAGGAAAAATTCAACTATGACACGAAACATGCCTGCCATCTAGTCCGCCTTCTAAGGATGGGCGAAGAAATATTAACCGAAGGAAAAGTTATAGTCCGTAGACCAGATGCAGAAGAATTAAAAAATATTAGAAATGGCTTATATACTTATGGCTACCTGGTAGACTACGCAGAAAAAATGGATAAATATTTAGAAGAATTATATGAAAAATCAAATCTACCAAAATATCCAAATATAGAAAAAATAAACAAATTATTGATTAAAATTAAAATGCATTATTGGAATCTTTGGAAACAATAAGAAAGGGGAAAAATGAAAAAGTATGCTTTAATCTTTTTTATGAACAGTGTCGCGTTAGGAAATATTACAGATGGCCTTTATAGATTACATAATCATCCAGATGGCCAACAAACACCACCTCCCTACGGATTAATACTCGATGGGCTAGACGGAAATAGTAGTCGTGTATTCACTTTTGATTTCGATTTTGACGGCGAAGCTCGTGACGCGGCCATGTTCCTTGATTTTAATAGTGATACTAATATCGTTCATATTTTCGGAACTGTTTATGGTGGGTTAAATAGACCAAGTAATACTGATTTATACGAGGGGCCAAAAGGAAGGGATTATTTTGTGGGTTGGTGGGATGTTGATTTTACATACAATTATAATGTAGGTTATGCTCTTGGTGATGATGATATAATTTCATCTGAAAATCCTGGGAACAACGGTAGTATAACAAGAACATTCGAGGGAAGTCGATTAAATGATAGTTACGATTTAGTTGATTTTAATGGTGATAATCCGTTTTCTTTCAGATTTGGTAACGAAGATGATGATAAAGGTTATCGTGGATTTAATGGGTTTTCGGGGCATGGTTGGCTAACTCATAATGGAAGAGAATCACATACCAATTCGTCAGATTGGTTATTTACGGCAGAAAAAATAAATCCTATACCAACAGTTTCCTCACTATCACTAGGATTGATGGGTATAATATTTATCGTTTTAGGATTAAGGAATAACAGACTGGTGGAATAATGATATCTTCTAAAAATAAAGCTCTTATCGAGAAGATAAAAAGAATAGCATTAAAATGTAGAATAGACATAGAGGATCTCAGGGATAAAAATACTAATTTCTGGGACGCAGATTTGTCGGGTATGTGTGGAATAGCATCGCAAAATCTCTATTCCGAATTAACTAAGAATGGTATCAAATGTAGTATTAAACTCAATAAATATCATTATTTTATTCTTGTGAATTTATATGAAAATAGAAAATGTATAGTAGATATAACGGCTACGCAATTTTCCGTCAAAAATCCCATTGTGTTAATATTGATGGATGATAACAAATTGTATAATACAGGAGTATGGAGAACAGATGAATAAAAGCCATGAATTATTAAAAACAAAAACCAAGAATTGTGTAGACACTTTGTTCGGCGACGCGACTGTTTCTATAGAAGAAACTTTGAATTCACTAATAGATATAAAAGAACATATTGATATGTTAATAGAGTCTATAAGAGTAACTAACTCATAATAGTGTTTGATAAGTTGTTTAACATTTTACGAAAGGAAGTTTATGGAAGAACCAAAGAACCAAGCATTTACATTTGAATTGGATGAAGAAAGAGGTCTAGTTGTGGTAAATTTAAACAAAGGTATATTGGGTGGTTTAGCGAATCTCTTAAAAAGAACCCCTGGAAACATTAAAGGTAGTTCTATTCTAAGAAAACTCGGATTTGTCCTTGGTGAATGCGGAGATAAGCTGTACGCTGGGAAAAAAGAAGAAGCAATTCAGCAGTAGCCCAAACGGGGGCGAAAGCTCCCCGCCATCATCAATATCATAAAGGAAATATATGAACTCTTTTAAAGACAATATAACAGATTATATACTAAGCGGTCATGCTATTTTATTAATCAGAACGCATGAAATTAAAAGATGTATATCCCAAATATCAAAAATCGCAGAAAAAATTAATTCACAAATCCAATCTTGGTCTATTGCAGCCGGATGGAAATCCATAGACGGTAAACCTATAGGAGAGCAAATAGAACAAACTCCAGAGGCTGCTATACAATATATATCTGGCCTAGACGAGAACAATATTATAGTTCTTGAAGAATTTGGCCATTATTTAGACATAGAAAAATATACATCAGCCGATGTAATAATTTCGTGGATGCATGAAATAAAGGAAAACTTGTCGGCTTCAAAAAATATACTAATAATTATAGACGGATGCGCTAAGTTGCCAGATTCTCTTAAATATGATGTAACTGAAATTGATTTTCCTCTTCCTGACGAAGATATAGAAAATCATATTCGATTCGTTTGCGAGGGAGTGGATAAAGATAAATTTACTCTAGACGAATCAATTTTACCATTAGTTGTGAGCGCTTGTCGTGGTATGACTTGTCAACAAATAGTAGATAAAGTGGCTTTATCTATTACTAAACATAAGAAATTAGATCACGATGCAGTGAAAACTATAATAAATGAAAAGGCGAATATTCTCAAATCGTCTGGCTTGTTAAGATATATTGAATCACCGCCAGGCGGTTTATCACTCATAGGGGGATATGAACCAGTTAAAAATTATATCAAATTAGATAAACCATGCTTCTCCAAAGAAGCAAAAGATTTCGGTATAGATTTTCCAAAAGGCATTATGTTGGCAGGTGTTCCAGGAACAGGTAAAACAGCCCTTAGTCTAGCGATAGCTTCTGAATTTGAAATGCCGTTAATATCTATGGACGTTGGAAGTTTAATGTCTAAATACGTGGGAGACTCAGAGGCTAATATTCGTGAAGCTATAAAAATTATAGAAAGTATAGCTCCATGCGTTTTACAGCTAGACGAAATAGAGAAGGGATTTTCTACTAAAGGAGATTTAGATGGCGGTACATCTGCGAGAGTATTAGGAACGATGCTATCATGGATGAATGACAGAACATCTCCTGTTTATTTTGTATGCACAGCAAATAATGTGGAAAATTTACCTCCAGAATTTTGTCGTAAAGGAAGGTTAGATGAAATTTTTGGTCTAGATTTACCAAATGAACAAGAAAGGTTGCAAATATGGGAAATACATATAAAGAAAAGAAATAGAGATATTAAGAAATACAAATTAAACGAATTGGTGAAGGCTAGCCAAGGATTTACAGGAGCCGATATAGAGCAAGCTGTCAAATTAGGATTAAAAATAGCTTTTGCCCAATCACAAGAATTGGATAATAATCATCTATTAACAGCGGTAGATGGAATTCTGCCTTTGTCCAAAGCGGAGCCAGAAAGAATTAAAATAATCCAACAATGGATTGATGTAAGAGCAAAAAAGGCGAATCAAACAGAGATTAAAGTCCCCGTAAATAAAAGGTCTGTTAGAATGGAGAAATAAATGAAAACTTTTAAAAATTTAGATCTGTTAGATAAAAGTTGTATAATAACTTTATTTATATACGTGATATTATTTATAATATATCCATTTCCTTTTGATTATCATAAGGATATTATGTTACAATATTCAGAATTAACCCAATTTAAAATAATACTTATCTGGTGTATATTTATTTTTGCACCAACTTTTGTGATGGCATTGATAGGTTTATTTGTAATATTTAATTCGCTTTTTGATAGGATAAATCTAAATGAACGACAAAACAATTAATCTTTTCGATGTAGGCGCTCTTGTTAATCTCTCTATAAGTTGTTGGTCGGGTCGCAAAATGTTAACTAGAGAAGATTTTAAACTTGTCGGTTTGAATCCGGATGAATTACCAAATGATTTATGTAATTTAGGCCGTAAGCTCTTGGTGCCAAAGTCAGAGCTTAAAATTATAAGCCAACTTGAACAAAGGGCTAGAGCCTATCTGGCGAGCTATTCGGTTCCATTTGGGATGGCTTCAGCACACTTTGTTCCTATGAAAATGTTACCAAACGTAGACCAATTTTTGACAGAAATTAAAAAAGAATTCTTTGGGAAGGTCGATTCATTCATTGCTAGGTTCGAGGATATGAAAAAAGAAGTACAAAAAGCACATCCTGAATTCTGGGATCGTTGTTTAAAAAATCATTATCCGCGAACACCAGGATTACTAAGATCAAATTTCAGATTCTCCTGGCATATTTTTAAAGTAGCTGGTATAGATTCGATTCAAGAAACTAATATAATGAAAATAGTAGAAGAAGATGAAAAGAAACAAATTAAAAATACCGAATTAAGAAAACAATTAACAAGTGAAGTAGAAAGCTTCGTGCAAGAATACGTTTCTTCTATGAGAACGGAAACAATAAGATTTTGCGAACTAATGAGCGCACGAGTAAATAATCGTCCGTATGGAGATGAAACGGAAGCTAAAAAATTAACGGCTAGATCGTTAGCTTATTTCGGTAAATATGTCAATAAATTTAAGCAAATGAATATATTCGAAGATAACGAAATTGAGAAGATGTTATCAGAATTTAAGGATCAATTCCTTCCAATTGGAATCGCGGTGAAAGATTTTGATAATTCAAATATGGCTAGCAGCGTAACGAATTCTCTAAAATCAATCCGTGAAAAAGCTGCGAGTGATTTAAATAATGAAAGTCAATTTATTAATAGCTTGAAAAGAAGGATTACTATATAAGAAAGGAAAATCATGGGATATAACACGGACTTCTACGGTCGATTTCAAATAAAACCACCTTTGTCTAAAAGCGCTATTGAAAAATTAGATAAACTATCAGTAGAAAGACACGACCTTAAAAGTGGTATGCCAGGATATTATTGCAACTGGGTAGTGGGTTCAGACGGCAGTATATTAGAATGGAACGAAGGTGAAAAATTTTATAATTACGTTGAGTGGCTCGAATATATCTGTAAAGAAATAATAAATCCAATAGGAAGTTTTCTTATTGGTACTATATTATATAAAGGAGATGAGATAGATGATATGGGAATTATTTATGCGGGTTTGGACAGAAAGAAAAATCAAAGAATAGAAGCCGTATTGGATATAATAAAAAGTGGTCCAGTACCGAAATGGTTTATAGAGGAATAAAATATGTACGAACAAAAAGAAACCCGTGCGGCTACGGCTAATGCAGCTTATGTTAGATATATAATTATTGACGATAAAATAATAAATATGCGCAATGTCACATATATTGAACGTACTCCTTATTTTGATATGTCTCATACATTACGCAACAGAACATTAATTCGATTTAATCATAGTGGAGATCAAGATCATATAGCGGTTAATATAACTTTAGAAAATTTCTTAAGAATGTTGGAAGGAAAATAAATGAAATGGCAAAAGGTTGGAGAAATAGGTGTCGATGCTGGCATAGTAATGGTCGGCGACCCATGTTACTATGCAACCCCAGATTGTAATTCTCATCCGGCAAAAACATGGAAAGAATTTTGCGAATTACTCGGAGAGGACTATCCAACATGTAAACAATTAGATTACAAATTAGGTCATCCTGGACTTGGTTTTGTTGTATCGTCTGGATATGGAGATGGATGTTACCCGGTTTATATAAAAAAGAATAAAGAAGGTCGAATTATTGGTTTAATGGTTAGATTCGATAAATATACAGACAAAGATGTTCCAAAACCAAAAGATATGTTTAATAGTTTAATAGAACGTTAAAACAATAGGAGATAAAATGAAAATTAATGTGCCCAATGAAGGAAATTTAATAAAAATAGAAGATATATCTATAGGAGAATGTTTTAAATATTGGCCTAATAATAATTATAGAAACCATTATTCTGTATGTATTAGAACAAATGGAGGATTTTGTATCGAAGAATGTAAGTTGTACTTCCCTATTAGATTTGTTAATCTATTAAATGGCGAAGAACTTGGTACAAATCTGGGTACATTAGTACAACCATTATCATTGACCGTAGAAAGAACGGAGATTCTTTAATGAGTTTATATTGTAGCGTCCAGACAAAATTCAAAGACCAAGAAGCATTAATAAAGGCACTACTAGAATGTAAAAATGCAAATGGTAGATTTTTTACATTACAAGATATAGAGATTCATGAAGTACCTCAAAACATGATAGGATATCAAGGAGATAAAAGAAAAGAAAAGGCTAATATAATTATACGTAGACAAAACGTTGGAAGCGCCTCTAATGATATTGGATTTGTTCGTAATGAAAATGGTGAATTCGTTGCTATAATATCAGAATACGATAGATCCTACTACAGTGAATCGTGGGTAGGGCAACTCAAACAAAATTATTGTTATTATGTTATAAAAAATAGACAAGGGAAAAAAGGTAGAACAATAAAAAGAGAAAAATTAAATAATGGCAACCAAAGAATAATAATTCAAGATATAAGATAATATGCAAAAAGATAAAAGAATAGGAAAAATATATGGTTATCTCACTGTTATTAAACCAACAAAAAAATGTTCAGATGGACATATGCAATATTTATGTAAATGTAAATGTGGAAAGACAAAAATAATAAGAAGTAATAATTTGAACAATGGTGGGAAAATTGGATGCGGGTGTTTACGCATTAAACACGGTCATTGTAAAAACAATGGTATGTCTAGTGTATATGGTATATGGGCCAGCATGATTCAAAGATGTAAAAATAAAAATAATAATCAATATAACTATTACGGTGGTCGTGGCATTAAAGTATGTCAAAGATGGTTAAAATTTGAAAATTTCCTTAAAGATATGGGAGAAAAACCCAAAGAGAAATCTCTCGATAGAATAAATAATAATGGAAATTATTGTAAAAAGAATTGTCGATGGGCGACAATAGAGCAACAAGTAAGTAATAAAAGAAATAATAAATTATTTACATTCCACAATCGCACCCAGTGCGTATCATTTTGGGCAAGAGAATATGGAATTCATCTTCAAACATTTTGGAGACGAATAAAATTAAATTGGTCTATAGAAAAGATATTAAATACACCAATTAGAGAAATAAAAAAATGAATTTAGAAAAATCTTTAGGATTTCAAGATATTGCAATTTTACAACGAAAATGTATAGTTAATTCCAGATCGGAAATAAATATAGAATCAGAAATTATAAAAGGTGTCATAAGACCCATACCGATTATTGCCAGCAACATGTCAACAGTAGTTAATGCCGATTTTATTAATAAGCTTTGGGACATCGGTGCGTTTGGCGTAATGCATCGAGCGGGAACAGATAAATATATATTTGAGGAAATAATAAAGGTTAAAAATCATGGTTGTAAATGGATTGGTGCATCAATAGGTATCTCAGAAAATCAATTCTCTTTCGCGCAAAAATTAATTTCATTGGGCGTTAATGTAATAAATATAGACGTGGCCCATGGTTGGTGTGATAGAGTTTTGAATCTATGTTATCAAATAAAGGGCCAATATGATAATATTAAAGTTATTATTGGTAATGTTGTTAACCCAGGTATTTTAGATGATATTGAAAAGGCAAGTAAAAATATATGGCCGGATGCGATTAAGGTCGGCATAGGAGGTGGATTAGGTTGTTCGACTGCATTGACCGCCGGTTGCACAAAAAACCAATGGAGTGCAATATTTGATTTTAAAAATCAAGGTATGAATATACCATTAATATCAGATGGTAATATTAAAGAACCTTCAGATTTCGTCAAAGCCATAGGGGCGGGTGCGTCTAGCGCTATGTGTGGATCAGTGTTCGCTAGGTGTCCAGAAAGCGCAGCAGAAATCGTTGAAATAAATGGAGTAGAAAAGAAAATTTATCAAGGTATGAGTAGTAAGGCCGTGCAAGAGAAATATAGGGGTAAAGTTCACAATGATTGCCCGGAGGGAAGAACAGTTTTATTACCAATAGGAGAACCATTAGAAGCTTTATTAAAAAGATATGCCGGTGCTTTGCGTTCAGGAATTTCTTACTCCGGATTCAATAATATAAATGATTTCAAACAGAATTGTGAATTCATAAGGATATAAAAATGAAAGCTTACAGAATATTTTGGTTTTCAAATATAACAGGTGATTTTTTGGTTGAAGCAAATAATGAAAACGAAGCCGAAGAAAAGTTTAATAACGGAGATTTTGATCATTTGTGTGATGCCCATAATAATTTTGTCGAACCACAATTTGATCATATCCAAGAAGAGGGTCCAGATGATAACTAGGACAATAGAAATAGATAATGACGGTAATTTAAAAACAATATATGATGATGAATTATTTTTACAAGATGTGGGCGATATATATAATATACATAGAGCGTCTAATATAGAATTCAATGAAGATAATCAAGAATGGGTTGTGAGAATTCCTAATATTATGCCAGGATTAGTTATTGATATATTTTCTCATAAAAGTCGAGAAAAATGCATAGAATTTGAAATAGAAAACATGCAACCAGGAGGTAAATATTACAATGAAAACAAGTGATGGAATAAAAATGAAGGAAAGAAATGTATATTTTTTAGTCGGTGAATCCGGAATAGTAAAAACTAAATGTCGTTATTTGTCTGAATGGTCTGGAATATCCCAAAAAAGCTGTAATTTTTATAAGGACATTAATACTTATTATGCTTATTCGATAAGAGGATTAGTCTATAGAAAATATAACAATGCTTTAAAACGATATAAAAGATTAGTAAAAGATAAAATTAAATTTCATAGAAAAACACTCGATTATTATAAAAAAGAATTGGAGAAATTAAATGGCGATTAAAGTAGAACATGGGGACCATAATTTTGTTATCAAATTCGATCATAAGAATATTCCTATTGATGAATTAAATGGCCAATATGGTTTTATTATTCCATACGGTTATTTGTCAAGACAAGACGATAGTAGACTTTGTTCTATCGCTCAAATAGAAATATTTAATAGAAATGACCAATTTGGAGATCCAGAAGATGTATTCGAAGGAATTGCTGTAGTAAATCCATCTGATAATTTTTGTAAGATAACTGGTAGAAAATTGGCTCTAGTTGATGTTTTGAGCATAATGAAGGTGTCTGGATTAGCAAATAAAGAGTTAAGAACCAAAATATGGGAAGCTTATAAGAATAATTGCAAATTTAATAAGAAGAAAAAAATATATGAATAACGAGATATGGAAAGATATTATCAACTACAAAGAATTTTACCAAGTATCTAATTTAGGTAATGTTAAAAGGATTAAGGATAATTATAATAAATCAATTAATAGAAACACTAAATCCATAAGATCAGATGGATATATAGCCGTAAAACTACATAGAAATAATATTGGTAAAAGTTTTATGATACATAGACTGGTTTTAGAAGCATTTGTCGGTCCCTGCCCAGATAAAATGGAATGTAGACATTTAGATGGTAACAGACAAAATAATAATTTGAAAAATTTAAAGTGGGGTACACATAAAGAAAATATAAAAGATATGATAAGACATGGCACTATTTCCAACAGGAAGGGTTCTAATAATAACCGCGCAAAACTTAACGAAAAACAAGTCAGAATAATAAAATATCTTTTAAAAAATAGTGAAATATCAAAGCCAAATATTGCGAAAATTTTCAACGTAAGTGTATCTAATATATGCGATATTCATGCCAAAAGAACATGGTATTATATTTGATGGAAACAATAAATGATAATAACGGATAAACATATTTCAATAGCTAGAAAAATTGCAATAAAAAGCGATATAATAAAAGCCAGGATGAGTTGTATTGCTATTACCAAGAACGGAAGAGTAATATGTTCCGCTAATAATCGCAGACTACAGGGAGATTATATAAGGTGGAGTCTCCACGCAGAACAAGCAATAATAAAAAAATTAAATAAATTAAAAGCTTTTCATAGATTTAATAATATAACAATTTTTGTGTTCAGGATATCATCGAATGGAATTTGTTTAGCAAAACCATGTCTAAAATGTCAAAAACTACTCTCTCGTTATAATGTAAAAGTTATTTATACGACAAATAGCGGGAAAATAGAGTGTTTATAACACTATCCAACTAGAAAAATTAAATTCTCAAGGAGAATAAAATGATTAAATTGGAACAAATAATAAATGGTGCAAAAGCTTCGTCTAAGATGTTTATTTCTGATGAAGAATTATTTGACGCTATCGAATCGGCTAAGATTATAATAACATATTTCGAAAATAAAGAATCAATATTGTCCAGTATAATATTATGTCACATGAAATTGGAATTAGAAAATCTTAAAAGATATTTTGATAGTAGAACTAGTCGTAAAGAGAGAGAAATATGGCGAATCCTTAAAAACCAATGTGGTGCTCATCAATCTCTTGAATATAGTTTCATAGATTTTTATAGAAAAAATTATGATAAGTGTAACGAATTCAGATTTGGTGGTATACTTGGTTTTGGAGGTAAATTATATACAAATAAAGGAAAGGCATATGTTGGTTGTTACTCAGAGGATTGCGATGAAGGAAGAAGTATGTTAATCACAGAAGTTAATAATAAATTAGGAGAAATATGTGAATAATAAGAAAGTTGCTGAGATAATTTACGAAATAATAGAATCAAATAATCAAGAATATATTAAAAATATTATTAACTCATATAAAACATTTATAAAACCAAAATTATTAAAACTAGATACTTTATGTTCTGGGAAAAAATTACCCAATGATGTACAAATAAGATTTCAATCAATTCGTGACTCATTTAATAATCTTAATTTAGCAAAAGAACTTTATAAACCTTCCGTCGATAATATAGAAAAAAGTTTAAAACAAACTAAACGTAAATTTAGAAGTTTGAATTTTGATGAAGAAACTAATGAACTTACTATATTAACAAAATCTCTTGAATTTGATAATATTAAAGTAGGTAAATTCAGAGCTGGAATAGTGCTTGAATCGGAGTTCGCATTTGTGGCTGATGCATTAAAATCAATTGATGAAGCATGCCCACACCCACACGTTGGTGATGGTTCTATTTGTATGGGCAATGCTGATGATATAGCCGAAAGGGCATTTTATGAAGGTGATATTGCAACAGTGTTTGATTTAATTAATAGGGTAATGGAATCTTATAACATAAGTAAGGCTATGCCTGGATGGCTTGAGGTATTAGAGGAGCAGGCTAATGAATCATAAGAGAATAGAAATTATCATTGATGAAAATGGTGATTGTTTAATAGATGGTCATGAATTTTCTGGCAGTGAATGTGAAAATTTTATTAAAGAAATAAATGAAGCCCTAGGGGATACTAAAAACATCTCTAAGAAAAAAGAATATAACACAAAAATCAAAAGAGCAAACCGTCAAAAGATAGGAGACAAATAATGAAAAATAGGACTGTAGAACTTTTATTCGATAAAGATTGTTTTTGTTGTGGAATAGATGTTTGTGAAGAAGGAATTTTTCCTATATTCAAGATGAGGGCAACAACTTATTTAAAAGATTCTACACTTATTGGTATGAGTATAGAAGAATTCATTGGAGATAATTCTTTTGAACTTAGAGATGGTAAACACCTTTTAGGATTATGAAATAAATGAAAAAAAATACATTATATTCATTAAATAGCGATGGTTCTATCCAGCAATGGACAATTTATGTTGAAAAAAATACAATTATAAAAGAATATGGCAAATTAGGTGGTAAAATACAAGTAACATCTGACACAATTACAAATGGCAAAAATATAGGGAAAATCAATCAAACTACGCCAGAAGAACAAGCAATATTAGAAGCACAAGCCCAATGGGAAAAAAAATTAAAATCAGGATATTGTCAAACCGAGGAAGAAGCAAGACAAGGAAATGTGGATAAGCAATTTATAGTCGGCGGCGAAGAGGTGATGCTTGCCCATAAGTTCCGGGATCACGAGGCTAAAATTACCTATCCATGTTATTCTCAACCTAAATTGGATGGACACCGATGCGCTTGTGTTGTAAATAATGGGAAGTGTACCTTATGGTCTCGCGCTCGTAAACCGATAACCAGTGTTCCCCATATTATTGATGCGATAGAAAAGACATTCCCGAACCAGAGTATTATTCTTGATGGGGAATTATATAATCACGACTATAAAAATTCATTCGAAGTAATAACGTCTTTTATAAGATCTCAAATACCCAAGGATGGGCATACGATAGTCGAATATCATATTTATGACCTAATAGACGACAAATTAACTTTTGAAGAAAGAGCCGAAAAAATTCAAAAAATAAAATTTACTGGTAAATCTAATTATAGTAGTAAAATCGTAAAAGTCGAAACGCGGAAAGTAAATAGTGCAGAAGAGTTGATGGATTATTTCATAATAGATAAAAAAACAGGGTATGAAGGAAGCATGGTAAGGAACAGCCAAAGCCTATACAGGCACGGAAGATCTTATGGTCTACAAAAAATTAAATCGTTCTCCGATGAAGAATTTGAAATAATTGGTGTAAAAGAAGGTAGGGGGAGAATGTCGTCATGCGCAATATTTATGTGTAGGACAAAAAATGGGCATGAATTTTCGTGTAAAATGGAGGGGTCTCTAGAAAATCTTAAAAAATATCTGGCCGATCCGGAAATTGCTATTGGTAAACAACTAACTGTTAAATTTCAAAATTTTACTACCGATGGATTGCCACGTTTTCCAATAGGAATAAGAGTAAGAGAATGTGAATGAGAAAATGATATGCCCAAATTTATAGATTTAACGGGACAACAATTTGACAAATTAACTGTTGTTAAAAGAGTTAAAAACAGTGATTATGGGGCGGCTATGTGGTTATGTGATTGTGGCTGTGGAAATCAAAAAATAATTCAAGGAAGTAGTTTAATAAGTGGATCTACTAGAAGCTGTGGATGTATAATGAAAAGGGGAAATAATTTAAAGCATGGATATTCACATCTTAGATCTTATAATATATGGCAAAATATGAATAATAGATGTAACGATTCAACTCGAAAAGATTATAAATATTACGGAAAACGAAAAATTAAAGTTTGTTATAGGTGGTCAAATAAAAATCCTAAAGGATTCGAGAATTTTTATACAGATATTGGAGAAATACCATTTGGACTAACTCTAGATAGAACAAATAATGGTGGCGATTATTCACCAGAAAATTGCAGATTAACCACCATGAAAACACAAAATAGAAACAGTAGACACAATAAATTAGAAACTTTTAATAATAAAACACAATGTAGATCCGCATGGGCAGAAGAACGTAATTTTTCTAGAAATATTATAAGAGACAGATTAGATAAACTTGGTTGGTCAATAGAAAAAACTCTAATAACCCCTGTTAGAAAACATAAAAAATACAAAAAGAGAATATATGAATAATAGACCATTAAGTGCAGGTTATTTACAAGATCATAAGATATTAGACATTTTAATTCCTATGCATAGTCCGTGTGAAAATCCAGTTGTATTAGATTGTACATACAATACAGGTAAAATGTGGAAGAAATGTAAATATAAACCCACTATTACATTAGATATTGACCCTAAATATAATACAATAATAGTTGGGAGTTTTAAGAAGATGCCATTAGAGAATAGGTGTATAGATATTGTTGTTTTTGATCCACCATTCCTGACTTCGGACGGAGACTCGAAGTATTCTTCAAAAGTATATAAAGAATGTTATGGAATAACAAATAATGACGTGGATAGAGATGGGTTGAATATTTCAAAAATATTTATTCCATTCTTAATTGAAGCAAAAAGAATAATAAAAAAACGAGGAATAATCATTGCTAAAATTGGAGATATGATTCATTCCGGAAGATACCAGTGGCAACATTGTGATTTAATAAATGAAGCAATTAAACTTGGTATGAACGTAGATGATATGTTTATTAAAATAAGAAACAACGTTATGAATTCTTCTAAATGGAATAATATCCTTCATTTACGTAAAAACCATTCATTTTTCATAGTGATTAAAAATCATGGATAAATTAGAAATATGGAAATCAATTCAAGGATATGAGGATCAATACGAGGTATCTAATACCGGAAAAGTAAGAAGTTTAAAAACAAACCATAATAAATCTTTGATAAAACAATTGGCTCAATATATAGAAAAACACGGATATATTTCTGTTAAATTATTTAAAAAAATATAGGAAAAACATTCAGAATCCATGGTCTTGTATTATCGTCTTTCGTAGGACCAAAACCTAAAGGATATTCTTGTCGTCATCTTGATGGTAATCGTCAAAATAATAATCTCGAAAATTTAAGATGGGGAACATATAGAGAAAATTGGGAGGACAAAATAAGACACGGAACTAATAAGAAACCACCAATAATAAAAGGATCAAATAATCATTTTTCGAAACTAACAGAAGATAAAGTAATGCAGATAAAATTAATGCTTAGGCAAAATAATAAAACTAAAAAACAAATAGGAAAAATCTTCAACGTAGGAGAATCCGCTATATCCCATATAGATAAAAACCGAACTTGGAAACATATAAATATATAAAATTATGGATAAAAGTAGTTCTTTTAAACATCTTAGAAAAAATCATTGTTATTGGATAGTTGTTAAAAATGAAAAATGAAATATTAATTAGATTGACAAATTTTTGCAATGAATCTTGCGACCATTGTGTTTTTAGATCATCGCCACATTATAAAGAACATTTTCTTGTAGAAAAAAGTAAAGAAATTAATAAATGGCTTCCTAATGACGACATAAATATTTGTTTTACTGGTGGTGAGTTAACATTAATACCCCATTATACTGATCTAATATATAATATATCGCAAAATAAAACACAAATTGGTATAATTACAAATGGGGTTTTCATTAAAAATAAAAAATCTTTGAACAAATTTATTGATTTAATTAATACTCTAAAAAATGAATCTATAACAATAAGAATATCTCAAACACAATATCATTCAAAAGAGGAATATGGTATATTAGCTTATCAAAAATTAAAAACAATATTTAAGAATTATAAACATATCTTCATACAACAAGTAGGATTTCTGGATTTAATTGCACCATTGGGAAGAGCATATGATAATAAAATAAAAATCCATCAATGGAATAATTCAACCAATAATTACGGCGCAATGTGTAGAAATGAGGCTCAAAGAAAACTCATATTTATAGACGAAAACTGTTTAATACACTGGTGTCCATTCGGTAATTCACCTATTGAAAATTTTCAACAATTTATATACGAAGCAATAAAACATAAAATAATATTATGGAGAGAAGAAAAATTACAAGAAGGAATGACTTGTTTGTTGTGTTCAAAAAATGGGGTTGGAAGCAGTAATAATCAATTCGTAAGTTTAAATATAATGGGATGTAGTCCGTATTGTATGTCGGGTGGATTTAATAATTGAAAGAAAATAAAATGAAATTCTTTAATAATTATAACAAAAAAGATAAATGTAGATGGATGGGTTTTAATATCTTTAAAACTACATTCGGTATGGGAACTTCGTTTGGCTTACCATTTTGGTTATTACCAGTTTTCACACTTATTTTTAACAACAAAGAAATTAAAAATAATGTCAAGTGTTTATTTGATTTATCTTTCGGATGGGGATTATTCTGTTTGAGATTTAGGATAGTAAGATAATGTCTAGTTTATTAAATAAAAGCGCTGTAAAAAAATTTATATTACAAAAATTTAAATCAATGCGTGCGGGTCCACCAATGACGAGAGTTTCCAAAGAAGCTCTTGATAGCTATGAAATTAAATTAATCTTAATGATCGAATCAGATATATTATCTCATCCATCTATTGGAGTTACATTTAAACCATAGGAGAAAATATGTTAAATAAAGATATATTAGAAATACTTAATCGACTTAGAAAAGATTGCCCAGATTTTTATGCACTAGAAGGTTTATCTCCTAGTATGGCCTCACAAATCGCTCATTGGATCAAAGAAGATAGAATACACACGACAATTAAGACAATTAATCACTATAATAGAAAAACAAAAAAGAAATAATATAATGCAAACATTTTTACCAGTTCCGAATTTTAAAAGATCCGCGCAAATACTTGACTATCAAAGATTAGGGAAGCAAAGAGTAGAAGCTTATCAAATATTAAATATCTTGACTGGAACAAATCTCAATAGTAGATGGAAAAATCATCCAATTATTAAGATGTGGATTGGATATAACAACGCATTAGGTTACTATATGAATTGTATGATTAAAGAATGGATTAAAAGAGGATATAAAAATACAATGAAATTATATGATTTATCACCATTTCAAGACATAAAATATCCTAAATGGTTAGGAAATAACGAATTTCATGCTTCTCATAGAAGTAATCTTTTAAGAAAAGATAGAAATTATTATAGTCAATTTGGATGGAATGAACCAGATAATTTACCATATATTTGGCCAGGAGATTTATAAAATGAGTAGAAAATATCATGACTATAAAATATATATAAGTTATTTGTGTCCAAATACACAAAAAAGAACGAAAATTAAACTAAAAACATATACATATGATTACTTTTTACAATCTTATGAGTCTTATGATAATAGTTATATTATAGAGTTAAAAATAATGGACTGTCCAGAATGTAAGAAAAAACACGAAATAGAATTATCTTACTAAGGAAAATAAAAAAATGACTAAAGAACAAGCGGAATTTTTCATCAACGCATTAGAATATAATGGAATAGAGGCAGAATTAAGAGAAGATTATTCTGGAAGAGGTATGTATGGTAAAACAACCTTCGCGGTAGTAACAGAAAAAACACATCTTATAATATCAGCAATACTAAGATATTTACCCAATTTAGAACCAGAAGAATATGTTGAACTTCCGGATTTTTCAAATTTTACACTAAAACAAGATTCAATGGGTCTAGGTGTGATATTATATTAAAGGAAAATTTATGCCAAATTATGAAAAAAAGATTACTTTAACAAGTTATAGGTGTGGAGATTTATTTACTTTTGAAGATTATGAAACTATATATATGCTGGCTCAAACAGGTTTTGGTTGGGGAACCTTAATCGAATTACAAGATAGTGCCAACAGATTATCAGAACCGTTTAAGTTCATAAATAACCTAAATAATATATCGGAAGATGAGTTAAATAAAATATCTCGGCGAAGAAACAGAAAATGTATAGGAAACATAAAAGATTTTAATTTAATCCTAAAAGAAAAAGAATAATATGATAAAATTACCAAAAAAAGAATATATATTATCAGCTTTTTATGATGCTCGCATAGCTCTAACAGAAAAATTAGAACATTCTCATTGTAAAAGAAATCGTAGAGGTTGTTTTATCTGCCGAAGTAACGATCGTAGTAAAATGGTTTTATATGATCTATATGAGGCATTAAGAGATGGAAAAATTAAAATAGAAAAGATAAAATGAAAGAAATATGGAAAGATATCCCTGGATATGAAGGAATTTATATAGCTTCTAACTTTGGTAATATAAAAAGATTAGTCGGTAAATTTTGTAGAAAAGAAAGATTATTAAAACAAACCGACAATGGAAAAGGTTATAAAAGAGTAGATCTTAGTAAAAATGGAATTTCAAAACCATATAGAGTTCATAGAATAATCCTATTAACATTTATTGGTATCTGTCCAATAGATATGGAATCCTTACATATAGATGGTAACTCTTATAATAATAATTTAAATAATTTAAAATGGGGCTCCAAATCAGAAAATGCCAAGGATACAGTTAAACACGGAACCAATATGTTAATTAAAACTAGATATCTTTTTACGAGAGATAATCATCCAAGTGCCAAACTTAATTCAGAAAAAGTAATTTTAATAAAAGATATGATTAAAGATGGCTTAACAAATATTCAAATAGGAAAAATATTTTCCGTAAACAGACAAACAATAAGAGATATTAGATTAAATCGAACATGGAAAAATAAACAATGAAAGAATATGCAAAAATATTAGATATATCTTCCTTGAAAGACAAAAGAATAATAATAGTTGGGGATATACACGGATGTCATATACAATTCCTAAATCTGTTAGAAAAATGTAATTATGATATAGATAATGATATTGTTATAGCAGTTGGAGACCTCACTGACAGGGGTCCTCTAAGCGATAAAGTTCTAAAATATTTTATGAATACCCCAAATACATATTCTGTTATGGGTAATCATTGTTGGAAACTTTTAAGATACTTAAAAGGAAATAAAGTATCCATCTCTCCAGGGTTAAAGAAAACTATAAATCAAATCAAGGATATGGATAAAAATGATATTATAAAATATCTTGATAATCTTCCGTGTATAATTAAATTACCATATATTGACAATAAACCATTATATGTTGTCCATGCTGGATTTGCTCCAGGAATTTTACCAGAAAATCAAACCAAAGAATCTTGTATATATATCCGTGGCATTAACCCCAAGAATTATTTTGACGAATCTTTTGGCGGTATTTGGTACGATTATTTGGATGGATCTTTCAATGTCGTTTGTGGCCATATAGTTGAAAAATCAGTAAACCCAAATCCAAACGTATTTTGCTTAGACGGGGGCGCAGTTTTCGGTGGAGTATTAAGGGCAGCAGTTATAGAAAATAACCAAATAAAAATCATAGAAACAGAGGGTATAAAAATAGATAAAAATAATCAAAACGATATCGAAGCAAGAGAAGATTTAATGGTGCAAGGTTTATTGCGCTGTGATAAAATGGATCGCTTTAAAATATACACATATACCGACAGATGTGTATTTGAAAACAAATGGGATGATATAACACTAAATAGTCGTGGACATATTTTTGATATAGACACACTAGAATGTGTAGCTAGACCATTATCTAAGTTCTTCAATATTAATGAAAAGCCAGAAACACAAGCAAATATATTACCGTGGAATAATGGATTTAAAATATTCACAAAAGAAGATGGGTGGCTTGGAATTTTATATAGGCATAATAACGAATTTAAAATAGCTTCCAGGGGTTCGTTTTATAGCCCAGGTGCTGAAAAAGCTACAAATATATTAAAATCTAAACACAATTTATCAAGCCTTCCTCCAGAAGTGACTCTCGTATTCGAAATTATTAGTAATATTACCAAAATAGTCGTCGATTACGCAGGACAAGAAAAATTAATATTGTTGGCGGCATTTAATAGATTTACAGGAGAGGAGTATTCATGGGAACATGTGTTGGAGTGGGGTAAGGAATTTGGTTTCGATACCCCTGAAACTAAGGATCTTAAGTCTTACGAAGAAATAGTTAATTATGTTGACTCGCTACCAGGAAATAAGTTCGAAGGATTTGTTATAAGGTTTAATAATGGATTAAGAGTAAAAATAAAAAATAAGGATTATTTAAGAAGGTCTAAATTAATTCAAAATATAACACCATTAAATATCTATAAATTAATGGAAGATGGTTTGGTTCCGGAAAAATATAAAGAAGATTTAGATCAAGATTATATAAATGAATTTGATAATATAAGCAATCAATTAGAAAAACAATATCGTGAATTATTTGAACGTATTATTATAATTTATTCTTTTGTTAATAATAGTCTAGAAGAAAATCACACTATGAAGGAATTCGCTTTAAGGGTAGAAAAAGAAGAGCATAAATCTGCGTTTTTTGCTATTAAAAAAGAAAATATTAAACAATTAAATAATTATATAATGAAATTAATAAGACCAAAAGAGAATAAATTTAATGATTAAATACTATTTATGTAACAGAATTGTAACAAAATATGTGTCTCTAGGATAATATATCGGTTTTTGATACCGTAAACACGGTTATTAAGTGTAGATTTACGTATTAAACTTTATTTTATATGCAACCAATAATCACTTTCAGACCTTTATTATAAGAAAAAGACTTATAATTTCTTACTAAGATAAATAAAACTTAAGATTATAAATAAGCTCAAGATTATAAGTAATCTAAGATATAATCTTGGTCTTGCTAGCGCCGTAAGGCGCAATAAGAAATCTTAAAAAATTAAGCAAACGGGATTGTGAAAGGGTCGAGTATGAGTTTTATAAGATGCACAAGTAACCCAGAAGGTCTATTTGTCTACGAGGGAAACGATGAGATGATTTATTTTTTATCAAATTCTCCCGAAAATATAGAAACGAGTTGTAGGGCAGAAAATTTTTACGAATTAATTCGTAAAATACACAAGCATCATGGCTATATTGATGATAAGGAAATTCAATTTAAGAATCTATCTATACAAGAAACCGAAGATTGTAAAATTAAATTAATGGTAGAAGGTGTATTTATTAAAATGTTTAGAATCACATGGGAATATATCTATAATAACGTCAAATCTTATTTAGCAGAAGATAGATGATAAAATGCGAAATATGTAAAACCGAAATTCAAAAAGAAGAGCAAGTTGCAAAAATAATCAGATGTCAAAATATATTTAACGAAGAATTTTCTTTCGAAAATTTGATGGATAATAATTTTCATATTAAATGTTTGTTTAATTTATTGGATAATAGACAAATTATTAAGGAAGAACAATTTATAGAAAAGAATGATTGTTTATTTTTCTTAAAACAGTAAAGGGATATAATGGTAGGCATAGAAAACAAGGTTAGAAATATTTTCACTATGCCTGGGACGATAGTTGACAAAAGTTTAAATAATTTATCAGATAATTTTAAAAAGTTACCAAGATTTGTTTCAGATTATTTAATAAGTATATTAGTTAACACCAATAATCCGTCCGAGGGAGTAGTAAAAATAAATGATTTAATTAATAATCATTATATAGAATCTAATCAAAAGGAATTAATCAAAAGCAGAATAAAAGAAATTGGTCAATATAATTTAATAGGCCATATTAAATGTAGATACGATAACAATAAAGAAGAATATTTTGTAGATGTCGAAGCGCTTGAAGAAAAGAATGCAAGAATATCTTACGATATATTAAAACAACATAATGAAGCTCTTTTAACGACTGGAGCATGGGGGACAATAACTATTTGTTATGATCAATCTTTTAAAATAAAAAATACAACTTATCCATTATTGATTACTAATTTCATTCCATTCCAAGTTACTAGAATTAATTTAGATGATTGGATCAGGAAAAGCCAAGAATTTTCTTTAGAAGAATGGATAGATTTAATTATATCAACGATTGGTTTCGATCCATCTTCATTATCTAGGGATGAAAAATTCATATATATAATCAGGCTTATTCCGTTTGTTGAATCCAATATTAATATGATAGAATTAGGTCCGCCAGAAACTGGCAAAACATTTGCGTACAGATCTCTTAGTTCGTATGGATTCGTTATATCTGGTTCAATGACAACTGTTGCTTCGTTATTTTATAATAAATTAAGACGACAAACTGGTATAATAGTCAATCGTGATGTTGTTATGTTTGACGAAATAACAAATGCTAACTTTTCTAAAAATGATGAAATAATATCAATATTAAAAGATTATTTAAATACGGGAAAATTTAGTAGAGATAATAGAGAATTTTCTTCTGAATCAAGTATAATGTTCGCTGGTAATATAATATGTAATAGGGAAGATAAAACGGTTAGAAATACCTATAGACATCTTTTCTTACCACTGCCAGAAACTATTAGAAACGATAGGGCGTTTTTAGATCGTATCCATGGGTTTATACCTGGGTGGATAGCGCCACAAATTAAATCAGAGAATATTTCTAAATCAATAGGATTCATGGCTGATTATTTCAGCGAGATAATGCATCGTCTTAGATCAAGAAATTATGGATATATTATTTCCAGTAAAATTAAATTTGAAAATATTGGGCAAAGAAATGAAGTAGCAGTAACAAGAATGGCATCTGGTTTATTAAAACTTATGTTTCCTAGCAAAACAGTAAAAAATATTAATGAAGAGGAATTAAAATTAGTATTAGATATAGCAATATCTTTAAGAAAGAGAGTGTTAGAGCAACTTGCGATTATAAGTCCCTCTGAATTTAATAACGTAGACATTAATTATAAAATCTTATAAGGAATTTTATATGAAAATAGAAGCAGATATCTCAAAAGAGAAAGTGGATGAAGTATTAAAAAATAGAATCAAAGAACTTGAAAAAGAAATTACAAAAATTCAAACAAAAAGTGTTCTCAAACGTAGATTATCTTATAAACATAAGAAAAGAATTGATAAACAAAACACTAGGATGTTATTGTGCCCCACTTCTCTGTCACGGCCATCTATTATCGTGGATTTGCAATACCATATGTTATGCTATCATTGGTTCATGCATCCCTGATTTAAATAAATATAAAATTAAATGGATAGTCAGTAATAGGACCAAAGATATACAGGAATACGCGAAAGATAATAATATATTATTAACAGAAATTAAAAATAATTTTAAGATTATAGATTTGTGCGATATAGTAATTGTATTTTGTTATAATAAGTCTCCTGATATGGAACATATTATTGATTACGCCAAGACAACAAATAAGAAAGTGATAATAAAGGGAGAATCAAATAATAGATATGTCTAGTAATATAAAAGAACTTATTTTGGAGAAATAACGTGGAAATATATAAAGGATATGTCAATGGAGATACGTCATATATAGGAATAGCGCAAACTAAAATGGGTGGAACAACTTATTTATTTGATTTGTCACACCACGAAGATGATAAAGAATTGAAAGTCGGAGATAAACTAGAATTAGAAGAATGGTATTTATGTATCCAAACAAAAGAACTTAAAAAACTTATAGGATTAATATAGTGAATATATTGCAAATACTTAAATATCCAGATAAAAGATTAAAAAAACCATGTGTTGATATACAAATTCCTTATCCGAAATATATCTATGAATTAGTGGATAGAATGAAATTAACTATAAAAGAACATAAAGCATTAGGACTATCAGCGCCACAAATCGGTTTTAATATAAAATTATTTGTTACTAAAGACGATGTTTTTATAAATCCTATTATGAAATACGATGGTTTCACTGTGCAATCAATAGAATCATGTTTATCTATTCCTGAAAAGTCATATAAAATTACTAGATACTTATATATAGAAATAGATTATTTAGATATTGAGGGTAAAAATAAAAAACAAATACTAAGAAAGGATAAAGCAATAGTATGTCAACATGAATATGATCATTTAAAAGGTATGTTAATAAATTCATATGGAAAGTTGGTAAAAAATGTCAAAAGAAATAAATGAAATGAAAAATAGATTAGACAAAATAGAAAGGTCTTTAAGACACATGGGGAACATTATTCAAGAACAATTCTATATACACAGATTAGATGTTTCTTCAAACTCTATAGAAGATGTTCAAAGAATTCTTTGTTCTATAGGAAAAATATTAAATGATCAAATTTGAAAAAATAATTTTTCTCGATATGGATGGCGTGTTAGTTAATATTTTAAAAGGTATAGAAAATCATTTCGTAGATTTTTCATCATCTACCCATCATTATCCTCCAACAATAGATTTACATAATACAAAAAATCCTAATGAAATATATAAAGATTTTAACTTTTCAAATCAAAATACATTTTGGTTAAATTTTAATAACATAAGATTCTGGGAAAATCTAGAATTGTACCCATGGGCCGAAAGATTAATTAAACTATGTCTATCTAGTAGTTATAAAACATATGTATTAACTTCTCCTAGCAAAACAGCAACTTATTCGGCTACAGGAAAATTAAACTTTTTAAAGAAACATTTTCACGATTTAGTAAGCGAGAATAGAATCATAATAAGTAATGACAAGGGAATTTTAGCAGGACCAAATAGAGTATTAATAGATGACACTATTGAAAAATGTCTTGATTTTGCCAATAACGGCGGAACATCTATACTCTTCCCGCAACCATATAATCGTAATCTTTTAGAAATATCACCGGATAAAGTGGTATGTCCAGAAAATATTGATAAATTATTTGTTTTGTTGAACAATCTTTTTGGAGAAAGCGATGACTAAGTTCTTAACAGAACCGAGTGTGCGTCTAGTTGGTCATAATATTATGGATATTGATGGGATTGATGATTTTCTTAGTTTAAATAATACAGAATGGCCTAGTTTAAAAGAAAAGTTTGATAATAATTTGGATCTTGGTGATTCTGATCCGGAATGGATACCGGAAATGGCAGGACGCTTATGTTATATGAGCTACTCCGGTAAGGGACGGAGCCATGAGGATCATGTTAAACACTTAATAGAGGTTGGTCATTTTTCCGTAATAGAACATTCTAATTTTAATTTTGTTATATGGCAGGTAAGCCGTTCTTTAACACACGAACTCGTTAGACATAGACTTGCCTCGTATTCGCAATTATCCCAACGATACGTCGATAGTTCTGATGTCAATTTCGTAGTACCACCAGCTATACAGGAACTTAAAGAAAGTCAGAAAGATATCTATGAATCATGGGAAAAATCTTGTTTGGAAAGTTTAGAATTATATTCTAAGTTAACCGAATCATTATCGGAATTATACAAAGACTTATCAGATAAAACCGAAAAAAGAAAAAAGGCTAGAGAAGCTGCTAGAAGTATATTGCCAAATTGTACCGAAACAAGAATTTTCGTTACAATGAATGGAAGATCATTGAGACATTTTATTACCATGAGGGCTAGTGCAGCCGCCGATAGAGAAATTCGGAATTTGGCTGCTAAAATGTATAAAATAATGAAAGAAAGATTTCCACTAATAATGCATGGAATTGAATTAATTAGTTTACCAGATGGATCACAAGCCGTTACTAATCAATTTAAAGAAACATAAAATTCAGTGTATAATATATAAGATAATTAAGGAGCAATATGTGCCCCAAAATCTTGACGAAGATGTTATTCCTGAGTCAGACTCGTGTATAATTCAACCACCGCCAGAAGTTTTAAATCGTACAATTAAAAAAAGACATATAACTTTAATAGGCGAAATAAATGAATCACTAGCACTATATGTAAATACAAGCCTTCAATTTTATTCTGATACCAAAGATCCAGTATATATGTATATATGTTCGCAAGGGGGCGACGTTATATGCGGATACTCTATAATAGATCAGATGGAATTATCACCGTTCCCAATATATACCATTATTCGTGGTCAGGCTAGTTCTATGGCTGCAATAATCGCAGCTTATGGAACAAAAGGATTAAGATATATAACAAAAAATTCGATGGTTATGGTTCATCCATTTTATCTATCCATGGGTCCAGAAACTATTTCTCATCAAAATGTTGGACTTGATTATATGAAAGGCGATTATATAGAGAAGATAAAAAGTCTATCTAAAAGAACAAAAATTGGTTATAAGAAATTGTATAAATTAATGGAAATTAATCATTGGATGACACCAAAACAAGCTATAGGAATCGGTATAATAGATAATATGTGGACTAAAAGGTTAGAGATTTATGCTAATAAAGGAACAAATAATTGTTTAAAAGAAGAATAACAAAATCTTATTATAATCATTTTTTATTATTACTTCATGATGATATTCAAAAAATTGTATTAAGTATTTATAATAAATCTCATAATAAATATAATATTAATATAATGGGTATTGACGACATGATATCGTTAGCGAACTTTGAACTTTTAAAAGCTATGATATTTTTTGATCCAAATAAAACCAAAACTCCCTCATTTAGAATTTTTCTTTGGATTTTCATCTATAATATGATTAAAAACAATAGTATAAAATTTAGAAAAAAATATAATAAGATACATCCTATAGATAATATGAATTTATTCAAAAGTGAAAAACAAGATTTCAGGAATAAAATATTTATCAATGAAGTTCTATCAATTTTGACTAAATTAGAAAAAAGAATATTGGTAGATTCTATATTAGGATGTAAGACACTAGGAGAAATTGGAGAAGAATTGCAGATACAGATACCAGTGGTTCATTCTATCAAAAATGATGCTATATTTAGAATTAGAAAGAAATTTCCAAATTTGTCCAAGGAATTTTATGAAAAATAATAAAAAGAAAGAAAAAAATAAAAAATTATTTAGTTTGTTGGGAATTGATTTGTGCGCATGTGGTGCAAGTCACACTTTAAAATGTTTTGGTATATGTAGAGAAACCCATATTAACCCAAAAACCAAAATAGTAAAATGTACCTCATTGTATCAAATAGATGTGACAGAATTAAAAACAAATAAAAAGAAGGAAAATATTTTCAAAAAACTAAGAAAAACAAAAAGAGAAAGAAATTTTGATTATGATTTAGATAGTAATCAAGGTGTATAAATAAGAGTCTTTTATGAAAGGAAAAAAATGAAAAAGTTTATGTCACTCAGAGTTGTAGATTTTTCCATGGTTGTAGCGCTTCTTGCTAGTTTAGTTGGATGTCCTTTGACTACTGGTTGTGTTAATGGTGCTAAGTTTTCCCCAGAGCAAATAAAATCAGTACAAGATTTAACAGAAGTTGTTAATAAAGCAGCAAGAGATAATAATGTAACCGCATTTGTACATGCTCGACTAGGACCATTACGGGCCAAATTAGTAGAAGGCATCGAATTGGAAGGTGTGGAAGCCGACATTTATATTACGGCTAATCCAGCGGCCAACAATTGTCCAAACGATAATCCATAATTGACATGTATAAACCAGATTGGAAAGGAATTTGCTTCTGTTTTATTGGTAGTATACTTTCCATAATTCTCATTGCTTTAATTTTACATCCAGGTTACAGTAATAATAGATTAGAGAGTATAAAACAAACTGTTAAAATCAATACTCCAGACAATAATATAGGGACTGGGGTAATTGTCAAAAAAGAATTACTCGATAATAATAAATATAGTTATTATGTCTTAACAGCGGGACATGTTGTTTTAGGCGAAGGTATTATGTTTGGTCTTTTGGCGGGTTTTGAAGGATCAGAATTTAATATAAATATAACTATATATGACGAACATTCAGAAGAAATTAAACAAGAAAAAGCTAGAATAGTAGATATTGATATTAATAATGATGTTTCTATATTGAATTTTATATCAGATCTGAAATTGAAACCGGCCTTAATATATAAAGGATTAAATTTTGATTCGATCAAAGTCTTTAAAAATGTTTATTCTATCGGTTGTCAAATGGGGGAATCTCCAACAATAACATCTGGTGTAATATCAAAAATTATAAAGAAAAATAACCGATGGTATATAATGTCTGATGTCAAAGTTTCACCAGGAAGTAGTGGCGGTGGATTATTTATTAAGATTAATGGGGAATATCAATTGATAGGACTTGTAATTAGGACCGAAGCATTTAACGATATTTTTATACCGCACTTGGGATATTTTATTTCAACCCCATCATTTCTATCTTTTCTTATAAATAATAATATTATATGAACAGAATAACATGGGACGACTACTTCATGTTCGAAGCGCTTCTAATATCATTAAGAAGTCACGATCCTGACACCCAGCATGGTTCGATCATAGTTGATAAAGATAACATTGTTGTATCCCAGGGATTCAATGGATGGCCAAGAGGATTTAACAATGATCAAATACCTATGACTAGACCAGAGAAATACTCTGGAATGGTCCACAGCGAATTAAATGCTATTCTCTGTTCTAAAAGATGTTTAAATGGAACGAAATTATATGTAACTGGTCCACCATGCGAAAAATGCTGGTTGAGTATAATACAAAGTGGTATCAAAGAGGTTGTTTATGGTCCAGTTAAATCTAGTGCTAATAATAGTCCCCACACAAATGATAATAATAGCGATTTAATTAAAAAATTATTACAATCAAGCAATATATTGGCAAGAGAATGGAAACCTGACTTAGAAATATTAAATAGTGATATTGTTCAAAATAGAATTAAAAAAGTAATACAAAATTTTATAAAGAATTAGGAGTAGTATGTCGCTGCCAAAATACACACCAGAAGGATTCGCTCTACAGATTTTTAAGGATAGATATGCTATCCATCTCGACGAAACTTTTGAAGAGGCGTGTGGTAGAGTATCTAGATATATTGCGGATGCAGAAATAGGTGAAAAAAGAAATAAATATTATGAACAATTCTTTAACATATTATCAACTAATAGATTTTCCCCAGGGGGTAGGACGTGGAGAGGAAGTGGTAGACCGAAGGGACAATTATTGAATTGTTTTCATAAAGAAACTCCAGTTGTATGTAGAAGGGGAATTATTCCAATAAAAGATATAATTATAGGAGACGAGGTGTTAACTATAGATGGAACGTTTAAAAAAGTTGTTAATCATTTTTCTCAAGGTAAGAAAGAAAAATTATTAAATATTCAAATAGATAGAATGCCAAATGATATTTTGATGGTCACTAATGATCATGAAATTTATACCCAGAATGGATGGAAAAAAGCAGAGGATATTAAAGAAGGGGATTATGTATATACACCAGGATACAACGATAAAGATAATATACCAAAAAATATCAATGTAATGGATTTTCTGACAATAGAAAAAGATAATCTATTTATAGAAGATAATTTAATATACAAACATAATTCTCTGAAAAGATGGATCAAGAATGGAAAAAATAAACCAAGAGGCATTAACAAAACAATTACTCCTGTTAAAGCGACCATAGAGATAAATATAGATCTAATGAAACTATTGGGATATTATTTATCAGAAGGATGCGCCGAATCCCATGGAGATACTTTGATATGGACATTTGGGAAAGATGAAATTAATTATGTAAATGAATGTAAACAATTAGCCGAAAATATTTTTGGCAAAGGTGTTCATATAAAGGAATATACTCCTAATAACCCAGATCATCCTGATTGGTCTGGATGGTATCAAGTAAGATTAAACAGCAGAATAGCTCATAATTTTATGTTAAATTGGATAGGAGATGCTTTTAATACTAAAAAAATACCTTGGTGGTTTCTAAATCTTCCAGAAGAATATCTCCTAACATTAATAGGTTATTCATGCAGGGGGGATGGATGCCATAATATAGAAAGTAACTCTAATTTGTTAACTATGTGTAATCCAACATTAATGACCCAATTATTTATAATGGGCAATAAGTTAGAAATATCCTATAGTCTTAAAACCTCAAAAACAAGAGAAGATCGTTATTCTGTTCCGTATTCAATATTATTTAGCAAACAATGTTCTATTAACAATAATTTTCAAAAATTTCTTAATATACTTAATGGCTCTAAACCTTTTGATTTAGATATCCATAAATGGAAAAGAGTTGAAGGAATAAAAGAAATATATTATAATGATGAAGTTTTTGATATATCAGTAGAAGAAAATCATACACTTCAGGTAATGGGAATAGTCTGCAAAAATTGTTTTGTCATAGAAGATGAAATTGATCACAGAGAGGGATGGGGAGAAACTCTTAGAAATGTAATTATTATCTCTGGCACAGAAGGTGGTGTAGGAATTAATTTTTCTAAAGTAAGACCACGAGGTGCGGAAATAAGAGGGACCGGCGGACATTCTACTGGTTCGGTATCGTTAATGAGAATGATTAATGCGGCATGTGAAGAATTAAGAGCCGGTGGCTCCAGAAGAAGCGCATTAATGTTTTGTTTAAATTGGAATCATCCAGATATACCAGAATTCTTAGAGGTAAAGCTAGACAAGGGACAATTAAATAATGCGAATATTTCCGTATGCATAGATGATGATTTTCTCAAATTATTAGACAAAGAAGAAGATATAGTTTTTAAATGGCATGGAAAAGAATTTTCTAAAATTAAATCAACAGATTTATGGGATAAGATAGTAGCCAATTCTTTAAAATCGGGAGATCCTGGTATTCTTAATATTGGATTCGCTAATAAACAAAATAATATTTATTATATAGAAGAATTGATTTCCACAAATCCTTGCGGCGAAATATGGTTAAGCCCATTTGATTGTTGTTGTTTAGGATCAATTATTTTATCAACACATATTAGCGAAAATGAAATAAATTGGGATATGCTTGATGAAACTATACATTTAGCAGTTAGATTTCTAGATAATGTTTTAACACAAAATCATTTTCCTCTTAAAGAAATAGAACGGGTATGCAATAATCATCGGCGAATAGGACTAGGTATTATGGGTCTCCATGATATGGTACTTAAACTAGGATTCAAGTATGATTCAAAAGAATCTTATCAAATAATTGATAAAATAATGGAGTTTATTAAAAAAAGAGCATATGAAGCATCTATATTTCTATCGCTAGAAAAAGGTCAATTTCCATCCCTAGACAGAGAAGCCTTTATTAAAAGCGGCTTTTGTAAATCATCGTTGCCACCTTACTTAAAAAGAAGAATATTACAACACGGTATAAGAAATTGTGCATTACTTAATGTTCCTCCGACTGGTACAACTTCCATCGTGGCTGGATGTAGTTCTGGTATAGAACCGATGTTTGCACCAGTATATAGAAGAAATTTTAATAGACATAAAATAAACTCTAATCAAAGAGAAAAAGATTTTGAAATAGTTATAGCTCCTTTATTAGCAGAATTTATTAAAGCAAATAAAAATATATCTCATTTCCAGGGATCTCATGAGATATCACCAGAATCTCATATAAAAATGCAGATAATATGTCAAAAACATATTGATAATGCTATTAGTAAAACAATTAATTTGCCGAATGATTTTGAGTCAAAAGAATTATCTTCTTTAATAAGAAAAAATATAGAAAATTTAAAGGGAATCACCGTATATAGAGAAGGAAGCAAGGGAGAAAGCCCATTAATGGCATTAGAATTGAAAGATGCTAAAAAATATATAGATAAATGCAAATTAGAAGCAACCGATAATTCATGTCCAAATGGAAAGTGTGATCTATAGTGAGTAATGAAAATAATATATTACAACAATCAATAGACAGCGTAAATAAATATGGCTCTATTGCGGCAGCGGCCAAGGCATTAAAAATTCCTAGAAAAACACTAAGTACAAGATATAATAAAGCAATTGATCGTGGATACATAGCTGGAACCCCACAATTAAGTCCAGAGCAAGAAATAGGACTTGATTCTAAACTGAAATCAGTAGTAAAAGACAAAAGAGAATTACAAAAAAAATACGATGAACTTCTTCGTCTTTTTGATAATCAATCTAGTCGTTTTAATACCATAGAATTATTTGACGAACGATTACAAAAGACAGAATATGAAAAAATTAAAATATCACAATACACAAAAGCATCTGAAAGCACCGCAGTAATTTTGTGCAGTGATTTGCACTACGAGGACGTAATAGATCCAAACAAAGTAGACAACCTAAATGAATATAATCCTAAAATTGCAACCCAAAGATTCCAAAAATTATTTCAAAATGTACTTAAGCTTGTAGAAATAAATAGACATGGAACCACAATAAAACAATGCGTTGTATGGTTGGGCGGTGATCTCATAAATGGTGGTATACACGATGAACTAAAAGAAAATAATGAAATTTCGGCCATAGAGGCATCCATAGAAGTATTCAAATTATGCGTTTCTGCTATAGACTTTCTTGTTGAGCATGGAGGCTTTGAAAAAATAATAGTGGTCCCAAGTATTGGGAACCATGGTCGTACCACAGAAAAAAGAAGGATTTCTACAGCTTGTGAAAACTCATATGAGTGGTTAATTTATAATTTTCTGGCTAATAAATATGAAAAATCTGAGATAGTTAATTTCAAATTATCAAAAGGTTATTTTAATTGGTTGAATATTTATGGGTATGACTTACGTTTTCATCATGGAGACAACATTCGTTACGCAGGTGGTATAGGAGGCGTATGCGTCCCCGTCAATCGGGCAATTGCTCAATGGGATCGTGCGCAGCGCGCCTACTTAGATATTTTCGGGCACTGGCATCAATTAATCTCTAGCGATAAGTTCATTATAAATGGGTCTATTGTTGGTTACTCTCCATATGCAGTATCTATAAAGGCGGCTTTCGAGAAACCCCAACAATTTATGTTCCTGATGTCGAGTAAGTATGGAAGGACCGTTCAATGCCCGATTTTTTTGGAATAGATAAAGGGAAAAAATAATGAAAAAATTATTGTTAATATTAGCTATTAGTTGTTTAAATATTATTGGCTGTGACTTCAATTTCAACGAGGTCCCATCAACCATAGTATCCTATGATCTTGGTTTTGGATTCTATGAACCTTGTTGTTATCCAGATATTATTTATTATTATAAAGTACAAAATTGATGAAAGAATTTTGGAAAAATATTCTAAGATATGAAGGATTATATCAAGCATCCAATTTGGGTAGAATTAAAAGATTGTTTAATTTTGGATGTAAAAAGGAAAGAATTCTTTCCCCAAGTAATGATGGTTATGGATATTTACAAATAGGACTTTGTAAAAATAATATTCGTAAAAATTTTAAAGTTCATAGATTAATTTTAGAAACATTTGTCGGTCCCCGCCCAGATAAAATGGAATGTTTGCATATTGATGGAAATTCAAAAAATAATAATTTAAATAATTTAAAATATGGAACACATAAAGAAAATATGAAAAATAGTGTCGAACAGGGTAATCATTGGTTTTCAAATAATAAACATTTAAGATACCAACCTGATGTAAAAGGAATTAAAAATGGTCAAGCTAGATTGAATGAATTACAAGTTAGGATTATTAAAAAATTATTAGAAACTAATAATTTAACACAAATAGAAATTGCAAAGATTTTCAATATAACTCAAACAACAATATCAAAAATAAAAAATAATAAATCATGGAAAAATTAATGTACGATATAATTACTTATATTTCTAATGATTATATAAATATCTTATTAAAAAATATATCAACATGGAAAAGAAAAGAAGTATCAACAATTTTTATATACACAGAAGAATACGAGACCAATGATAATAATGTAAATAGAATATTAAAACTTAATCATTCAGAAAATGATCCATATATATTCTTAGTACCTATTTTCAAAAAGTCGAATAATTTTACAGAACATTGCCAAAGAAAGGCCATATCCCTTCTACATAATTTAAAGTTAGATATTATGGCACTTTATGCTACAAAAAATAAAATTTTATTAGACGCTGATTGTATAATATCTGGAAATTTAAATAATATTTTTGATAAAGAATTTAACATACAAATCACATCGAACAAAAATGTAAAAGATAAACATAAAATAAATGGATTAGTCGGTGGTGTCTTATTTTGTAAAAATAATGAAAAAACAAGAGATTTCATTAGAGAATGGGTAAAGTTACAAAATGAACAATTTAGAAAAACACCTAGTATCGACCAAATATCATTAATAGAAACAATTAAAAAATATCAAAAAGATCAAAAATTTAAAATAAATATTCTTGATCAAGAAATTTACAATTTATATCCTGCAACGAATGTCTCTAAATGGATAGATAAAATAAAAAATAATATTGATAAAATTAAAATCATACATTTTACAAGTAAATTAATGAATTATAATTGTGGTATAGTAAAAATAATAAGAGAGAAAATAATTGGGTAAAATAGAATTGAAATATGCTTGGTCTGACTCTAGGATGAAAACACTCCGAGAATGTGCTAGAAAATACTGGTTTAACTACTATGCTTCATGGGAAGGATGGTTAAAAAACGCCCCACCAAGAAAAAAACAAGCATATTTATTGAAACATTTGAGTACTCGCCACATGTGGCCAGGAAGTATTGTACATAATGTAATTGAAAATGTAATTAAAACTTATAAATCGACAGATAAATGGATTCCATTAGTAGAAGCACGAGAGCTAGGATTAAAACAATTAAAATTAGGATGGAAATCATCTACTAGAAAAGAATGGAAAAATAATCCCAAGAGTGTAAATTTATATGAGCACTATTATAGCGGGGGATTGTCTAAAGAAGAAACAGATAGGTGCAAAGATATAGTCTTAGATTGTATAACTGGTTTTTATAATTGCAGGATGGCAAAAATTATACGGAGTCTTAAAAAAGACGATTGGGTTGCACTAGAAGATTTTCAAAGTTTCAACATGGACGACGGAAGCGAAGTCAGCGTGAAGATTGACTGCGGATTTAAATATAATGGAAAAATATATTTGCTCGACTGGAAAACAGGTAAGATAAACGACTCTGTTTTAGACCAACTCACGACTTATTCAATGTACGCTTTAAAAAAAGGATTCACCAAAAAACTATCAGATATCGTCATAGTCCCAGTTTATTTAATAATGGTCGCAGAAATTGGAGATTCTGCTATAGTCGAACTATCAGTAACGAAAGATAAACTTCTCAGTCATGCAGCAACTATAAAAAATGAATCCATAATATTAAGACAATCACACGAGCATAAAGAAGATGAAGAATATTTTAAGATGACCGACAATTTAAATAATTGTAAATATTGTAACTTTAAAGAAATATGTCCCGGAGGGAAGAGAATATAATGAGAATAAGTATAATTACATTATTATTAATGTCTTTTATATATTTATATGTTGGGTGTGTGAAAGATAACGAGATATCTGGCATCAGAGCAGATCTTAGTAGCTTAAAAGAAGCTTTCAATAAAACTGTAGAAAATACTATATCGGCATCCACTATAGAAGAACTTACAAATAGTGTACAACAAATAAATCAATTGTCAGACTCGTTAGTTAAATTAGAGAAAAATATCGGTACAATAAATAATGATGGTGCAGAATGGGTAGTGCTTGGGATGGGCATAACCATAATAACATTTGCAATATTATCCGGTGTAGTAATAAAACGAATGTATACAAGAGCAGAAAAGAATCGAGAACTATTATTTTTGGTCACGCTATCAGTTTTAAATGCACCGGCTAAGGCTAGGTCATCAATAAAGAAAAATATTGAAAAACAAGCTAAAACTGGTAAATGGTCTACTCCTAGTATTAAAGAAGAATTGGCTAGGTTCACAAATAGTCACGGCACTTTTGCGAAATAAGAATAAGGAGAAATTATTTGCCTACTTATGATTATCAATGCAATAAATGTGGCTTCAAATTTGAAACTATGCATAATATAAAAGAAAAGCCGTTAGTAAACTGCCCAAATTGTAATCTACCAAATCTTGAAAAATTAATTAGTGCTCCTGCTATTATAGTTAAAGGGACAAAAACTCCGTGTAATGGTGGGCATAAAATAGAAAAACCTAAAGAAAAATTTATACCATTTTGGCGAAAAGGTGAAAAGGTTAATAAAAAAATCTTAAAAAATCCCGAAAAATATATAAATACAGGAGAAGTTTAATGGAGTTCTTTGACAAAAATGGCAAAATGATTCCATCATCACGAATAATAAAAAATTTTTTTGCTGCTAAAGGCAAGAATAGATGCTATGTTGTTTGCGATAAAAATGGAAATATAATTAATCCAAATGAATGTAATAATGCCAGAGAAGAAAAATTATTCAAATGTAATGAAAAATGTTATAATGCATACATTAAATATTTAAAAACAAAAAAGAAAGTTTTTTTAAATGAAGCACAAAGGAGAATATTTGATGAAAGCAAATAAAAATACCATGGGTTTTGTAAAAGAATTCAAAAAATATATAAATGATATTATCCATAATAATGATCATGCCGAATCGGCATCTAATGATCTTCGTGATTTTATTATTCAACAAGAACTATATATTATCCATCGTAATGACAAAAAAGATAAAAAAAATAAAAATACAAATAATAAATATGAAGATAGAATAATTAGGATAGAGCCTACATCGAGAATGAAATCACAAAAAAATACTTTTGCAATGACAGAAAGTGAATCTATGAAAGCTGACGATGACAGAAATAAAAGAGCGAGACAATCAAATGCTTAGTTTTGAAAAAAATAATACTCCAGAAATTTATTTTAAAGCAGAATTATCTGACGGTAAATGTGTTTTTGAAGATAATGGTAGTCCAAATTCTTGGTTAAGATTATCTGATTTTATTAAACAAAATCCTGGTATTAAAATTACAAAATTAAATTTGTTTCGTGGCAATCAATTAATATGCGATACACCAGAAAATCAGAAGGGATACGTTTTCGGTAAAAAACAAATTAAAACATGGCCGTCTCAGCAAAAATGCTCACTTATTGGTATTGGATATTTAGATAATGATAATGTCAATATACATTGGCTTCAATTACCATTATTAAATAATGGATATCTTGAAACTAGAACTAAGGATCAGGCTGGTTTCTTTTTAATACAAAATTCGGAATAAAGAAATGTCAGAAAATAAATCGTTTATATCACCAACAACTCCTGGCTTATTTATTATCTTTAGGGCATATATTATAGAATTGATATGTTTGAATATAGATAAAAAATTAATACCAAGATTTTGGAATGATACAAAATATTGGGGTCCGAAATTTAAAAGAGAATGTCGAGGTTTTTCGAATTTACAAAAATTATTAAATGACTTTTCTTTTGATGAACCATTGGTTCAAAATGCTATAATAGCTAGTTGTAAAAAACTTAATATCAAATCATTATCAGCAAAAGTTACAACAAATAAACTTGCAAAAAAAATAAAAGATGAATATGACAATATGGTCAGTAAAAGAGAATTAATGATTGAAAATCAACCCATTGATACGCATATTGATAAAGATTTTATTAGCAGAAATTCAAAATTCACCGAATCTGGAAAAGAAACCAAATTAAGCAAGATAAGAAGAATAGAATGATGGCAAAAAAAGATAAAATTACTAAAGAATCATTTGATGAATTCATAGAAAGAGAATATGGTAAAGGGATAATAACATCAGCCAATACTATTATAGAAAGAAAACGAGACATATTAAAAACAGTATTATCCCTTGATCTTGCTTTGACTGGCGGCATTCCATCTGGAACAACGGTTCTATTATCTGGAAAACCAAAAAGTGGGAAAACATCATTATGTTTACAGATATTGAAAAATGCAATAGAAGATAATAGATCAGCATTTTATATGGATATAGAAAGAAGGTGTAGTCAAAGTTTATTAAAAACAATACAAGGATTAGACACGTCCAAATTAAAAATTATTAAATCTACACCAGAACAAATTCTTAATGCTGAAGCATGGCTTAATATACTGGAGAGAACAATCAAGGATAATAAAAGAGCAGTCATAGTAATAGATTCCATAGCAATGCTATCGACCCTCGCTGAAATGTCAGAAGCGGTTGGTGATAATAGGGATATGGCTGGAACGCCGAAACTCTTGGCGTCATTTTTTAGAAAAACACAACAAGTAATAGATGATAATGACTGTATATTGATTTTTATAAGCCAGTTAATAACAAATCGAGAGCAGGGGGGCAAGAAGTATGTAGAACGTGGCGGTATGGCCGTTCAATATGCTAATAGTATATGGTTAAATGTCAATTGGACAAAATTGTGGGACAAGGATGTAGAAACAAATTCACCGCATGGTCAAGATATGATGGTGAGTATTATATGCTCGGCTCTTGGAAAACCATTTATACCATGTAGTATACCACTTAGATTTGGATCAGGAGTAGACTATACCAAAGATATATTAATAAATGCCGAAAATATGGGTATAATAGAAAGATCTGGCGCATGGTATTCTGTACCAATGTTTCTTGATGATAAAAAAGAAGCATTAAGATTTCAGGGATTTACAAAATTATATGAGTTTTTTAAAAATAATAAAGATAAATTAATTGAAATAGATGATAATATGAGAAAAGTATTATTACCAAATAATTAATAATGATAATTAAATTATTAAACGGCTTGGATATCAAAATAAATCTCAAGAATTATCTTGTCAAAAAAGACGACATGTGTAAATCTAAGTTCCAAAAATCAATTAGAGATCAATTAATAGAAAAATATCCCAATGATAATATTTTTGAAGAAGTTTACATACCTATTGAAAAATTTTATCTTGATTTTTTTTTACCAAGTCTAAGCTTAGTTATAGAAGTTAATGGCGAACAACATTCGAAAAGGATTAAATTTTTCCATAGAACTCAGATAGATTTTAATAGTCAAATAGAAAGAGATAATAGGAAAAAAGATTTTTGTAAATTAAATAATTTTAGAATGGTAGAAATAAATGCTTAAAGAAGAATATAAATTATACGAAGATGACTTAAAGAAATGGGAAAATACTATTTGTTTATCCGATATAGAACCAGAAAGATCAGAAATAGAAAAAATAATAGAAATGACAACTAACGATATTATGAGTAATGATAATACTACTCTTTCTAGATGGGCTTTTATGTTAGCTAGGTATGGATTTTTTCTTCAAAATAAAGAAAATAAATGTAAATCTTTTTTACAATGGGCCAGAAATTCTGAACGAAGATTTATAGATAACGATAAAGTTAAATTATGTAATTGGGTTAAAACTATTGATTTAAGACTTACTAGAATATTGTTCTTAACAAGAAGAATAGACCTAATGATACAAACATTAATAAATATTTGTAAAATAAGACAACAGGAGAAATAAAATGGATTTTGTAAGTCTTTTAAGAGATGGCATAAAAGATGGCGATTGGAGCAAAATATGTTCTGCTTTTGAAATATTAAAGGGGGAAAAATTATCACCCCCTAAATCGTTTACTATAGAACAATTCAATTTCGCATTGAAATTAATTCAAAGCAACACAGAAGATGGGTTTAAACCTGATCAAATGATATTATTAACAAATTCACAAGTTGATGAAAATATTAAAAACAAAAAATCAAAAAATGCAAAAATTATATTAGAGACTACCGATCAAGATGAAAAATTAATGGAATTAGAAACTAATACTAAGAGCATATACGGTAATCCCATAAAATTAATAGGTGGAGAATCCAATAAAGATGAATTAACAAAAAATATTGAGAAACAACAAAAAAGAAATAAAGATAATCCAAGGACTAGGAGACTTCCACATGTAAAATATACGATAAAATGCGCAGATTGTGATAAAGAATTTATATCCAGCGTAAAATCAAGTGTAGAAATAGGTCAAAAATGTTCTAAATGTATTAAAGAAATAGGGAACAGATCAAGATCCGATGAATAATATAAAAAAACCTGTGTTGAATGATGCTGGAATAGAGAGATCTGTTCTTTCCGGTATTCTTAATCATGGATATGAATGTTTATTAGAAGTTTCTGAAATATTAAATCACTCTGATTTTTATCATAAAATTAATAGAAAAATATTTTCAATATTACAACATATGGTGAATCAAAATAGTACAAAAACTTTTGATATACCCAGTATTATAGCAACATCCAAAACAATTATTGGTGATAATATTATTGACGGAAATAAAGAATATGAATTCCTTGAAGCATTATTTGAAGAAAAAATATCATTTGAAAATACATTACAACTCTCTACCTGTGTATACAAATTATCTTTGGCGAGAAAGGCATATTTATTATTCTATAATGCTAATAAAAAGATATTAGAATTAAAAGGTAATGAAAATATAAATGATATAATTTCAATAATAGAGGACCCGGTTTTTGAATTTACTGGATCGCTAGTAGGACAAGAAAATGGATTAGTGTCTATTGGACAAGATTTTCAATCATCTATAAAGGCGTTGTCAGAAGATCCAAAAGATATAGTTGGATTACCGAGCGGTTTGCCAAGATGGGATAAAATGATAGGTGGGGGATTAAGACCCGCTTCTGTTAATGTTATAGGTTCGAGAATGAAGGGAGGCAAATCATTTATATGCTTAAATATAGCAAGAAATGTTGCTGAAAATAAAATCCCTGTATTATATTTAGATACAGAATTAACAAGAGAATTACAAATGCATAGATTAATATCATTGATTTCTGGAGTAGAATTAACTAGTATAGAATCTGGTCAATTTAGTAAAAACAAGGAAACATCAGATCTTGTGTGGTCTTGTCAGAAAATAATAGAAGAAATGCCTATCACACATCATTGGATAGCAGGACAATCAATTTCATCCGTGTTATCTGGCGTAAGAAGATGGTTAACTAAAAATGTGGGTTTCAATAACAGTGGAAAAGCAAATCCTTGTTTAGTTGTTTATGATTATATAAAATTAATGGATGCATCGGATATAAAACATAATATGGCCGAATTTCAATTAATAGGTTTTCTTATGACAAATCTTCATAATTTCGCCACCAAGTGGGGTATTCCTATACTTGCTACCGTACAATTAAATAGAGATGGCGTAACACAAGAAGGCGGTCATGTTGCTTCTATGTCAGATAGAATCGGATGGTTCTGTACTAGTTTTTCTATTCTGAAGAACAAAAGTCAAGAAGAATTAAATGAAGATCCTCCAGCTAATGGACGTAAGAAATTATTAGTTACAGAAACAAGATTCGGACCAGGAATGGTAGAAGGCGAATATATCAATATACAATCGAACTTATCTGTATCAAAATTATCTGAAGGTAAATTATTTTCACAAAATATATCTGAAAAAACACTTAAGAATAAAAAGATATAATAATATGCAAAAATTCGATGAACCACAAATTAATTATATTCAAAATAAATGTAATGAACGCATTGGTGAAATTTTAGATTTTCTAGGAATAGATTATATAGAAAATAACAATTATCTTCAAATGTCTTGTCCTATACATATGGGAGATAATCCAAAAGCATTATATTGGGCATTTAGGACAAATCATTGGCGATGTATGACACGTCATTGTGAACAAAATAAAATTACGGGAAAATCAACAAGTAGTCTTGGGTTGATTAGGGGGATAATGTCATCAAGACAAAATAAGATGTGGTCTTTTAATGACACAATAGAATTCGTTATCAAATTATTAAATCTCAATAATATAAAAATAGATAAACAAACTCAACAAGATACAGAGATAAATAAAATAATCAAACAATTCAAAAATAAGAAAAGAACATTAAATATACGATATCCCTTACTTCGAGACATAACTAATAATCTAGAATCGGATACCATATATTATCCGTCTCGCGGTATATCTAAAGAAATTATAGATAAATATTATATATCATATTGTAATACAAAAGGAAAACCTTTTTATAAAAGAGCATTTTTTCCAATATTGGATGAAACAGGAAAATATGTTGCTGGTTGGTCTGCTAGAACAATATATAATAAATGTGAAAAATGTAAACAATATCATAAAAAAGATTTATATGAATGTCCCAATATAAGGAAAAATTATAGTAAATGGAAACATTCTAGAGGATTAAAAGTTGAAAAATGTTTATATAATTATAATTATGCCAAACAACATATAATAGCAAATAAAACAGCTATTATTTGTGAGGGTCCAGGCGATGTTTGGTCATACGAAATGGCAAATATTAAAAATTCTTTAGCTATATTGGGATTAAATATCTCCAAAGATCAAAGAAAATTATTACAAAATGCTAATGCTTTGACATTAATTTTCAGTTTAGATAATGATAGGGCTGGCGTAGAAGCACAAGAAAGAATTTATGAGCAATTAGGATGTTATTTTAAAATTCATTTTATATCTCCAGAAAAAAATAAGGATATTGGGGATATGTCTAAGGATGAAATAAAAGAAGAAATTATACCACAATTGAGGAGATATGGATATGGATAATAATTTTATGGTCAAAGACTCCGGCGAAAGACGACATTTCGATACCGGCGCAGTTAGAGATAAGGATGATAATAAACCAAAATTATCTTTATTGCCAGTTCTTTCTCTTTTAAGAATAGGTATGTTGTACACAAGAGGTGCCAAAAAATATGATTCATGGAATTGGGCCAAAGGAATGCCATATTCAGAATTTATGAATAGTGCTATGAGACATTTATTTGCATTTTTAAGAGGAGATACGGACGAAGATCACCTTAGTGCAATATGTTTCAATATTATGTCAATAATACATTTTCAAGAATTAGGAAGAAAAGATTTAGATGATTTAACACCATTATTAGAAATGGTTTATAAGAATGGAAGTAACCAGAGCATCTCCTAGTGCAGTTGCAAGTTATAATCACTGCGCATTTAAATTCTATATGGAAGATGTTTTAAAAATTAAAACATCCGGTGGAAGTAAAACGGCCTTACAGGGGACAATTATTCATCAAGTATTTGAATGGATGTCCAGATTAAAATTAAAAAATAAAACCAATGTAGATCCTCTATGGTTATTGAATCGTTCATGGGATTTATATACAAAAGCTAATCCTACTATAGACTTAAAAAGATTTACTAGTCGTGGGGAATCTGCTGATTTTAAAAAATGTAAAACGGCAGTGGAATTGATAGTAAATAATAAATATTATAATCCATATAATTTAAAAATAATAAAAACAGAGGATTTATTTAATATAGAAATGCCTGGTAATGAATGGTTAACATATCAAAATAAACCATTTTTATATAGAGGTAGAATAGATTTAATACATGAAATAGACGAAAATACAATAGAAATTGTAGATTGGAAATCCGGGAAGGCATCAGATTTTTATACATTTAAACCCAAAGATATATACTCGCTGATCAACGATGTTCAGGCAAGAATGTATCACATAGCAGCAATAAATTTATTTCCAAAATATAAAAATATAATTATTACATTTTATTATATATTAGATGGTGGTCCTATTAGTTTTTCGTTAGATATAGAGGATGTCCAATATACTATGCAGTCGTTATGGAATTGGTTCCAGAAAGTTAAAAAGGATAAATTATTTTTAAGAAATAAATCATGGAAATGTAAATTATGTCAATTTTATAAAAATGGTATATGTGATAAAATATGGTCAGATTTAAGTATATACGGAACCGAATTTATCAAAACAAAATATTATCAATTGAATTTGGAAAATATAAATGTGTAATACATATGTTCCACTTCACGTACATAGTTTTTATAGCCTCCTCGATGGTTTATCTTCGCCGAAGCAAATAGCACAGAGATGTCACGATATAGGTTGTCCTGCTTGTGCCGGGACGGATCATGGAAACATCTTCGGTATGATAGATCATCAAAAGGCATGTAAAAAATTTGGTATTAAGCCCATAACGGGAATAGAATTATATATAAGCAAATTCGATCCATCAATTCGTAATAATGATAATAAAAAGCACTGGCATCTTACCATCTTATCCAAAAATCCTGATGGTATTAAAGATTTAATGTCTTTAGTAAGCACAACAAATAGACCAGATTGGTTTTATAGAAAACCGAGGATTGATCTTAATAATCTATCGAACTTTGGCAAAAGGGGAAATCTAATTTGTTTGTCGGGATGCATAATAGGAGAGTTATCTGCTTCGTTATTCGATGATGTAGGACAAGCATGTTTAATAGGAGAACAAACAGATAATACAGAAGAAGTAAAAAAATTGTTAAAACATAACTGGAAGGATGTAGCTAGTGAAATAATAGAAAAATATCAAAAAGCTTTTGGTAAAGAAAATTATTTTATAGAACTACAAGAAGAAAATATGCCGGCGCAAAAGGTTGTAGTAGAATGTCTAAGGGAAATTGCTAATGGACTTAATATCAAATCGGTAGGTACGCTTGACGCCCACTACGCTAAAAAAGAAGATGCAGATGATCATCGTATTCTTCTCTATAGTCAATTAGGAACGACAGCAGACGAACAGGATAGAATTAGAAAAGAAGGCGGCGATGTAATGTCGTTTTTCTATAGAGATACATTCTATATATTCTCGCCAGAAGAAATGAGTGAACATTATTCATCAAAAGAAATAGAAATGTCATTAGAAATTGCAGATATGATTACTACCGAAGATATAGGTAGAAATCCATGTATTCCGGTATTTCAAAAATCAAATGAAAAACATTTGTCTGATAAATTATTAAAAGAATTATGTATCGAAGGAGCAAGGAATAAACTTGATTCTAAAACAAAAGAGCAAAAACAACAATACTGGGAAAGACTTAAAGAAGAATTGAAAGTAATAAAAGAAGCTGGTCTTGCTGATTATTTCTTAATAGTATGGGATATATGTAAATTTATTGATAGCAAAAATGCCCCAAGAGGCAAGGGGAGAGGGTCTGGAGCCGGATGTTTAATAAATTATTTATTAGACATTACGGGGATAGACCCATTAGAATATGGACTTTTATTCGCCAGATTTTATAACAAAGGAAGAAATCAACCTGGACATATCAGTTTGCCAGATATAGATTTAGATATTGGCGTAGATTTTAGATCAGAAGTTCTAGAATATTTAAATCAAAAATGGGGAGAGGAACATATTTCGCAAATGGTTACTTTTGGAAGATTACAAGGTAAGGCAGCACTAAAAGAAGTATTTAGAGCACAACCAGATACTGTTAAACATTTGATGAAAGTAAAAGCTACAAAAGAAGGAAAAAATCCTGAAGAAATATCAATATCTCCATTTGATCTATGTAATGAAATAACAAGTAGAATTCCAGACGAAGCTTCGATAGCGGATGAGTTACAACAAAAAAGGGAAGAAACGGATAACCATGATTATGGGATATTACAATGGGCTATAGATAATGTAGAACAAGTTAAAGAAGCATATAATTGGTATAAGCCACTATTTGATCAAGCTATTAGAATCGAAGGAACTAAAAAATCACAAAGCAAACATGCCGCCGGTGTGGTTATATCGAGTATTCCAGTTGAAGATTTGGTGCCTATGGCCTACGATCCAAAAAGTAAAACCAGAATTGTTGGAGTAGAAATGGGTAATGCTGAAATTCTAGGTGCAGTTAAATTTGATCTCTTGGGAGTGGCAGCATTGGATAAATTATGGTATGGACAAGCACTAATTAATAAAGAAGATTCCGATGATGTGGTAAAAGAGGAATACGTGGAGAACATTAATGGAATTTAATGAATATCAATTATTAGCTAGGCAAACAGCTACATATAATGATAATTATAAAATTATATATCCCTGTCTCGGTCTATGTGGGGAGTCGGGAGAAGTAGCAGAAAAAATTAAAAAAATTATTAGAGATAAAAATAATGAAATGACCGACGCTGATAGAGAAGAAATAAAAAAAGAACTTGGAGATGTTCTCTGGTACATAGCTAATTTAGCCCTAGATTTAAATTTGAATCTCGAAGATATAGCCGTTGGTAATATTACCAAATTATTAGATAGAAAATCTAGAAATAAATTGCATGGATATGGGGATAATAGATAATGAAAAAATTTAAATGGCGATGTATAATATGTGAAAAAGAAATTCCTATTGATCCATTGGCTCCGGATGATGATAATGATGGAACATTACCATGCATAGAAGGCGGAACCATAGAAATACATTTTGGATGGTTCAGTAAATTTGATCAATTTCAAGATTTATCTAACAGAGATATTCGTATACAATCGTGTATTTGTGATAGTTGTTTCGAGAATAAAAAACATCTTACAAGACAAATTGAAGTTAAAAAGATGACAAAATATGTACCCGAATCAGAATAATTTTAATTGGGATTATACGAATAAAGAAATAATTATCTTTATTCCAAATTGGAAAAGGAAAAATTTATTAATTCCGACTTTACAAAGGTTTAAAACAGAACTTCCTATTGATAAATGGTTATTCCTCGTTGTTAATGATGGTCATCATGAAGATCTATCAGATTTAGAAAAATATAATTTAAAGTGGTTTACATTCGAAAGAGATCCAGTTGTTGAACGAAATGGATGTATGATTAGGAATAAGGTTATTAAAAATATCAGAAGTAGATTATTGGCCACTAGAGATCCAGAAATTATTATAGAAGGAGATTTTCTCTCTAGTGCGATTAAAATAAAAGATAGCGAAATATACAGACCTTCAAATATGGTGGAATTATGCGAACAAGAAACATCAAAAATATTAGAAAACCCATATGTAGATTTAAAAAAATTATCCATATTAAGAGAATGGATAATAGACAACAATAGGTTCCAAGCCTTTCATGCTGGAGCAACAATACCAGTTAAAATACTTCTGGATATAAATGGTTACGACGAAAGATTTAAAAATAACTATGGTTTTGAGGACTGGGATTTATTAAGAAGATTAAGATTGTTAAATATTGATATTATAATAGACAAAAATATTAAAACATATCATATATGGCATCCAATGATAAGAAAATTTAAAAAAACCATTATCTCAAGCGAATCTTTATATAAAGAAAAAACTAAAAATAACGAAACAATCGTTAATAAAAATATTGAATGGGGATTAGGATAATCATGGAAATATGGAAATTAATTAATGGATTTGATAATTATTATGTTTCTAATTATGGAAGATTTAAAAAAAATAATATAATATTAAAACAATATAAAGATAAAGATAATTACATGTTAATATTTTTAACAAGAACTAATGGTAAAAGACAATTATTTAGATCTCATAGAATAGTTTTATCTACTTTTGTAGGATCATGTCCTTATGAAATGGAGTGTAGACACTTGGATGGTAATCCATCTAATAATAAATTGGATAATCTAAAATGGGGAACTATATCAGAAAATAGATATGATCAAAAGATACATGGAACAGATTTAAGTGGTTCTAGGAATGGACGAGCAATATTGAATGAACAACAGGTTAAAAAAATAAAGCAATTATTAAATAATGGTGAATCAACTACGAAAATAGCAAAATCCTTTAAAGTAAAAGATCCTGTAATATATAAAATTAAAGTAGGCATCAACTGGAGACATATATAAAAATGATAGATAGGTGTAAAAAACATTTATCATATAAAGGAATACTTAAACCAAATCAATTGTTCGAAAACGATGGATGTGAAGAATGCTGGGAATATTATTTACATAAAAAACATAAATCTGAAGAAGATATGAAAAGAACCCAAAGAATAAAAGATTTTGAAAAAAATAATCCAGGGTGGACATACGGAAGAAGAGGACCAAGATAATTAGGTGTTTATGATGGATAAAAATTTCGATTGGTCAAAAACAAATAGAGAACTTGTATTATTAATACCAAATTTTGGTAGAAAAAAATATATAGATATATTCCTATCTCGATTAATAACAGATATGTGGTATTGTAAAGATAAATGGATGATACTTATAATAAATGATGGTATATATGAATCTTTCGATGATTGGAAAAAAGAAGTATCAAACATTGATTATCTGACAATCGAACGCAATAATCCATGGGAACGTGGAGATGGATTTAGTCGTAATGTAGCTATTAAATATTGTCAATCTAAGCTATTAGCACAAAAAGATCCAGAAATTTTATATACTGGTGATTTTATCAAAGGATGTCTAGAACATCCAGACGAATTATATCGTTGTGGCAAATATATTTATCAAGCAGACGAAAAAAATACAAATTTATTTATGGAAAATAAAATAAATATGGACCAAATTAAAAATAGATCCCGTCAAATTCCTATTATGGAAGATAGATTTGTTTTCTACCATTATGGCTACTGTATAAAAACAGAAATATTAAGAAATATTGGAGGCTATGACGAATCATATAAATACTATTGTTACGCCGATATGGATTTACACGAAAGATTAACGAAACATGGAATAAAACAATACTTCGATTATAATTGCCAACCAATTCATTTATGGCATCCAAAGCCGGATACAAAAAATGATCCAGTAGCTATAAAAAGAGAAAATAAAAATAAAGAAATATATAATTCAAAAAAGAATGGATCTATAATTAGAAATGTTGGATTAGATTGGGGCGAAGGTGATCCAAATTATATACCGGAGATTATATATGGATAAAATAATATTTTACGACCGCGAACCGTCGGATCATATTCCTAGATGGTTATGTGGGCTTATTCAATATTTTCAAAATAGAAATTTTTATATTGAATTATGTCATAGAAAACAAATACCCAATTTTAAGGATTGTAAACTATTCTTTATATGGAACGGCGCAGAAGAAATCCATAAATCTATTCTTGATAAAGCAAAACAAGAAAATATTAAGACACTATTTGTTGAATGTGGATTTTTCCCACAAAAGGATTATTATTATATAGATGAAAAAGGAATAAACGCAGACGCATCAATTATGAATGATGATTTCTCATGGATAAAACAGGAACATTTTGATAAATTAGATATTTTCCGCAAAAAATATTTAAATGATTATTCATGGAAATCACCAGGAAAATATATATTATGTCCTTTACAAATAGATTCAGATACAAATGTAATAAAAAATGCACCATATAAAAATATGCAATCGTTTATAGCCCATGTTGAAGAAAAATTTCCAAATGATATGATACTGTTTAAAACCCACCCAGTTCTTGCTAATTTGAACTATAAGGTTGGCCCTAATAGTTCAATAATACGCGGGGGGAATTTTCTAGATATCGCACAAGAAGCTAAATTGGTGTATGGACAAACATCAACAGCATTATTAGAAAGTGCGCTTATGGGAGTCCCGACAGAGGCTATCGGTAATTGTTGGCTTAAACAACACAAAGGAAATAAACAAAAATTATTAGCAGCACTTATTGATAAACAGATACCAGTTGGCGAAAATAATTTAGATTATTGGATTGGCAAATTCCTAAAATGAGATTAAGGAGATATGTATGGGAAAATATCCCCGTTATTGCTGTCCGATATGTGGCGTCATAATAAAACATAAACAAGATTTGATTTCTGATGAAGAATGGGATAATATAGATGAAGAATATTGTATAGGGCTTGTTTTGTCTCAATGTTGTAAGTGTAATATTAAATTAATAAATATTAATAAAATGTCTAGATGAATATAATGGGAATTAGGAAGGTATATATGGTATTAACCGATTTTGACTTAGATCCCTTGCCACCAAAAATTAGATATATAAAAATACCTATCAAAACTTCAACAAAATGGTTGAGAGCCAGTTGTTGTAAACAATTTATTCGATATTGGTATAAATTTCAATGTCTATTATTTGGTCATATAAAAGATATATCGGAACCTAAAATTAGATTTACATTATGTGTAAGATGCTCTAAGGATTTAAGAGATTGGTTATGAAAATCTTAGTATTGGAAGATAATATCTATAGAATCAAAAAATTTCAACAAGAATTGATAGGACATATAGTAGATTTTGCAGCCACGGCTAATGCAGCTATTGATTTTTTAAATGATAATTTATATGATATAATATTCTTAGATCATGACTTAGGTGGTAAAGAAAACATTGATAGCAAAGAGGAAAATACGGGATATACGGTAGCTAAATTTATTTCTACAACCTTTTCGGTTAAACCCATAATCGTTATTCATAGCTGTAATCCCATTGGGGCAAAAAATATAAATAAATTATTATCCAAAGATTCTATAATAGTTCCGTTTACTAATTTGGATATAAAACAATTTATGTTAGAACGTGAAAAAATAGAAGATTATTTAGAAAAACTTAGAGACGAAACAGATGCTTAATTCTGATTTATTGGATCAAAGTATTCCTATTCATAGAAATAAATTAAATAATCTAAGTAGTGGATGTTTTATACGAACACCAGAAGGCATAGACGGATTATTAGTTGAATTTACCGAAGAGCTTAAGACAAAATTGAGACCATATAAAATGATTAATAATCAAAATATATCTATAAATAATGTTAGAATTATATTAACATTGGATAAAGTATCAAAATTTTTGTTCTTGAATAATGATGATGAAGTTATATATCTTCTTAGGATAAAAAATAATGATTAAAAATATCGAAAAAATAGAAAAATATTACTACCCAGCCGACCTATCAAAAAATAGAAAACCAGGAGTTTCTGCTATATGTAGATGTAAGAACGAGGAAGAGTTTTGTATTCCTTCTATATTATCAGTTAAAGACTTCTTCGATGAAATAATAGTTATATTAAATAATTGTACGGATAAAACGCCCATACTATTAAATGCATTAAAATTGCCCAATATGAAAATATTTTATTACGATGAAGATATAATCGAAGCAGGACCAAGAAAAGTAGATATAAGCGATTTATCAACCAAAAGCATAGTCTATTATACTAATTATTGTATTTCCTTGTCTAGCTATGAATGGATATATAGATGGGATTTAGATAATATAGCTTTGTCTAATTTTAATGATTTAAGAAATATAATAAATAAAAATGAATTAAACTGGGTAGAAGATAGGGCATTTGATATCGTTAATGATTCATGGATTGGTTCTCAACAGATGGTTTCATTTGAGAAAAGATTAATAAGGATCAAAGATAATGTAAGATATATAAGTAGTCCAAATAGATATGCTGAACAAGCTTATATACCTGGTATTGGAATGAGGATCGAGAAACCGACATTTTTTCATATGAGATGGTCTGTTAGCAATCCAGGAAAATATTGGCCTAACAACTGGATGGAAATACCGCATTTTAGGGATATATACAACAGACATATTCCGATAATACCTTATAGTGGTGAATTTCCAAAAATATTAATTAAATATAATCAATTAAATAAAGATCCATATAAACTGATAGAATTATATCATAACGGATTAATTTAATGTTAAGAAATAAACATAAGAGGAAAAATTATGTCTCTAACTTCGTGCGAAATATTCGGGAATTGGACTAATCAACATATCGTTCCATGGGTGGAATTAAACCGCATAGGGCATTTCGGTGCGATTGATTATATTGTGACCGGGCTGCGGAACTGGCTACCCCACACTAATGCAGCGATTGTCAGCACTATTCCTGGCGGGGAGTCAAACTATTTTGAGATCATGAAACGGCTTCCTCGCAAGCAAATGACGATAATACCAGGTATAAAAACCTATACATTGCTCAATGGACTCGATGACATGGATGGTTGGGCGCAAATTAGACTAGAGATAGCCCGATGCTGCAACACAGCAAAGATGAATACTATTCTTATAGAAATGGAAGCAGCGCAATGGCCCTTTCTGATGGGTACTGAAAATATTGATATGGTAAAGTTCCAAAAGGGATTAGAATTATTGCCAAAGAACTTGCATTATATATGGTATCCCACTATCGACAATGTACATCCCGATTCGTCCATGAGAAAAAGGATGT